ACGTTTTATCCAATTGTATCATTGAGATTAAAAGCCACAGCACTAGATGCTGTAGTCATTCTCACTGCTATATCTTGCATAGCCGACACATCAAGTAACTTCAACTGGCAGGTAAGAGCAAACGCCACCACAGCAGCTGGGACATGGGTAAGTGCAGGTACTGATAGTTCTGTTGAATATAATATAACAGGTACTAGTACCTCGGGTGGAAGAATCCTTGCCTCTGGTTACTTTACGGCGACGCAAAGCACCAGCGTGTCTGTGGATATTCTCAAAGAAGCACTATTCAGCTTTCAGCTAGAGAGAAACACTTTGACCGGAACACCGTTTGAGATTTCTCTTGTGCTTGCAGCTAAAACTAATGGCGAGGGTGTCTATGCATCAATGGACTGGGAAGAGGTCTCAAGATAATATTTTTTATAAATAATAACGTTAGTGCGATAAGGCTACGGCAGACTCGCAGATGTTCTTGGATAAGCCTACAGGGAAACTCCAATGGTAAAAAAGTATAACACATTTGAACCTCAGCTAGTAATTGCAGAACGCAACGAGTCTGCCGTAGTACTCACTAACGAGCAAAAACTATCACTTTATAAAAAATCCCAAAAAACAGGCATTTCAACCGATATTCTTGAAGAAGTTTATCGTAGAGGACATGTCATATGGAAAGAATCATTCGGTCAAACAGCTGAGCAGTTCGCGTTTGATCGTGTAAACTCATTTATCGCAGGAGGATTTGCTGCCGACCTAGACGAAGATTTACGTCAGTGGTTTGACCCAAAGCACCCAAAAGGTGGATGGAAAAGATACAATTCTAAAGGCGAAGCTGTTGGACCTTGTGCTAGAGAGCCAGGGGAAGCCAAACCTAAATGCATGTCTAATGAAAAGGCTGCTTCGTTATCTAAAAAAGAAAGAGCCGCAGCTGTTGCTGCTAAAAGACGTCATGACCCTAACCCAGAACGTAAGGGTAAACCTATTAATGTTTCCAATGTTGGCAAAGGAAAAATATCTGAAATGACTGACATCAACGAAGAAAATAAACCAACGAATCCATCTTTATGGTCAAAAGCTAAGTCATTAGCTAAACAAAAGTTTGATGTTTATCCATCAGCTTATGCTAATGGTTGGGCTGCTAAGTGGTACAAGGCTAGAGGCGGTGGCTGGAAGTCTGTTAGCGAAGAAGTTACCAATGAAGATTGCTGGGATGGATACAAAAGAGTTGGTATGAAGAAAAAAGGCAAAAGAATGGTACCAAACTGCGTACCAGAAGAGACTACAGAAAAGCACTCTAAAGATAAGAACAAACCATCTTCAAGATTTGAAGGTTCTGATGAGTTAGTTGGTGTTTATAAGAAGGATACTCCTGGTCAATCTACTAAAAAAACTGTTAAAAACGTAATTAAAGAAAATCGTCAAAGCTATAGAATTACAAGAGGCAAAACTCTCTCAGATATATCAAAAAGAACAGGAGTTTCTGTTCCAGATTTAGCAAGATTTAATAATATCAGCGATGTCAATAACATACGAGCTGGTGATACATTAAGACTTACTGACCCATCTAAAAAAACAGCTACTCCTGGAGCAAGCGCAAAAACTAGAGCAACAACTACATCTCCTACTCCTAGATCAACGACTGCGGAACCTACTCCTAGAGCATTAACTTCGGTTGCTAAAACAAAAGATGTTATTCCTGGTGAAGATGCAGCAAATGATGTTGTTAAAAACACTGCCAAAAGAATTATTGCAAGAGCTCAAGAAGTTGACAGAGGCAATATCACACCACAGCTAGCTTTGGGTACAGCAGCTAGAGAAGGATTAAATCGTCGTACTCTAACATCAAGAACATATTCTAATCCTGATGCTGGTGGAACTTCTTATGGTCCATTCCAATTATATTCTGCCTCAAAAAATCCTGATAGAATTGCTAGTGGTGGTATGGCTAAAGAATTCAAGGATAAATTTAAACAATCACCAAGCTCATCAAACCTAGATAATCAAATTGACTTCACATTAGATAGAATGCAAACTGTTGGGCGTCAAAACTTAGGCAGAGGAGCTCCTTGGTATGGTATCAGAAGAGGCGGTGGCACTGATGCTGTAGAAAAACAGGGATGGAAATTAGCTTCTGACCTTGGCATCATTCCACCACCACCACCAAGACCTAAAAACTTAGGAGAATCGTCAATGGTATCAGAAGATTCTTACACTGTAAGAAGAGGAGATAATCTGGGTCGTATCGCTCGTCAAGCGAATATTCCTCTTAGTAAAATTAAAGAATTAAATCCAGAAATTAAAGATATCAATAAAATAGCTCCTGGACAAAAAGTTAGAACTAGAGCTGCTGCACCTGCATCAGCGCCAGCAGCTACACCTAAAGCTGCTGAGCCTCCAAAACAAATAACTCGCGATTTTACATTGGGCTCCAGCTCAACTGATGGTTTTAGAAAAACACCTAGAAACGAAGATCCACCAGAAAAGCCACAAGCGCCAACTACACCTACTAAAGTTGACAGAGATTATACATTAGGTTCTTCAGCTTCACAAGGTTTTAGAACACAACGCCAACCAGAAGCACCAAAAAGCAGCACATCTGGAGCAGTAATCGCTGATCCAAACAAAGATTTTGGTAGCCAAGTTGGTGCATGGATGCAAAACTGGGTTGATGGTCAGATGAGAGCAAGACAACAACGTCAACAGCCAGAGGCTCCAAGAACACCTTCTGCTAGAACAAGAACTCCTAGTAGCGATGGTATGTTATCTCCAGAGCCAATGAAAAAACCACAAGGATCAGATATGACTCTAGGTTCACAAAGAACTTTTAGAGCAACAGATGATTCTGTTTCTGATCAACAAAAGAAAGACGTTGAAAAAATTAAAAGAGAACAAGAGTCTGGAAATTATCTAACAACTTCTGGTAGTAGATATGGCAGAACTTCTCTTTCTACAAGTGACCTTTCTCCAGAACAAAATGCTAGAAGACAAGAAAGAGATCGTGCTAAAGAAAGAGGTGGACAGTGGGAAGCTGACTTTGATCAAAAAATGTATAGAGATTGGCCTCTTGGTCCTGTACAAAAATCTAAGAACGAAGAAACATTAAGTACAATCAAAAGAGTTATTAATGAAGCGACTCATCAAGGTCGTAAGGTTACTTTGAATAAGCCATTCAGAACTCCAGGTGGTCCAAAAAAGTCAGCTGTATATGTTGATCCTGATGGTGATGGTAAGGCGAAGATTGTACGTTTCGGAGATCCAAACCTAAGTATTAAGAAAAATCAGCCAGGTCGTAAGCGTTCATATTGCGCCCGTTCTTCTGGTCAGGGTAATTTAACAAAGAAAGACAGTGCTAATTATTGGTCTCGTAGAGCTTGGGATTGTTAATGATAAAGGAGAAAGTTATGAGTATATTAGTTTGGTTAAGAAATAAATTATTCGGCGATCCTTCTGTAAATCAGAAGGAACCAGCAGCTGCTGTTGAGGTTGTTGTACCAAAGCCAGTTGAAATTGTTGTGCCAACTCCAGCGCCAGCACCAGAGCCAGTTGATCCACAAATCACTGACTCTATAACAGCTGGCAGACCACCAAAAAGAAAATACACAAAGAAAACTACAACTGCGAAAAAGGTTAAAAAATGAAACAATTAATTGATGAAATGAAGGTTGGCTTGTCGACAGTGTTTTCTTTCTATTTGAAAGCGCACTATTTCCATTGGAATGTAGAAGGTCCAAACTTCGCACAGTATCATGATTTCCTAGGCGAATTATATGCTGAAGTTTTTGGCTCAGTTGACGCATTTGCGGAGCAGTTGAGAGCATTAGGTGCGTATGCTCCTGGTTCATTAGAACGTTTCAAAGAATTGAGTAAAGTTGAAGACGAAACTAATGTTCCAGGCGCAACAGCTATGATCAGACAATTAATGTTAGACAATGAAATTATTATTGATCAGCTTAACAAAATTAACAAGTTAGCTGATGAAAATAATAAAAAGGGTTTAACTAACTTTATTGAAGGTAGATTAGATATTCACAGTAAGCATGCATGGATGCTTAAATCTTTCTTAAAGGGATAAAATGAAAAAGTATATCAGTCTAGAGCACGCTATTAGAAAAGCAGTAGCTGAACAAAATTATAAGAAAAAGGCTCTAGATGAGTCAATTAGTCCTGTTGACTATGACAAACCAAAAGAAGTCCCTCAGGCTTTCTTCAAGCCTGTTCACATCCAGCCACGCAAAGGCGAAGATCAAATACCAGCTAGTGGACCTGTAAGATCTAGACGTAATTATGAAAAAGAAAAGTCTAGTGAAACTATGCATCCAGATTTAAAAGAAGAAGATAAAATAGAAGAAGAAGCTGCTGTTATTCGAGCTCCAACAACAACTTTACCAGATCCTTTAGAAATTGCTAAATCTGCAGCTAAAACGCTTAAAAAAAATGTTGCGCCTTTTGCTAGATCGTTTTTAGGTGGAGCTATCAAAGGCGGTGCTCGCGGTCCGGCTGTAGCAGCTGCTTCTGGTCTAGCTGCTACTTTACCACATTGGGCGCCAGAGGCTAAACCTGAAGATCAGCAGGATGTAACCAAAGCTCGCGAAGATATTGCTCAAAAAATGAGAAGAAGAGCTACTGGCGTAAGCCCACAAACTACACCTCCTCCAGCTGCTGTATCTAGAGAAGCAGATAAACCAGCAGCAGCTCCTCCTGCGCCACCTGCAGCAGTAGAAGCTCCTAAACCTGCTAATCAAAATTTTAGAAGACAATTTAGAGCAGGAACAACACAACAAACTAGCCCACAGACAGCTCCTGCTGCAGCTGAAGTCACTCCTAGAGATATTGCAGCTGATAAACCTCAAACTCAGCAAATACCAGGAGCTGCTGTTCCAGTAGCAACAGGTGCCAAGCCAGAAGATAAGACGCAAGCTCAAACTACTGTGCCTGCAGCAGTAGCTGTACCTTTAGCTGGCGCTGCAGCGGGAGCGGGGGCTGCAGCACAAACTAGAGCTGCAACTAAAGCAACAGCTGCAACTAAAGCAGCAGAAAGAACAGCTACTGCGCCTAGCAGACCAGCAAGAGGCGTTCCATTGCCTTTTGGGGGTTCCGGTGATGCATCCGACAACAGCGCTAAAATATTTAATAGATCTCATGTTCCTTCTAGAATTTCTATTCCGCCCAAAAGAAGAAAAGCTCATTTTGAAGAAACTAGATATGACATCAAAAATGTGGCTAGACCAGAAGATAATCGCGATGAAGAAATTGTAGGTAGACCAAGATCTAAATATAAATTATCAAAACAAGCTGAAATAATTAGAAAAGTTGTTGAAGAGCAAAAAATTATTATCAAAAAAGATAAAGAAGAAAAAATGGGCAAAAACCCGTTAGTTGATACCGAACCAAAATTAAAGCACCACACCTTAGATCAGGAATCTGCAAAATGACAGATAAAAATAAAACAATGAAAGAACTTCTAGAAGAAGTCAAGTTTAAATCTCAGAGTATACTAGAAAAAGAAAATCATCAAAAAGTGATGGAACAAAACTCTTTATATCCTCCGCATTCGTCGACGAATGCGCAGCCTGGTTCTAGTGATACCCCTCTGCAAAAAATAAGAAATTGGTTTTTTAGTAGAAATCAATCATCAAACGCAAATACAACGCCTGCTGCTTCTTCTACGTTAACAAGAACAATGACTCCTAGAAATTTAGCAACAAGAATTGGTCCAACAGGAACTGATGTAGATAGAGTAGTAGTCACACAAAACACACCAGGCGCTATACCCATAAACAGACGTGGTGATGTATCTAGTATCAATATATCGGACGAAAATATAGATAGAGTATTAAGATCAAGTGGTAGTTTTGATGGTGCAGAAAAACAAATTAAAAAAACTGTGCAAAGTGATACTGCTGGAGGGGCAGGTAGAGTAATTTCAAGAACAACAGCTTGGAATGGATCTTCTACAGCTGTACCAAGAGCACCAGCACCAGCTGGCGAAACATCACAAGCAGCTACTGCACCAAGAACAGCAGCTGCTTCTACAGCTGTACCAAGAGCACCAGCAGCAAATAATGCACAAAGCAAAGTGGGTGAGGCTGGAAATTCTGCAGGTGCTCCAAGAGAACCTTCAGTTGAAGATATGTATGCAAGTGTCGGTAAAGACTCACAATCTGCTGCACCAAAACCTAGAGAACCAGATTTAACTCCACAAGGTATAGCAGACAGGACAAGAACTGGAACAAATTTACAGAGTACATCTAATCCGCCACCACCTCCACCAAGACCAGCAGCAAGACCAGCAGCACCTGCGCCAAGACCAGCAGCGCCTGCACCAAGACCTGCGCCAGACCCTAACGCTACATCAAGAGCAATGTTTCAGCGTATGAGCGATAAGGGCGATGATGCTACTTCCGCTGACTTTTTTAGAGCTGACGCACAAAGAACGAGAGAATTAAGATCACAAAGAACAAACGAGGAAACTAAAATGTCATCACCAATGATTCAAGCATTTTTAAAGCTACAAGAAAAAAATTCTCATAATCTTTTTTCTGAAGCCAAAAAGAAACGTTTAGATCCTGTCGGAAAAGAAGATGGAGATATTGATAACGACGGCGATACAGACAAGTCAGATCAATACCTTCACAATCGTCGCAAGGCTATCGGCAAAGCTATCAGAGAAGCTGGCGACGAAGGAACTGCAGGCAGTGTTGTTAGAAACGGTAGAACATCAGTTTCTCCAACTGCTCCAGGCGGCGCTGGTTATAAGAAGGAAGGTCCATCTGATAAAGAGCGCGAAGCTTTGACTAATAAGATCAAGGACATTCAGAAAAAAGATAATGACAAAATTGTTAAAGAAGATATGAAGCGCGATCCAGGAGATACTATGGGCGCAGGTAATAGACTAGGTAGACGAAATCCTGTAAAACTCGACCGCGAAAAAGATGCTGCTATGAAAGTTATTGCAATGAAAAACGCGAGCGCAGAATCTGATGAACCTGCAGGAAAAATTACTGACAGAGTTCCTTCTGATAAGCCATATGGTGATTTACAAGGCGCAAAAAAGGCAATGGCTAATGAAGAAGTAGAACAGATTGATGAAGTTCTTGATAAGGCTAAAGATAAGATCAGATATGCGCAAAAAGCTGCTGATCAAATCGATAATGTAAATCCTTATGGATCTGATAAAAAAGACGACAAAATTCTTCAAAAGCGTCGAAAGGGCATTTTGATGCTCAAGAGAAAAGTTGAAAGAGGTGGTATGGGTTCTATGGATGAAGATGTAGAGTTCTCAGATGCAGAGCTAGAACACTTCGCTTCTATCCTTGAGATGTCAGTTGCACCAACACCTGATGATTACTCTGGTTCTCGCCATGGTGTATCAAAGCGCGATCTTTCAGACGAAACTATCGTAGAAACTAAGAAGAAAGATCCAAGCGAACTAAAGCAGCGCGGGCGTAAGGCTGGCGTTAAAGTTGGCGCTTATAAGATGAAGGGTATGGATGATGTTGAAGGCGATGAAGCAAAGGCTGAACCAAAGAACCTTGTAGCTCAGAACCCTCGTACATACAACAAGGAAGGCAGAAACTTGGTTGATCTTGAGCATCCATCTAAGCCAGGCGTGAAGAGAACTGTTCCTGCTAAGGAATACGACTCTTTCAGAAGCAGCTATCTAAACGCTGAAAAGCCAGAGCATAAGACAAAGATGCATGATGCTTATGTAAAGAGAGTGTTCAATTAATGCCATTGATTGTCAAAGGTAATTATAAGGTTGGGGAAGAAATAAAGCAAGCTCCCCAACCAATTAATAACCAAAACAGCACACAACCTATTCGTACTATGCAAGAAATCAGAGAAGAAGCTTCTACTGGAAAAGTTACTATTAAAAGAGCTGTTCCAGTAAAAACTGAATCTGAACCTGAAGAAACATATCTTAAAATTGAAGAAGCTGAGTTGATAAAACATTTCAACAAAAAATCTTCTTATCTTTCAGATATGATCAGTTTTAACATAGAATCAAAATAATATAAATATTAAAACTAATTCTAGGAGGATTAAAAAATGCCACTATGGGGTAGAAACGATCAAGCTGTTACTGCTAACAGCACTACAACAGTCGAAACATCAAACGGTGCACCAATCGGCACATATACTGCAGTAAAGCTTGGTGGTGGCGCAAACGCCCACTTCGGCAATACTTCAGCTGGTTCGCGTGCTAATGTTGATGTTAGAATGTTTAACAACACAACTCCTTCAGCTTTCCTTTCTGGTCAGGCTGTTGGTGTATTCGGTGTTGACACTACAGAAATCGCAGTAAGTAATACAGCTGGTATTGCTCATGCTGGTTGGAATCTACGCCGCGCCGGTACAGGTCCAATCGTACGTGTAGGTTACACTGGCACTGCTACAGGTTACCACAATACAGACGTTATCACAGTATCTTCACCAGTTGCTGGTGGTAATGCTACTGCTACTGTTTCAACTAACTCAAGCGGCGGCGCTCTTAACATCACAATTACTGCTGCTGGTTTAGGATTTACTGTTGTAAACGCTACTGCTAACGTATCTATTGCTAATTCTAGCGGTGGTTCTTCAAATGGTTCCGGTGCTACATTTAATGCTACTGCAGGTGGACGTGCTGGTCGCGTTCATTATGAAACTCTAGTAGCTATGGGATCTCTTGGCGCTCAAACAGCTGCTTTTGGTACTCCAGCACTAGTAGCAGACGCTTCGGACGACACTATTCTCCCAGATTCTTGATAGCTGGGAGTAAATATTTATGGCAGATAATTCGAAAAAGGTATCCGAACTACCTACAGCTTCTAATGTTGCGTTAACAGACAGGGTTTTAATCCTCCGAAGCCCTGATATTAACGCTTCGGTTAGAACAGTCACTATGGCAAATTTTTCTGCTAACATAACCATTTCAAATTCAGTGCCAGCTAATTCTAGTGCAAACGGAATAGCTGGCACTATTCGTTTTGATACGAGTTATGTTTATGTTTGTGTTGCTAACAACACTTGGAAAAGAGCTACTTTAAGTACTTGGTAAAATGAATGATATAAAATTGACTGAAGATAACTTTTTATTATATTGTGCTCATCATTATGACAATTCCAAATATACTTCGACAGAAGATTTTATGGAAGATTTGAACAGAATTAAATATATTAAGAAACTTATCACTAGATATACTGAAAATCATGATTTGAAAGAAAGATTAATTTTAAATCATATTATTGTATTAAACAATTGTTTTGGTCCTGAAATTTTAAGTAAGATATTATACTTTAAACTTAAATCGCAGATGAAATATATTAAACCGTTTTTGATTCTTATCAACGCTCTACCAGAAAAAATATATAATGTTGGAGATGAGTTAGTAGTTGATACTAATTGCATTGAAATAGATATAAACATAGCCAAGAAACTAAGGAAAGTATAATGGATTTTGTACCTGCTAATCACATGGGACTTTCGGGACCTAATTCAGGACCAATAGAACATCCAGAAAAGCCATTAAAAACTCTTCAACCAATGTTAAGAAGGCAAAAGCCACTTCGTGCTATTATCGGAACAGTAGGCAAGAAACCTATCGGCCAAAATCAAGTAATCGGTCAATCTATGAAGAAAGAGATGAAGAGAGATGAACGCGCAGGTATCTGATTTAGACAGAAGACAGGATAGATTAGAAGATGCCATTGAACGTTTGACGGAAATTTCTGCAGACTTGAATAAGATGTTGGCTGTGCAAGATCAAAAACTAACCCAACAAGAGAAAAGCGTAAACTTATTAACGGAAATAATGGAAAGACGTAGAGAAGAGTATGACAAAAAATTACAAAATGTCTATGATGTTATGAGGGACGAAGATAAAAAAGTCTTATTCGAACTTGAGGAAATGAGAAAAGAGCAGAAAGAGCAACACAAGTATCTTTCTGAAAAGATGTCAGCACTTGAAAAAATTATTTGGACCTATCTCGGTGGATTCAGCGTCGTAGTATTTTTAATTACATACGGTCCAACTCTTTTGAAATTAATTAAATAAAAAACGCTTTGACATTTACCAATTTGTCAGTATAATCACTTTGTGGTCATGATAATATTAGGATTATATGATGGATTGGTTACTACACAAGTACATTGGATTTGTATCACCGCGACTACAAAAGTTTAAGCGCAAGGGTCCAAGTCTTTATAACTTTCGTTGCCCGATTTGTGGCGATTCCGACTCTAATCGGAATAAGGCGAGAGGATATATTTACGAAAAGAAAGGTAACATGTTGTTCCACTGTCACAACTGTGGAGCTAGTGCATCAGTGCCTAATTTTATTAAGATGCTTGATCAAAATCTGTATAATGAAATGCAGATGGAAAAGCTCATGGATATGAAAACTCCTGAGCAAATTGATTACGAGCAGTTTGTAGAAAAGATGAAGAAGCCTGTCTTTATGAAGTCAGGTCCATTGAAGGGATTGAAGAAGATCAGTCAGCTTTCTCCTGATCATAGAACTAAGAAGTTTGTCGACTCTAGGAAAATCCCTAATCCATATCATGCCAAGCTGTTTAATTGCCCTAACTTTAAACAGTTTACTAATAACCTTGTTCCTGGTAAGTTCGACGCATCTTCAATCGAACGTGATGAAACGAGACTGTTGATTCCATTCTTTACAAAGGAAAAAACATTACATGCTTATCAAGGTCGTGCTCTAGGTTCGTCAATGGTTAAGTATATCACTATCATCCTTGATGAATCTGTTCCTAAAGTGTATGGTTTGGATAGTGTAGATTTCAATAAGAAGTCTTATGTTTTCGAAGGACCGATTGACTCGATGTTCATTTCTAACTCTATCGCAACTGCAGGTGGTGACTTGGTTAGTGCGATTGGAACGCTGAACATCAAGCAAAATACATGCGTTGTTTACGACAACGAGCCTCGTTCGCGCGAGACAATTAAAAAACTTGACAAGGCTATTCTGAACGGGTATAATGTTTGTATATGGCCAGAGAACCTAGAACATAAAGATGTTAACGATATGATCCTTGCTGGTCTTTCTCCTGACTTTATCAAGCATATTATCAATACGAATACACATCGTGACTTGGCGGCGAAGCTCGCTCTTACAAAATGGAGTAAAGTGTGAACGGATATATTGCAATGAAGGATGAACTGTTCTACAATATTCGTCATCTGAAAAAGTTCATGGAACTTTCTGGTAACGAAAAGTCAGTATGGAAGTTTCGTTGGAATGATGGAAGTCCAATCGAAGTGTATGATAAGGATACTGGTAGAGTCCTATTTACTATCGAGAGTCATGACCCACATCTTGCCTCGTATGTTTGTTTTATGCAGAACATGATCAATACACTTATCAAGGAAGCGGAGGGTTAATATGTCTAACGACATCAGGTATGTTGTAGATTCAGAAACTGATAAATGGATTCACGGTTTAACTTACCAAGGAAATACTTTATTTTGTAAATGGGTTAAATATAAGCTGAGTGGTAATCCTCCTACGCCTGAACAACTAGCAGAAACTGAGCGCAAGCGCATGGAAAATGCTGAAGCGTATCGTTTGGCTAATCCTAGGGAACCGTCTAAAGAATATCACGAAGCATGTAAGAGGTGGCCACTGAAATGATCAATGTAACTAAAGAAGAGATGGAAGACATTTGGCAGAATAAGCCATATGGCTATTGGGATAGTTTTAGGAAACAGCACAAGGGGCGTAAGAGGTATAAGGTAAAGTTGCAGCCTTTTCGTAAAGATTATTACGAAGAAAAAGAATTTACCGTTATTGCTAAAAGCTCAGACGAAGCTTATAATATTGCTAAAAGTCAAATGTATGATATGTTCAAAGGTCAGCCGATTGATGGTTGGCGTCTAATGGGAGCTGTAGTTGTATGAATAATGCTAAGGTTATTGCTGTTACTGAGCCACTTTTGAATAATGATGATGGTCCACTTACTGTTGACGAGTTCATTGCCTACGTGGCTCGTGTTTCCAATCCTTCCAATCAAAGTAACTCTTTGACTGCACCCAAGCTGCTTCGCTATCTCGCAAAGCACAAGCATTGGTCGCCGTTTGAGATGGTCAATATTGTGATGGAAATTGAAACGACTCGTGATATTGCTCGTCAGATTCTCCGTCACAGATCGTTCTCATTTCAAGAGTTCAGTCAGCGATATGCTGATCCTACTCAGAGTTTGGGGTTTGTCACTCGTGAAGCTCGTCTTCAGGATCATAAGAACCGTCAGAACAGTATTGAGATTGACGATGTGATGATTGATGTTATTGTTGATTATGAATTTGTTGAAGGTAATCCTACCCTACAACCTATCTACGAAAAGCGTTCTTTGAAGTCTGAATGGGAAGCTCGTCAAACAAAACTTACAAATCATGTAGAAGAAGCTTACCAGTTTGCAACTAAACATGATATTGCCAAGGAACAGGCTCGTGCTGTTCTGCCTGAAGGTCTGACTGTTTCACGCATGTATATGAACGGTACTCTTCGCAGCTGGATTCATTACTGCCAGTTGCGTATGGGTGTTGAGACACAGAAGGAACATCGTGAAGTTGCTGCTGATGCTTGGTATCAGATTACGGAAATTTTCCCTTCGCTGAAGGATTGTCTTGATATTGGAGAAAAGTGATGCCTTTCTATACAAAGAAACCTATTCCGATTGAAGCACGTCAGATTACCATTGAGAATGCAGAAGAACTTGCTGCATGGTCGAAGTCTGACATCGTTCGTAGACCCGATGGCTCTATGACTGGTATGATGGTATATACTCTTGAAGGTACCATGACTGGTGCAGTTGGTGACTATCTCATCAAGGGTGTTCGTGGCGAGTTTTACTTCTGCGCCAAGGATATCTTTGAAGAATCTTACGAGGCTATATAATGAAGAAGCTTGTGATGGTAGATTGCATTTCGCAACACCGTATTCGTTATGTTGTAGAAGTAGAAGATGACATTGATCATGCTCTTGATGAAGTGGTCGTTAAGGAAACGGATGCTTACTTTGAAGAATTTTCACAGAAGCATTTAGGCGAGACTATTATATCTCACAGAGAAATTTCTAAAGAAGAATATCTAAAAATATTTAACGAAGATAACGAATATCTTCAGTCGTGGGCTGAAGAGCAAAAGCTACGATTTATTAATAAGATTAATTACGAGGAAGAAGAAAATGTTAGCAACTCAAATTCAGGTAACGAAGCGTGATGGTACTAAGGAACCGCTCGATCTAAACAAATTTCATAAGGTGGTTTCTTGGGCTTGTGAAGGGCTCAGTAACGTTTCAGAATCTGAAGTTGAGATTCGTTCTCGAATTCAATTTTACAATGGCATTAAAACATCTGACATTCAAGAAACTCTAATTAAGGCTGCAGCAGATCTTATTTCTGTTGATACTCCCAGTTATCAGTATGTCGCTGGTCGTCTTGTAAATTATCATCTTAGAAAGGAAGTTTATGGCGATTACAATATTCCTGATCTTGCTACTCATATTCGCAGTGTTATCGACTTGGGATATTATGACAAAGACATTGTTACTTGGTATTCCGCTGATGATCTCAGTGTACTTAATGACTATGTCGATCATAGTAGAGATTTCAAGATTGCTTATGTAGGTATGGAGCAATTTCGCGGAAAGTACTTGATTAAAAATAGGGTTTCAGGTAAAATATATGAAACGCCACAGATGGCATACATGCTCATCGCCATGGTGTTGTTCCGTAACTATCCTAAAGAAACACGATTGCAGTGGGTGAAAGACTTTTATGATGCAACAAGTAATTTTGAAATATCGCTGCCGACTCCTATTATGGCAGGTCTCCGCTCGCCTCAAAAGCAATTCAGCTCGTGCGTACTTATCGAGACAGACGACTCGCTTGAATCAATCAATGCGACCGCTTCTTCTATCGTTAAGTACGTTTCTCAAAAGGCGGGTATTGGGATCGGTGCTGGTCGTATTCGTGCTCTTGGCTCTCCTATTCGCAATGGGGACACTAGTCATACTGGCGTGGTGCCTTTCTTCAAGCACTTCCAGTCAGCGGTTAAGTCTTGTTCTCAAGGAGGTGTCAGAGGCGGTGCAGCAACTCTGTATTATCCTATCTGGCATCTGGAAGTAGAAGACCTTCTGGTTCTGAAGAATAACAAAGGTACTGAAGACAATCGTATTAGAGGATTGGACTATGGCGTACAGTTCAACAAGGTTATGTATGAACGTCTTCTTTCTGGTGGCGTTATTACTCTTTTCAGCCCTGGCGACGTACCAGATTTGTACGATAGTTTCTTCACTAACACAGAAAAGTTTCGCGAGCTCTACGAAAAGTATGAACGTTCTACCCGAATCAGAAAGAAACAAATTCCCGCTATTGATTTGTTTTCGGGGTTCATGCAAGAACGTAAGGACACAGGACGTATATATCTTATGAATGTTGATCATGCAAATGATCATGGCTCATTCATCAAGGAACTTGCTCCTATTCGCCAGTCAAACCTTTGCTGTGAAATCAATCTTCCTACAAAGCCATTGAATGATATTAACGATCCGAATGGAGAAATTTCACTATGTACACTAGCAGCTATCAACTGGGGCAAGATTCGTGATCCTAACGATTTTGAGCGACCTTGTCGTCTGGCTGTTCGTGCTCTTGATGAACTTCTGGATTATCAAGACTATCCGGTCCGAGCAGCCAAGGGGTCAACGATGGCTCGTCGCCCTCTTGGTGTTGGTATCATTAATCTTGCATATTGGTTGGCTCGTAATGATATTAGTTACCAACATATCGACCATGATGGACTGAACCGTCTTCATGGTTATACTGAAGGTTGGGCGTATTATCTGATCAAAGCGTCTGTTGAACTTGCTAAGGAAAAGGGTGCTTGCCCTAAGAGTGGAGAAACAAAGTATGCTCAGGGTATCTTCCCGATCGACACATATAAGAAAGAAGTGGACGAATTGGCGTCTCCAACATATCGATTTGACTGGGATGCTCTTCGAGAAGATGCACGACAGTTCGGTATTAGGAACTCTACACTCATGGCTCTCATGCCATCAGAGACATCAGCTCAGATCTCAAATGCGACAAACGGAATTGAGCCTCCACGCTCGTTGGTATCCGTTAAGCAGAGCAAAGATGGAGTTCTTAAGCAGGTGGTTCCCGAAGTTCGCAAGCTCAAGAACAAGTATGACTTGCTTTGGGATCAAAAATCGCCAGAGGGTTATATCAAGATCTGCGCTATTCTCCAAAAGTTTATCGACCAAGGTATCTCGGTCAACACGTCGTACAACCCCAAGTTCTATGAAGAGGAAAAGATACCCATGAGTGAGATGATTGGTCACCTTCTTATGTTTTATAAATATGGCGGCAAACAGCTGTACTACTTTAATACTAACGATGGTGCTGGTGAACTTGAAGAAGCTGCTTTTCCTGCATCAGAAGTTAGCGAAGAAGATTGTGATAGTTGTAAGATATGAGTACAATAGTTCGTATTGATCCACCTATCCCATTGATGACACCGAAGGGGCGAGCAATCGCCCACTTCTTAATTGACACAGGTCTTGAGAACGATTTACAATGGGTATGTTTTCAAGATGATACAGGTGAGTGTTGGACTTGGGAAAATGCTCAGATTAGAGCAAGAGTTAATTTAACTGCTGGAAGAGAAAAGGTTAGTAATATCAAATGAGCTATTCAGTTTTCGATTCTAACAATAAAAAAGATCATACAACAGTAAAGGCGTTCTTTGATGATGCACCCACTATTGCAAGATATGATAGACAAAAGTATGGATGGCTCGACAAGCTCACCGACCGTCAGCTTGGGTTCTTTTGGCGACCTGAAGAGGTTGACATCTATAAAGATGCGAAAGATTTCAAGGCGCTTACGTCGCATGAGCAACACATCTTCACGTCGAATTTAAAGAGACAGATTCTTCTGGACTCTGTTCAAGGACGTGCGCCAACTATCGCGTTTGGTCCTATTTGTTCATTGCCAGAACTTGAAACTTGGATTACAACTTGGGCGTTTTCCGAAACTATTCACTCACGTTCATACACTCATATTATTCGTAACATCTATCCTAATCCTTCAAAGGTATTCGATGAGATTATGGATATTGCTGAGATCGTTGATTGTGCAAAAGACATTTCTAAGTATTACGATCATTTAATTGAAATGAATAATAAAAGAGATTATCAAGATTTTGATCCACCAGATTGGGGTCAATTTGAATACGAACATAAGAAAGCACTTTGGCTTGCACTTATGTCAGTTAACGTCCTTGAAGGAGTGAGATTCTATGTCTCGTTTGCATGTTCGTGGGCTTTCGCAGAAGTTAAGAAAATGGAAGGCAATGCAAAAATCATTAAGTTTATCGCTAGAGACGAAAACCTTCACCTTGCTGGGACACAGCAACTACTCAAAGCGTTACCTAAAGAAGATGAGGAGTTCGCCCGAATTGCGGAAGAAACAAAAGAAGAGTGTATTCAACTTTTCGTCGATGCTGTTAACCAAGAAAAAGCGTGGGCAAGTTATCTATTTCGAGACGGCTCGATGGTTGGTCTTAACGAAGCGGTCTTGAGCGAATACATTGAATGGATTGCTAACAAGCGTATGTCTGCTGTTGGACTACCCTCGCCTTATAAGAATGGCAGTAATCCATTGCCATGGACTCAGAAGTGGATTTCTGGTGCAGAGGTTCAGGTAGCTCCACAGGAAACAGAAATCACTTCCTATGTTGTTGGTGGTGTCAAGAAGGATGTAACAACTGATACGTTTAAAGGATTTTCTCTATGATAAGTTTTATCGTACCATGTTACAATGAAGAACAATATATTAGAGACTGTATTAAATCTATTAAGAAAGCAGCCTCTAATATTGACTATGAAATTATAGTAGTAGATAATAACTGTACAGATAACACATCTGAAATCGCAAGAGATGAAGATGTTATCGTTGTAACTGAGGATAGAAAGGGTGTCGTCTTTGCTAGGCAAACTGGTTATGAGAATGCAAAGTATGATTTGATTGCTAATATCGATGCTGATTCTCGAATACCAGAAAATTGGGTTGATGTTGCATTAAAGAATATTCAACCTGAGGATGTAGCAGCGGTTACTGGTCCTCTTGTTTATGATGATGCAAGTATTTGGCTGAGAATCGCGACAAGATTTTACTATTACGTAGCATATATCAGCAATTTTTTCATAGGTGTTTTCTTACAAGGTGGCAACTGTCTAATCAAAAAGAAATATCTTGATGAATTAGATGGATATGATACTACTATAGCCTTCTATGGTGAAGATACCATGACAGCTAAGAGGTTATATAAATACGGTAAGATAAAGCTATTAATGAATTTAAATCTCTATTCGTCTTCAAGAAGACTGCAAAAACAAGGCGTATTCAAAACAACTTGGTTGTATCTGATAAACTATTTCTATGTGACTTTCAAAAATAAATCTTATTCCAACGACTACAAGGATTTTAGATGAAGTCATTTAAAACAGTATTCATTTCAGACGTTCACTTAGGCACAAAAATGTGTCAAGCAGAAAAGCTGCTTGAATTTTTTAAAACTTTCGAATGTGAAAAGATGTACCTGGTCGGAGATATAATCGATGGCTGGGCAATGAATAGAAGTAAGTATTGGCCACAATCTCATAATGACGTAATTCAGAAGTTATTAAGACGTGCTAGAAAAGGCACAGAGATAATTTACATCCCTGGCAATCACGATGAGTTTATGAGAGACTTCTGTGACTTTGAGTTCGGTCATATTATTCTAGCTAAAGAAAGTGTTCATGTCGGAGTTGATGGGAAACTTTATCTTATTATTCATGGCGATCAGTTTGATGCTGTGATCAGTCATGCTAAATGGCTCTCCCATATTGGATCGTGGGCGTATGATGTTAGTATCATCATTAACATATATTTAAACAAGATTAGAAAATTGTTTGGTATGCCTTACTGGTCTCTGTCTTCATACCTCAAACAAACTGTTAAAGAGTCAGTTAACTTTATTGGCGATTATGAATCAACTCTATCAAACTATGTAAAATCTAAGAAACTTAATGGTGTTGTATGTGGCCACATTCATCACGCTAATATTAGTGATATGAATGGTATTCAGTATATGAACTGTGGTGATTGGGTTGAAAGTTGCACTGCTCTAGTAGAGCACCATAACGGATCATTTGAAATTATAAAATGGGAGCATAAAAATGATTGAATCTGATGATTATAAAAAGGGTTGGTACGATGGTTATCAAGCAGCAAGGAAAGAGCGAGATAACCAATATATTCCAACAACACCATACATTGCACCGAAAGTAGTAACGTATGATGGTTGTACAGTTTGTGGTAGAACTGGTGTCAGTAATGTTGTTTGTTATCTTCAAAATTGCCCAAGTAGAGTTGTATCTTATAAACAAAGCGATTATATTCCTATAAACAAATAAAGGGAGTAACCATGGATAAAGAATACACATGCGAAGAATGTGACGCAGAATTCAATGTAGAATATGATTTTATCGCAACACCAGAATTTTGCCCATTCTGTGGCAATAAGTTATCGTACGACGATGGTTTAGTTGACGAAGATTGGGAAGATGATGAATCAGAACGTGGTTGTTAAAACCATTTACTATACAGATTGTGATAAAAATCCCATAGAAAATTTTGCACAGTATGTTCGTGAGAATTATAATCCTGGAACATATCTAATCAAGGTTTGGGACAAAGGACAGTCAATAGGATTCTTTAAAGTCTCTTGACTAAATATGGGGAACAAAGGAGTTCTCCATGACATGGCTTTATAATGATAATCTTTTTGAAGATATCGCCGATTATGTCGGTTTTGTTTACTTGATAACAAACTTACAGAACGGCAGAAAATACATTGGCAAGAAAAATTTTTACTTTTCAAAGACTAGAACAGTCAAAGGAAAAAAGAAAAGAACCAAAGTTGAAAGCGATTGGAAAGAATACTTTGGCTCGAATAAAGAACTTCTGGAAGACGTTGAGAAGTTAGGTAAAGAAAATTTCAAAAGAGAAATAGTTCGTCTTTGTAAATCTAAAGGCGAATTTGGTTACTGGGAAGCCAAACTCCAATTTGAGAACAATGTTCTTGAATCCAATGATTATTATAATACTTGGATTATGGTTAGAGTGCATAAGAAACATTTGAAATTATGATAACATATCATCCAGATAAATTTGGATTTTATACTGTAGGAAGTTTAAAAACATACAGTAAATTCGAGGCTATCGAATTATCACAAAAAATAAACACTCCTATAGAATGGAATTTTAATGATGAAGTTTTTTCTTCAATTGATTGGAAGAAAGAACCTGATATGCCATTGTGGGAGATGTACAAAGATAGAGCAAGACAAATCAGAGAAGCATATGACTACGTAGTTCTATGGTATTCTGGTGGTAGCGATAGTCATAACATGTTATGCGCTTGGTTAGAGGCTGGTTGTAAACTTGATGAAGTTGCAACTACAGTTAACTACGAAGCAACTGGTGACAAAAACAATTATATGAACACTGAGATATATAATGTTGTTATGCCTCATGTTGAACTACTACAACAACGTCATGAATTTAAATTTAGAGTTGTTGATATATCACAAATGACTTTAGATTTATTTGATGTTTGGAATACTAATTTCGAGTACAATATAAATTTTCATTTTAGTCCAAATTATCCTGCAAGATGTTTGCTTCGCGAAAAAATTGAAGATTATAAGAACATCATTAATTCAGGTAAGAAATTGTGTTTTGTTTGGGGTAAAGAAAAACCTTTTATTAAATACGATAACAAACAACATTTTTTCTTTATTGATAATGTGGACAACGCAGTTAGTCCACATGTACAGAGAAAATATTTTGATGGGTGGTACGATGAATTGTTTTACTGGACTCCAGATTATCCATTGTTACCTGTAAAAATGTCTCATGTGATAAAAAACTATCTAGATATTAGCGAAGATACAGATAATTATTTCATCAACGAAAATAAAGCGATAAATTATTACTCAACAAAATTAGATATGTTTTTAAAACCAAATCATGTTAAGTTATTATTATATCCTAAATGGTCTGATATTATTCATGATGCAGGTAAACCTTTATCTTTAACATATAGTCAGAGAGATTTTTGGTTTTTAAGTTCTAAAATGGATAAAAGAAATAGATATATAGATATAACGAATAATTATTTCGATAGATTCCAAACTCGAGATGTTTTTCGAAACGCAGTTATGATTTTTGAGAGTAAAAAATATTACCTTGAATAATTCTATTGACATTTTAGATGGGGTAAGGTAATATATGTATATGATGAAGTTTACGCCCACGTAGACCAACAGGCAGAGTCAGGAGACTTAAAATCTCCGTAGTGTCAGTTCGAATCTGACCGTGGGCACCAATTTAACATGGAGTAAATAATGCCGCATCCACATAAGAATCGTCCCCGTAAGGGTCGTCGTAAGGTTGGCTCTAAGAAGAGGCGTTCTCGTCGTTTGAAGGGTAAGAAGCGCGGAAATCGATAAATAATTTTGGGATCAATTCAGCATCATCGCCGTAAGGCACTTTTTTTTTGGAAAAAGCAAAGATGATCCCGTTAAGTTCTAGGGTAGTTACAGCATACGCCTCATAGCACCGAAGAAGTCTGCGGACTTTCTTCTCCAGTTAGATACCTTCGGGTGATCTAACAGACTGTCTAGAGTCTTACTAGAATAGAGTGGTTGATTGTACCTTTACAGCTACTTCGTGGTACGCCATGATAGCCGAGGAAGGGTTGAGAAGTCCAACTCGATAAACTATCAAAGACGACAATCCACCTACCCTGTTTAGTTTTAGGTTCACTACAGCATCAAATTGCAATACCTCCCATAAAGGAGAAGTTTCGGTGCGAATCCGAGCGGTCTCATGAGACTGTGGTGTAAGAGTAGCACGCTAAAGCAAATGTGAACCTGTTAAGTTTTAGGATTGTTTCAGCAAACAACTTTCCCAGCCAAAATTGGGACGTAGCTCATTTGGTAGAGCAAGAGTCTAATACACTCTCGGTAGTTGGTTCGATTCCAACCGTTAAAAAAGCAATCCTGTTATTGACTTTAAATACTGTCTAAGGTAATATAAGAATATTGAGTTTGGGATCAGTTCAGCAATCAACTGTTTTGCATTTAAACAAACCAAGTTGATCCCGTTAATTCTAGATTGACTGCCGCAACTAAACAATTACACTTGAAATGTAACCAAAGTTCAATCTGTTAAACATGGAGAAATGAAATGACTACTTTTGCTAATGCTGTTCGTAATCAGGAAGCTCGTACTGCCAATGGCATGAAGGCTCGTGCTTCTACTGCTAATGCTTGTGTTGATCTGTTCTTCAAGATCGGTGCATCACGTGGCAAGAACATCGTTCCTGACTTCACTGCTGCTTATGTTCAGGACCGTGATATCGCTTCACGTATTGCTCTTTGGGCTCGTGATGCTCGTGGTGGTGCTGGTGAGCGTAAGCTGTTCCGCGATATCCTCAAGGAACTTGCTGTTCATGACGCAGATCGTGCGATTGCTCTTATGCAAAAGGCTCCTTATGTTGGTCGCTGGGATGACTTGCTTGTATTTGAGGATGAAGGTGTTCTTCAGCACTACGCTTTTGAAATGATTCGTCATGCGCTCGAAGACAACAACGGTCTTTGTGCCAAGTGGATGCCTCGTAAGGGTCCAGTAGCTGCAAAGCTACGTGCTCATCTTGGTTGGTCGCCAAAGCGTTACCGCAAGACTCTTGTGTCTTTGACCAAGGTTGTTGAGCAGCAGATGTGTGCTAATCAGTGGGATGAGATTAACTTCAATCATGTTCCCTCAGTAGCTTCTGCTCGTTACAAGAAGGCGTTTGCTCGTCATACTGAAAAGTATAAGGAGTGGACTACTGCTCTTGTTTCTACCGATCCGAAGGTTAAGGAGACTGTAAAGGTTAACGCTGGTGCAGTTTACCCTTACGATGTTCTGAAGGGTCTTATCAACGTTGGTTATCATGCCAACTATGATAAGTCAAACCTTGATCATATTGTTGCTCAGTGGGAAGCTCTGCCGAACTTCGTTGGCGATGCAAATATTTTACCTTTGGTAGACGTTTCTGGTTCAATGACTTCTAAGGCAGGTGGGCTCAACTCCAAGTCCGTTGTGACTTGTCTGGATGTTTCTGTTTCGCTGGGTCTTTATCTGGCAGACAAGAACAAGGGTAAGTTCAAGGATACGTTCTTGACTTTCTCTAGCGCCCCTCAGCTGCTGAACCTTCGTGGCAACGTTGTCGAGAAGATCAAGCAAATGGTTACTTCAGAATGGCAAATGAGCACTGACCTTCACAAGGCAATGGACAAGATCCTTAGCGTTGCTATTCAGAACACTGTTCCTCAGGAGGAAATGCCTGAGATGCTTCTGATCCTGTCAGATATGCAGTTCAACCAGTGCACTCGCTTTGATGATTCTGCAATGCAGATGATTCATCGCAAGTTCGAAAACGCTGGTTACAAGGTTCCTGCTATCGTGTTCTGGAATCTGAATGCTGCGGATAATGTTCCTGTTAAGCACGATGCTTCTGGTGTTGCGCTTGTATCAGGGTTCTCGCCTTCTATCGTAAAGTCTATCCTGTCTGCGGATATGGAACAGTTTACTCCTGAAGGTATCATGATGAAGACTATTATGTCGGAGCGTTACTCGCTCTGACATAAATACTATACGCGGGTATGGCATAATGGTGGTGCATCAGCCTTCCAAGCTGACTAGGACCGGTTCGATTCCGGCTACCCGCTCCATATTATAGGAGATTTATGATGTATCAATCTACTACATTTTCTAAAGTCCAGTATGATGAAGGACTTCGCAGTTTTATGCTGCAAGTTTACAATTACATGACTTTTGCGCTTGCTCTTAGTGGACTTGTTTCGCTAGGTATCTCTATGTCCCCTGCTCTGATGGCAGTGATTTGGGGTACTGCATTGAAGTGGGTTGTTATTCTTGCGCCACTGGCAATGTCTATTGGCTTCGCATTTATGATTGAAAAGATTAATTCTAATACAGCAAAGCTGTTTCTGTTTGCTTTTGCTCTAGCGATGGGTTTGAGCCTGAGTTCAATCTTTGCTATCTATAAGATGGGCAGCATTATTCACGTATTTTTCATTTCAGCGGCTACATTTGGTGCTGCTTCTTTGTATGGGTATACAACGAAGGCTGACTTGACTAAGATGGGTTCATTCCTGATTATGGGTGTTATCGGTCTTGTTATTGCTGGTCTTGTAAACCTTTTCCTACAAAGTTCAATGTTTGCCTTTGTTATTAGCTGTCTTGCAGTTCTTATCTTTACTGGTCTAACTGCATATGACACTCAGCAGATTAAGCAGATGTACGATGAAACAGAAGGCGAAGAACAAAAGAAGGCTGGAGTTATTGGAGCTCTAATGCTTTATATGGACTTCATTAACATCTTCATCAATCTGCTTCAAATTATCGGAGATAAGAAAGAATGAAGAAGCTCGTTTTAGTTGCGATGATGTTGATAGCATCTGTTGCTACCGCTATGGCTAACCCCTACGATTATAGGGTGATCCGAGTGCTTGATGGTGACACAGTCGAGTTTGATGCACCATTTTTACCGAAAGAACTAAAGCATGTTCTTAAACTTCGTATTGAAGGTGTAGATACTCCTGAAAAGGGTAGACTCGCCAAGTGCGAAACAGAAAGAATGTTAGCTGAAAGAGCAACACAGTTTACACAAAGACAAGTTGCAGCAGCCAAGAAGCATCAAATAGTTATTATTGGTTGGGATAAGTATGGTGGTCGAGTAATAGGAGATCTATTGTTGGACGGTAAATCTCTAAAGAAAATGTTACTTGACTTTAAACACGCTATGCCTTATGATGGTGGTAAGAAAGCAAGTTGGTGCTGAAAGGGTTTATCTATGAGACAGGAGTTCAATCTTGACGAAGTTGTTCAATTTATCCGGAATTCTTCGCCTTCCACCTCCATCTATATTGGAGCAGATAGTGAACGCTACCGTGGTAGGGATGACAAATGGTATGCTGACTACACAGTTGCTATTGTTATTCATGTGGACTCTTCTCGTGGATGTAAAGTTTTCGGAAAAGTAGACTCTGAACGAGACTTTGACAATCGACATGATCGCCCAGCGACACGTTTGATGAATGAAGTTTATCGTGCTGCTCAAATGTATCTTGATCTGATTGACGCTATCGGTGATCGTCATTGCGAAGTTCACCTTGACATCAATCCTGATGAAATGCATGGTTCGTCTTGTGTTATTCAGCAAGCAACTGGTTATATTCGTGGCATGTGTGGCTTCCCACCAAAGGTAAAGCCAGAAGCGTTCTCTGCTTCATATGCTGCGGATCGTCTCAAAGAGATCCTTGCGACCTCATAATCAATAAGCACGCGTAGCTTAGTGGCCAAAGCCAGCCGCTCATAACGGTTTTATCGGGGGTTCGAGTCCCTCCGCGTGCACCAATTTTCTAAGGTGAAATATGAAATACATTGTACCTCTTGATCATGAATACGCTCACCTTTTAAAAGACGATACTGTTAGACCAGAATTAAATTACGACTTTAGATTTTCTAATGGTAGAGAATGTTTTGCCCTAAAGGAAGATAATGATGTATATGCAATAATTTGTGTTGCATATACTCACCAAGTTCCTAAAACTGTTGAAGAACTAGACGAATATGCCTTCAACGATTTCAATGATCCTAATTCTATCGCTGTCTTTTATACAGTTTGGTCTTATAAGAACGGCGCAGGTAGAGACATTGTTTTTAACGTCGTTGACTTAATTAAGCATTTCAATCCTCACGTCAAACGTTTCGTTACTCTCAGCCCTAAAACCAAAATGGCCAGAAAGTTCCATCTTCGTAATGGAGCCATTGTTCTTAGCGACAATGAAAGCTCTGTAAATTACGAGTATAACGTATGAAACGTTTGCTTGTTTTAATTTCAACTTTATTCTTACTTTCCTCCGCGCCCGCACTTTCTAATTCTATAAATACAACTACCGTTGTCACCTCGTGGTACCAGCATGGTAAAAAAACTGCGAGTGGGCAACGTTTCGATCCGAATGGGCTATCTGCCGCACATCGTACCCTACCATTCGGAACTAAACTTAGGCTGACTAACCCTAATAATGGGAGGTCCATAATTGTTACGGTTAACGACAGAGGTCCATTTATCCGTGGGACTGGGTTGGATGTTTCAAGAGGTGCTGCTCAACAACTTGGATTTATTCGTCAAGGTAAAACAAGACTACAAATGCAAGTTTTGAAATAATATATTACTCTCGCCGTAACAAAGATAAAAAGGAAAAGAGTAATGAAAAAACTTATCCTCATCCTGGCAGTGATGCTAGGGTCGGTCTGGTTTACGCCACAATCAGCGGAAGCTAGGCCAAATAAGAACTATCATTATAGTCAAAAGAAAGTAAAAAAGCATACTGTTAAGAAAACGAGAGTTGTTAGGCAACAAAGACAAAGAGCTCCAGTCGTTCATCAACAAAGACAAAGAGCAGCAGTCGTTCAACAGCCTCAAGTAAATAATGTAGTTAATACTGAAGATGAGTCTGCTGCAACATTTTTTGCTAGAGAAAGGCAGGCATTGATGGAGCAAACTCAACAAGGTGTAAGACGAGCATTTTCCTACACAGAAAGAAGTATCCAATATGGAGGCGACTTAGTAGGACAAGCATCTAAGCATATTGGCGCTAGTGCTCATCAATTAGGATTGCCATCTAGACTTTGGTGTGCAGACTTTATGAATAAGATAGTTGGTGGTACAGATCGTAGAGCTATTTCATTTGTTCATCGAGGTAAGCCAGCTTCTCATGGATGCACCAATTGTATCGCTGTTACAAGACGTAAAGGCGGGCATCATGTCGGTGTAGTAAAAGGATATGATGCACAGGGTAATCCGATTATCATTTCCGGCAATCACAATCGAAGAGTTGGCGTAGGAGTTTATGCCAGAAATAAAGTTATTGCCTATCGCTACGTTTAGTAGTATAATAGGGGCTACCCCAGCCCCTATTTTTCTGGAGTAAAATTATGAATACTGATGAAATAGTAAAAAACGCAGACTTAGCATGGTGCATCGATATCTTTCAAAGAATCGACGAAATCTTAAAAAAGACAAATGTTTCAGTAAGCGATCTAAGTCAAGTTCACTGGTTGGTTAAGCAAGGATTAAAGGTGAAGCGCGAAGATGAATGATAAAGAAGATAAGTTTGTAACAATACCTTCCATAGAAGATCACCACTATTACTTGTTTAATAAAGATTTCACTGCTGATTCTTGTGGGGATGCTATCGCTTTTATTCTTGAGCGCAATTTGATGCCTAAGAATAAGCCCAAGCAGATTAAGATGATTATTAATTCTTATGGTGGCGCTGTTGATTCTGCTTTTGCCTTAATTGATACCATGAAGGGTTCTCCGATTCCAATCTACACATATGGATTAGGATGCATAGCCAGTTGCGGATTGCTAACATTTATTGCAGGTAAAAAGGGTAATAGGTTTATCACTCGTAACACTTCTATCCTTTCTCATCAGTTCAGTTGGGGTTCTTTTGGTAAAGAACATGAACTCTTCGCTTCTGTTAAAGAGTTTAACAACACGCACAAGAGAATGGTCGAGCATTATCAAAAGTGCACTGGCATGAAAGAAAAGGATATTAAAAAGTATTTACTTCCACCTGAAGATGTTTGGCTTACCGCTAAAGAAGCAGTTAAATATGGCATAGCTGATGAGATTGTTGACTTTTACTGAAATACTTGAGTGGGCTGCAACATTTGTATTGATAATAGGTGTTGCTCTAACTGCTTGGAACATTTATCCATTAAACATATATTTTTCTTTAATCGGAAATTTTATGTGGTTGATAATAGCTTTCGTTTGGAAAAAATGGTCCTTAATTTCCGTACAAATAATCATCACAATATTATACGTCAGCGGTTTAATAAATAACATTGTCAATTAAGGGTATTAAATGAAAAGCGAACTAGAACTTTTAGTTGAGTATGATATGTATATTAATGGTTTAGACCCAAGCAATCCAGAAGATATTAAGAAATACTGGGAGGAACGTCTAGGATGAAGCACGTTACTGTTTATACTAAGGAAAATTGCATTTATTGTACGAAAGCAAAGATGCTTCTAGCATCAAAGGGTATTTTCTACAACGAATTAAAGTTGAATGAAGATTTCTCTAGAGAAAATTTACTCGAGCTTTATCCAAGCGCAAAAACATTTCCTGTAATTGTAGTTGATGGATTTAATATTGGTGGTGCTCAAGAGCTAGAGTTGATTTTAAATGAAGAAAACGAAATGGGTAACAAAAAGTTCCTGATTGAAGGGTAATGGAGATATAGTATGATTTTTAGTCGTGATGATATTCTTAAGGATCTAAGAAAAACAGTTATGGAAGTTCATTTCACAAAGGTGAATGGTGAGAACAGAATTATGCATTGTAGTTTGATGCCTGAACTGTTGCCTGAAACATATGCAAATGATATTACTGAGGAAAAGGATTTCCATCAAAAGAATGATGAAGTTATAGCTGCTTGGGATATTCAGAATCGAGGATGGCGTTCATTCCGCGTTGATTCTGTTATGTATCTCCAAGATATCACACACAAATACTTTTAGTTGGAGGATAAATCAAATGGCATATTGGGGTTATCATCTTCTTTTAGATTGCGCAGAATTAGATCATAATGCAATCGATTCTTATGAAACTATCTACGCTTTCACCAAGCGACTAGTTAAAGACATTGATATGGTTGCTTATGGCGAACCGCAGATTGTAAATTTTGGATCTGGCAATAAGGCTGGATATACTTTGGTTCAGTTGATCGAAACTTCAAACATCGTGGCGCATTTCGTACCTGATGATGGTATGGGTGGTAATGCTATGTATCTTGATGTTTTTTCATGTAAAGAATATGATGATCAGATTGTCATTCAACTGGTTAAAGAATACTTCGGCGCGAAATATGTACGTCCAAACTATCTTACAAGGCAGGCTTAATGATTATCGGTTTTACATGTAGTGCTTTTGATCTTCTACATCCTGGGCACATCGCGATGCTAAGAGAATGTAAAGATTATTGCGATTATTTGATTGTTGGGTTACACACTGATCCTAGTATTGATAGACCGAATGAAAAGAGTAAGCCAACTCAAACTGTTTATGAAAGATATGTTCAACTCAAAGGTTGTACGTATGTGGATGAAATTGTCCCATATGAAACTGAATATGATCTCATCAATCTTCTTGCCATTGAAAATTTTAATATCAGATTTGTTGGCGAAGAATATTCCGATACATATTTGACTGGCCAGGATATTTGCGAAAGCCGAAATATCAAGATAATGTATAACTCTCGTAAGCATAAATATAGTTCTACAGAGTTGAGGAGTAGATTGAAATGAGTTTTAGTGATAAATTTTTTAATGAAGTTGTTGACATTGCCAATGCGCTCGATAAAAATAAGGTAGAAAAATTAGTTGACAACTTACACCGAGTCAGAGAAAATCAGGGACGCGTATTTGTATTGGGAATTGGTGGTTCTGCTGGCAATGCTTCACACATGGTCAATGACTTTCGGAAGCTTTGCGGGATCGAAACATACGCACCTACTGATAATGTGTCAGAGCTTACTGCTAGAACAAATGATGAAGGTTTTGACACCATCTTTGAAGAATATCTCAAAGTCAGTAAGTTCAGCTCAAGAGATGCCATCTTCGTTCTATCCGTTGGAGGTGGCGACAAAAACAAAAATGTGTCCGTAGCTCTAATCAAAGCTATCGATTATACTAAATCTGTCAATGGTACAGTGCTTGGTATTGTTGGCAAGGCAGATGGATATGCAGCTCAACAAGGTTGCGTAGTAGTTGTTCCTCCTCTAGAGCCTTCTAGAATTACTCCTCACAGCGAGGCATTCCAAGCAGTAGTTTGGCACTCTATTGTTTCTAATCCAAAACTTCAAATTAATAAGACAAAATGGTAAAAAAAGCTGTATTTTTTGACCGAGATGGAGTTTTAAATTATCTTGTAGATCATGATGGTATTAAAACTGCCCCATGGTCTCTTGAAGAATTTAAATTTGTTGATGGTGCAAAAGATGCGGTTGCTTTAGTTAAGTCTGTAGGCTATACTACTCTGGTGGTAACCAATCAGCCTGACGTAAACGATGGGAAGTTAAAAGCCAACGACCTACAATTTATGACTAGGATGGTTAAAACCTGGCTTGGTATAGACGATGTTTACTGTGCTTACGAAAGAAACACCAAATACTACAAGCCCAACAATGGTATGATAGAATTTTTCATATCTAAATACAATATATCTCGCAGCAAAAGTTTTTTAGTAGGTGATCGTTGGAAAGATATTGTTGCTGGAAAAAAGAGCGAACTAACAACAATATACATTGGTGATGAATATACTGCCCCAGAAGAATATTCAGATATCAAGCCAGATTATATTGTGAATAATGTACTACAAGCATGTGTTTTAATTATGGAGCTTGACAATTATGACTGATATTTATGCAGATGGCGCTGACTATAATGGTATTATGGAAGCTGCTAAAAATCCCCTCGTCAAAGGGTTTACGACCAATCCCACTCTTATGCGCGCAGCTGGTGTAACTGACTACGAACAGTTTGCTCGCAAAGTTATCAATGAATTGATGCAGATTCGCCCAGAAACTAACATCAGCCTTGAAGTATTTGCTGATGAACCTAGTGAGATGTTTCGTCAGGCTAAGATTATTTCTAGTTGGGCTGATGAATATGATTATCAAGTTTATGTTAAGATCCCTGTAATGAATACTAAGGGTGAAAACAACTATGGTTTGATTCAGGATCTCAACAAAGAAGGTGTGCACTTAAACGTAACAGCTGTGTTCACTTCAGGGCAATCAGTTGCCATTCTCAATTCCCTCAAGCGCAGGTTCCCTACAATCATTTCAGTTTTCGCAGGTAGAATTGCTGACACCTGTCGTGATCCTGAAAAGTATGTCAAGGAATGCATGTCTTTCCGTAAGCCTGGCGAAGATCATGTAAAGTTCCTTTGGGCTTCTTGCCGTGAAGTATTCAACTACGTTCAAGCTCAGCGTTGCGAATGTGATATTATTACAATGACACATGATCAGATCAAGAAGCTTTCGCTTTCTGGTAAGAGACTTCACGATTATTCGCGTGAAACAGTAGAAATGTTCTATAATGATGCACTCAAGTCGGGGTATAATATCTAATGGTTGGTTTTGAAGAGAATGAAGTTTCCGTTAACGCTAATGGTGGAACGGAAATCGCAAAGAGAAAGTTGGCAGAGTTAATTGATCCTAAGCTGCTTGATAACTTTCAGATTATCTGTTCTAGGCAGAGGAATTACAATCCAGAAAAGATTAGAGTTTTTTGGTGTCACGATTTGCCCGAAGATCCTGAGTCTTCAAAGTTTAGGGACACTGAATTTCAGAGGAACATCCACAAGTATATTTTTATTTCAAATTGGCAATGGCAGCGTTACCAGCTGTTCCACAATGTAAAGTATGATGCTAAGTCCGATGTTATCGAGTCTGGTATTCAACCAGCTCCAGAGTCAGCTCTTATTAAGCCAGACGATGGTAAGATTCATATTGCTTATACATCTACTCCTCAGAGAGGATTAGAAATTCTTTTGCCAGTGTTTAACTTCTTGGCTCAGAAGTATCCTAACATTCATCTTCATGTATTTTCTAGCTTTAAGATTTATGGTTGGGAAGATGCTGATAAGAATTACGAAAACATGTACAATGAAATTCGTAACCATCCTCAGATGACTTATCATGGGTTTGTTCCTAACGATGAACTCAAGGAATCGCTAAACAAGTTCCATATTTTTGCATACCCATCTATCTGGCTTGAAACCAGCTGTCGTGCTATGCTTGAAGCTATGTCTGCTGGTTTGGTTTGTGTTCATCCTAACTTCGGTGCACTCGCAGAAACCTCTGGTGGGTTGAACATTATGTATCGTGGTGACTTTGATGACAAGCAACATCACTGCAACATTTTTGTTCAGCATCTTGACAGAGCTATTCAGCTTGTTCAAAGTCAGCAGCATAATAATCTAATTGCTTTTAACAAGGCATTTGTTGATAGGCGTTATCACATTGATAAGATTGTTAATCAGTGGGAAGTTATGATGGATGATATGCTCCATAAGTATCCTACGATTGAATCCCGTAATCCTCCCAAGCCTATGTTTGTTTATAAGACAATCTAATGCTCATTTCAAAAACACCTCTTAGAATTAGTTTCTTTAGCGGTGGTAGTGACATGCCATCCTTCTATAAAAAGGAGGATGGCGCAGCTTTGTCCGCTACCATTGACAAGTACATCTATGTAATCGCACATAAGACGCCTCACTTGGGTGTTAGAATTATGTATGATTCAGTCGAAGAGTTTTCTGATGTAGAACAGATGCATCATTTAATTACAAAGGAAACTCTTAAATACTACAACGTCAGTAAAGAAATTACACTTGCTTCTATATCAGATATCCTTTCGAAGGGTTCTGGTTTGGGTTCTTCTTCTGCATTTACAGTAGGATTAATCAATGCAATCGCCAGTTACAAATGGGAGATAGCTTCTAAGAGATATCTTGCAGATATGGCTTGTGTTATTGAAATGGAAAAGTGCGGCTATCCTGTAGGCAAACAGGATCAATATGCAGCTGCATTTGGCGGATTCAATTTATTTGAATTTCATAAGAACGAAGAAGTTTCCGTTCATAATTTGATTATCGATAAGAATCACATTTATGGTTTAGAAAACAAACTTCTTCTGGTGTACAGTGGCAGAGGCAGATCAGCTAATGCTATTCTTCAGAAGCAGCAGTCTGCTATGAGCGACAAGGATAAGTTTAATCTTGTAAAAAGAAGTCGTAATAAAGCATATACAGGCAGAGATTATCTTGTTAAAGGTCAACTTGATGATTTCGGCAACCTGCTACACGAGGCTTGGATGGATAAGAAAGGCGTCGTGAGTGAAATATCTCAAGACTATTTCGATGTGGTATATGATAAAGCAATGAAAGCTGGTGCTCTTGGAGGTAAACTTTTAGGAGCTGGTGGTGGTGGATTCTTTTTGTTCTATGTTCCTGAAGAGAACAGAGAAAATGTTATCGAAGAAATAACAACTGGCACAGAATGCAAGGTTTATGATTTTAAGTTTTCTGGACATGGAAGTCGAATCACAACGAGCATGATAGACTAAATAAAAGATATTGACATTAAATCATAATCGATTTAATATATGTTATGGAACAATGGATCAGTAAATGGATAATAGTAACAATATAATATCTTTTCCTAGACCATACATTGGACCAAAAAACGAGTTAGACTCTGCTGAAATAGCTCGTAATTTAGAAATGATGAAACACTATCACATTCAAGAAACGATTGCTAATATCACACCAATTGTTTTCGCGCAGTTAGAAGTAGCTGGCTTCGATATATCTGATGAAGATACATTCGATGTGAAGGATGGTGCGTTTTTGGTAGAATCATTGAGGTCTATGTTATGTAAATACTATGGTATGTATCATCCATTCCAGCAAATATCAGAGAATGTTTTCTTCCCAGATAAAGAAGAAATTGGCGCTCTGAAAATTGCTGACTCTATAAATCTCAATCTTAAAAAGAGTGAAACCAACTAACAGGTGATTTGTGATTATTGTAGACTTGAACCAAGTGATGCTTTCTAATTTGTTGATGTCTCTCGGTAAGCATACTAATGCTTCAATCGAAGAAAATATGGTTCGACATATGGTGCTAAACTCTCTGCGTTCTTATCGCGTAAAGTTTGGCGAAGAGTACGGCGAGCTTGTTATCGCTTGCGATAACACCAACTACTGGCGCCGTCAGCTATTCCCTTATTACAAGGCTAATCGCAAGAAGAACCAGGAAGCTTCTGAGCTTGATTGGAAAGCTATCTTCGAATGTCTCAACAAGATCCGTCAAGAACTGAAGGATTACTTCCCTTATCGAGTTATTGATATTGAATCAGCAGAAGCTGATGATATTATCGGTACACTTGTTAAGGAATTTGGCACAGGCGAAGAGGTAATGTTTGGCCTCGACGAAAAGATCCTTATCCTTTCTGGTGATAAGGATTTTATCCAACTTCATGTTTATAAGAATGTGAAGCAGTATGATCCTACTCGTAAGAAGTGGGTTTCCCATACGGACCCAGATAAGTATCTATATGAACATATCCTTAAAGGAGATGCGGGCGATGGCGTTCCTAACGTACTTTCTTCTGACAATTGTTTTGTTGTTGGGGTACGCCAGAAACCACTAACTCAAAAGAAAATAGATTCTCTTGAGGAACTTGGTTTGGATGGTAAGTTTGACCACCCATTGTATCGCAATTATATGCGCAACAAGCAGTTGATCGATCTTAGGCATACACCGAAACAAATTTGTGAAAAGGTTATGGAGTCCTTCAAAAATCAAGAAGGCAAGGACCGTTCTAAGCTAATGAATTATTTTATTACTAATAAGCTTCGTAATTTAACAGAACATATTGGAGAATTTTAATGGCTGTTTCTGTAGCACATTTTCTAGATAAAGTAGGTAAACTGAAGAGAACGCAAGAAAAGATCGATGCTCTCAAGTTCAATGACAGTTATGTTTTGCGCATAGCACTTCAGGGAATTTATGATCCAAACATTAAGTTTGATCTGCCTGAAGGCACTCCCCCATTCAAGCCAAATGAACTTGTAGATCAAGAGCATGTTTTCATCAGCGATGCTAGATACATCACATACTTTATCAAAGAAATGCATCCAGATATTTTACCTATGAAGCGGGAATCTCTCTTCATCGAGTTTCTAGAAAGGTTGGATCCAAGAGATGCTAACCTTGTAATTCAGATGAAGGAAAAGAAGCCCATCAAAGGTATTACGCTTCAGCATGTTGTTGAAGCATTGCCAGGATTGATTCCTGGAGTTGAGCCTACGAAACAGGAACTAGAGGAGCAAAATGTCTAAAAACGGTTTCAAAAAGTTTAAGAAGAACGACTATTCTTATGAAGACGAGGAGTATGAAGATAAGCCTCGTTCTCATTATCTAGATCGAAAAAAGGAACGTAGAATAGAAAGAGCTCTACGCACCAAGGATATTTCTATTCTAACGGAAGAAGAGTACGAGGATCTAGAAACTTTGGACCATTGGTCTCAAGAAGATTATAAAAACTCTATGAGAGGGCAATAATTTAATGCCCACATATCGTTTTCTTAATAATGAAACAAGTGAGGAGTACGAGGAATTTATGAGCATATCAGCTCTAGATGTTTATCTTAAAGATAATCCTCATTTAACGCAACTCGTAAACGGTGCACCTCTAATCGCATCTGGCAGAGGAATGGGGAAGCCTGAACAAGGCTTCCGCGATCTTCTAAAAGAAATCAAAAAGAAAAACCAAAGAGGTATTTCAAGGAGCACCATTAATACTTTTTAAAGGTTAATAATGGAAGAGACAAAGAGACTAACAAGAAAAGAAAAAAGAATTCTTCGTCAAAATGGAAAGGTAGTGCCTCAAGAAAAATTAAACTTTAATCTTAAACATTTTGAGCCATTAACAAAAAATCAAAGACTTTCTTTTGAAGCATATGATGCGGGTAAAAATCTTATGCTTCATGGAATCGCTGGTACAGGGAAGAGCTTCATCTCTATGTACCTTGCTTTAAAACAAGTTCTTACAGAAAACAGTCCCTTTAAGAAAGTTGTTATTGTTAGAAGTGTCGTTCCTACAAGAGACATGGGTTTCCTACCTGGAAATTCTAAAGAGAAGGCGAAGGTATACGAAGCACCTTACTACGCCATCTGTACAGAACTTTTCGGTAGAGGAGACGCGTATGAGTATCTCAAGTCGAAGGGTATTGTCGAGTTTATTAGCACATCTTTCATTAGGGGCATCACTCTTAATGATACTATCATTATCGTTGATGAAATGGCTAACATGACCCTTCACGAACTTGACTCTGTCATTACTCGAGTTGGTAAAAACTGCCGAATTATTTTTTGCGGCGACTTTAGACAGTCTGACTTCATTAAGAAGCAAGATAAAGATGGACTTATGGACTTCATGCGTATTATTGAGCGCATGAAGTCTTTTATTTTTGTGGACTTTATTGAACAAGATATCGTTAGAAGTTCCATGGTTAAGGACTATATTATTATGAAGGATAGATTAGGAATTGTCGCGTAAAACATTCAAACATAGGTTCGTGCCTTTCGCCGAACTAACAACAGAAACGATCAACGGGCAGCGACATTACGTCCTGCCCGATGGCGTAACTAAGCTCAAGTCAGTGACCACTATCTTATCTGAAAAGATGGATAAAACTGCATTGTTGGAGTGGAAAAAGAGAGTTGGGCATGAAGAAGCACAAAAGATATCTACACAAGCAGCTCGTAGAGGAACAGCTATACATTCTATGGCTGAACGATATGTACTAAACGAACCTCAGTACATTAAAGAAAACGAGATGCCTGTCAATGTGGATTCGTTCAAACCTATTCAAAAAGAACTGGATCTTCATGTAGACAACATCATGGGCATTGAGCTACCATTATATTCTAAGGCGCTCAAATGCGCTGGTAGGACTGATTTGGTAGCTGAATACGATGGTACTCTTTCGATTATTGATTTTAAAACAAGTAAAAGATTAAAGCAGCCTGAGTGGATCGAAAGCTATTTCTTGCAGTCCACCATATATTCTATGATGTTTGAATGGACATATAGAATAGCAGTGCCTCAGATCGTCATCATTATCTCTGTCGATAATGAAATGACGCCCCAGGTGTTTAAGCTGGGGCGTTCTCAATTCGTCAACAGAGCGTTAGAAATTTTTACTGGATAATATTTTATTTTTTTGTTCTATAAATTTACGATAATCTATGTCAACAATTTTTTCTCGTATCAATACATTTGATACTAATGATACACGCTTTACTTCGCTTTGATTTGTTTCTGTACCATGTAACAACCAAGCAGGTATTACGATAGCTTGGCCGATTTTTGGTTTGTGTTGATAGATCATATTAGTTTGTCTGTCTTTGTTGACAAATTCACCTTTTCGTGGACCCATCCATCCTCTGTTTCCTCGAGGATCATATACGTCAAAGTCACCTGTTTTTGAATCAACATATACATAATATGTAATGGCTAACGTATTAGCGCCATGTTCATGTGGACGTTGATGCTTTCCTGGCGGAATAGTTTTTAGCCAACCATGTACCAGTTCAAAATCTGATGGTTCGTAATTTGCATTATAATGATGGTTGACAAACTGTGCAGACATGTAAAGAAAGTAGTCGTACATTTTTTGTACGCCTATATTTTCTTTTCTTAAATTCCAGATTTGTTTCTCTTCGCTAAATCCCCATTGATTATTATCTGACAATGGTAAAATATGCTTGTTTATTTCTTCATATTCTGGAACTTCAAATACACTTAAAGGTGTAGGAAATAACTTATGATGAGTTGTATCCATTCTAAACCTTTTCAAGTCAATGGCGGAGGGTAAAGGAATCGAACCATCAACCTTTCGGTGGCAGAGTTTTCAAGACTCGTTGAGCACCATGCTCGCTACCCTCCAAATTGGCACCCCACCGAGGACTCGAACCCCGCTCGTCGGTTTTGGAGACCGATACATCGCCCCTGAATGCTTGTGGGATATACTATATTTATATGGCGGAAGGTGAGAGATTCGAACTCTCGGTAGAGTTTACCCTACGTCTCGTTAGCAGTGAGGTGCCTTAAACCACTCGGCCAACCTTCCGTGTTAAAATGGTCTGCGTGGAGAGATTTGAACTCCCGTTATTCTTCGTCCCAAACGAAGTGCCATACCAGGCTAGGCGACACGCAGATATTTTTTTAAATATGCATCGATAATAGGTTGAACTTCATCTTTATATCTACTATGCACATATTGATGATGTGTAGGACACAAAGGTACAAGGTTCTCAGGTCTATTATCTTTCTTGTTCTCATTTACATGATGAGCCGCAACAATTTTACTTTCTTCACACACCAAACATTTTTTTCCGTGATGATAAAAACATGTCGATTGATACGACTCTTCTTTCCAATTACCATTATTTATGCCTGTTCTAAAATACTTATTGGAACATGAGTACGAACAAGTAGCACTTTTTTTACTGTGTATTTTTTTACAAACAGGACACTCTTTTTGATTTTGTGGATTAGATCTACAAGATCTTTCATGTTTGTTTATGTTTGCTAATGATGTTTCTTTAGCACAATGTACACATTTTCTTTTTTCGTTATTAGCTCTGTTTAAATTAGATAGAGAATTTTTGTTAACTTGCATAAATTACCTCCATACAAGTATTTATAAAAACTCAAATCTCAAACTCTAAACTCTGGTGCTGAAGATTGGCATCGAACCAATTTTAACTGGGGTATGAGTCCAGTGCGATAGCCAATACCGCCCCATCAGCATATTATGGTGGGTAGAGAAGGATTCGAACCTCCAACGCCTATAAGGAACGAATTTACAGTCCGTCGCAGTCCACCGTCTCTGCAGTCTACCCAAACTTTATACTCTTATATTACCCTAGACCGGAATTAAAGTCAACTGGTACCCACTCTTGGATTCGAACCAAGTCTTCAAGATCCACAATCTCGCGTGCTGACCAACAACACTAAGTGAGCATAACTGGTGCCCGTGGAGGGAGTCGAACCCCCAACACTCGGAGTTTGAAGCCGATGCCTCTGCCAATTGGACTACACGGGCGAAAATGGTGCTGCTGGAGAGGCTCGAACTCCCGACTTGCTGATTACTAATCAGCTACTCTACCAACTGAGTTACAGCAGCGATTTGGTGCCCCAGGTCAGATTCGAACTGACAACCTTCGGTTTCTAAGACCGACACCTCTACCAGTTGGGCTACAGGGGCTTGACTTTTTTCAATTCTGCAATTATTGCAGATGTTTTAGAACTTCTATCATTTTGCTCAGTGAGATTAGCTATCTCAATTTCTATCAAGTCATTCAAAATTCGAGGATCATAATTGTTCGAATTGGTGATCAACGTCTGAACTCTGTTTTCCATATTACAAAATTCATATACAAGATGTTCAGAATATTCTCCGATCAAACCCTTTACAGTTTCTCGGCTAATGTCAAGATTATGTTTAAAGTATTTTGTTCCGTATATAGAATGATACAGCCCAGCAAGTAAAACATCATCAGTAAGTTTTTGATTTTCTAAAATCATCATTGTATTAAATAAATGTTCGAAAAAAGATTTACCACTATGTTTTATATTAGTAGTGTTGTTCTGAACAAATTTGACAGGTTCGCTAATAATTCTAGGATCAAATGTTTTAAAAACAAGAACTGTTCTAAGAACATTACAAATTCTTGATAACGGACGAGCAGCATGGAGAACATCAGAATCAAAAACTAGAACCCTGCCATATTTAGGTAATATCGAAGCAGAAATTTCTTTATCATCATCGAAAAGAACTGTTTCTCCACACCAATTAATATCCCATTCTTTGTTTAAATAAAGAATAACAGTTTCAGAAAGAGCCTTTTTTCCATGAATTACGTTGATAGCTGAGTCATCAACATGAGCATAACCATCTGTGCCATAAGTATATCCATTAACATATACTCTCATTAATGCTCTATGGCCAATGCTTGCGCAAATAATATTCCAAAGATCATTTATTTCTGTAGCACTACTCATCGTTGGCAATTTAGCTAGATCGCATGGAAACCTTTGAGAATTAGAAAATATTTTGCGATTCCAATGACCTTGGTCGAATGTAAGATGAGTACTTGATTTCCAACCATATCTTAAACCAGTTTGGATATATTTTCTATTAACTACTTCTAATAAAAATAAATGTTCTTGATCAAGTTGAAAAGTGCCAATCATATTATACTTCCTTTTATTATGGAGCGGGTAGTCGGGATCGAACCGACGACCTTCACGTTGGCAACGTGACGCACTACCGCTGTGCTATACCCGCATTAATGGTGATCAGGGAAGGACTCAAACCCTCAACCTTCGCGTTCGTAGCGCGATGCTCTATTCAGTTGAGCTACCTGATCATCGAAAGGATCAATACCCTTTCTGTAATACTTATTGTAAAAGAAAAGCTCTGCCATATCAGAAGGATATTCTTTAAACTTCTTACGCTCGGCAGAGCTTATATTGTCAAACCAATTCCAAAATTGTTTCTTGAACTCTGGCTTGTCGAATACGTCCATTAGATATTAGAAAGGGTTTTATTTTGCTTGAAACAAAACCAGCAAGTGGAAGGTGTAACACCAACACTTTCATTGGCTAGATGCTCTGTAACAGCCTTTCTGATTCCAGGATATGGCTCAGCGAAATCATGTCCACCAATAAGACCACCAACCTTTACCTTTGGGAACCACGCCTTTAGATCTCCAAGGAAAGACTTGTAGTCATGAGAAGCATCAATGAATACAAAGTCGAGAGACTCATCTTCATAAAGGCTGGCTGACTCAGTGCTATCTCCCTTGATAGCAGTATAGAGACCTTCAACTGGCTTCATGTTATTGACGAACACTTCCATCAACTTTCCTGCCTGGTTGTCTCTATCAAGCATCTGGCCAGGTTCAATAACAGAACCAGTGAAGTTGTCAATACAATCTAGCTTGATGTTCTTTCCACTGTTAACAATTTCTACAGCAAGGAAGGCTGAACTCTGACCCTTCCAAGTTCCAATCTCAACAAAGTGAGCATCCTGCGGTGCAGTTTCTACTGCATATGCAAACATGTCAGGGTAATTAAACCAACCTTCAACTGTGTGATAAAAATGATCCATCAATCTCTCCTATTAATCCGTATCCATAACAATGTCGCCAGAAACAGCAATTCGATAATCATCTGACGTATAGAACGGATTCACCGAATGACCCAAACCCTTGGGGAACACGCAAATAATTCCTTCGTATTCCTTATCAACAGGAACTGGGTGACTATGAACCTGACCCAAAATATCTGTGTAATAGAAGGTGAACATCGAAGCGCACTTATAAGTTGCGTTCGGGAATACTGCCATCTCATCTTCAATATTATAAGGGATTTTGGTCCAAATAACAAACGAATAAACACCGCCATGAATATGATGAGGATGAAACTCATGCTTCTTCTGGAAGTTTGCCCATACATCCTTGAACTTGAACTTCCTAGGATGAGAAGCAACGTTCACGACCTGATTGATAAAGTGTGGTCGAGAATGGTGATCGTGCATTTGAATCAAGCTACAAATATAATCCAACAGTACAGGAGCTAGTTCCTTTGTAAAATCAAATTCCTTAGCAATGTTAGCTGTTAGCTTGTACCCTGCTTCCATACCACCTTCAAAATCCTTGTCGACAAGGCTGTTAGTTACATCCCTAACCTTGGACATAATTTCTTCAGGAACACGATGGAATACTACACCGTTATTGGGGAACGTATAGAAAAGAGCTTGGTCGCCCTGTAAACTCGAAATTGCATCTGCCATTATTATCACCTTTCATTATAGATATGTCTTATCAGACATTATTATTTAGTAACATCTTTGATTCGTTAATTTCTTTTAGATGTTCTTTCTTCAACTCACGCTCACGAAAGTCCAAACAAACACAACAACGACAACGCATGAGCTTGTATTTTTTGCCCTTCATATTAACGTTACCAGCGTGATTTGCAACAGGACTTTTTGGCATATGATTACCTCTTAGAGATCATACAGAAGTCTTGCACCATAGTGTTGCAAAGCATCTGCGAAAAGAACAGCGTCGTAGTAAGATAGAAACTCCTGAACGAGATCACCAGTAACATCGTCAGGAATGACAACGATCCAACTCATATTCACTTCCTTTTGTTATGGAGGGGAAAACGAGACTCGAACTCGCATTCGTAGGTTTTGCAGACCCTGCCGTAACCAATTCCGGCGCACTTCCCCTTATACATATTTATTGGCTGGGGATCAAGGACTCGAACCTCGGACATCCAGAGTCAGAGTCTGGCGTTCTACCAACTGAACTAATCCCCAATAATGGCGCAACTAACGAGTATCGATCTCGCCAAACCTGGATTGACAGTCCAGTGGGTTCACCTGCTCCCTCTAGTTGCATTAATGGTTGCGAGAGGTTGGACTTGCACCAACGGTCTCCAGTTTATGAGACTGGCGAGATAGCTACTTCTCTACTCCGCAATAAATCTGTGGTGGGTTAATTGAGGTCCACCCACCTAAAACCTATCACCTTTGCATTATACCCACGCAGCGTGGACGACGCCTACCTATCGTCCGGTGACCCGACATTTCAGTTCTGGTGCTGCTGGAGAGAATCGAACTCCCGACCTGATCATTACAAGTGAACTGCTCTACCAACTGAGCTACAACAGCAAATCGTTTAAATATTATTGAATGATCGAGGAGCAACCTGACCGCCAGAAGCCTGACCATCCGGATAAAGATCAACTCCACGTGCTACATCAACACAATTAGAAATCTCTGTGAGAGTCCTAGAAGAACCAGTCAAATCGATTTCTGCATTCTGAATTGAACCAGGCATCACAAAGAATACCCTCGAGTTATTAGCGAACAATGGAATGAACTGTTCCTTGATAATATTTCGAATAACGATAGTGTTCTTATTGACTAGGCGATACTCAAAATTCAAACCAGAAATCTGACCAGAACGATTATGGAAATTCATACGCATACGGTAATTACCCGGAGGATCTGAAATATTCCATGTGTTATTACGCAAGAAGATATAAAGTTCACCATCAGCAAGATCACGGATCAACTGAAAACGAGAACCATCTCGCCAATTGATTTCTGCGTAACATGCAGGGTTATCATTCTTTTCAACGTTAGCAGTCACACCATAAACATAGTATGGACCTGGACGAACGTCAACATTAAAAAACTGTTGAGATGCTGCAAAAGCTGAACTCGTGAAAAGCATCGCAGCAAGTGTTCCACTAATAATCTTCTTCATCATTTTATTCACCTTTGCAGTAGTTAAAAGATATGGGCTAACCGTGGACCCACGCGAGCTTATTACGTAGCCACCCGAAGAGCTTGACACGCTATCGCCAACGACAGTCGATAGTAACGGACGATTTGAGTCGCTGTGTTGCCCGTGTCAACTTGGTGGAGACATGCGGGATCGAACCGCAGACCTGAAGCTTGCAAAGCTACCGCTCTCCCAACTGAGCTATGTCCCCAATATGGTAGTCCGTGACAGGGTTGAACTGCCGACCTTCTCCGTGTAAAGGAGTTGCTCTTCCACTGAGCTAACGGACCAAACTGGCTCGCATGGTAGGATTCGAACCTACAGTGGCCTGATTAACAGTCAGGTCCCGATACCAATTCGGGTTCATGCGAATGAACTTTATATTACTTATATTACTCTAGACCGGAATTAAAGTCAATAATGTATTTTATTCCCAACAACCAACATATCGATGCTTTTTGAAGCGAATTCTTTTTCAGCCGAAGATATCTTACTAGCTATTGGCTTCCCCGAAACATTAAGACTAGTATTCAGCAACGCTGGGCATTCAGTAATTTTATAAAACTCTTCTAATATAGATCTCAAAGCAGTACCATTTTTAGAAACTGTTTGAACTCTACATGTACCATCAACATGAGTTACCGATGGAACCGATATCTTAGGTACTCCGACATATAGCATATATGGATTTTCATACATTAACCCAAAGCTATCTTTATGTTCTTCTAAAACAGAAGCACCAAATGGTCTGAAATATTCTCTATTCTTTATCTGATTGATAATATCTTTACCATTGGTAACTCTAGGATCAAAGAGTATAGATCTATTACCTAATGCTCTTGGACCTATTTCACCATTGCCTTGATAAAGAGCTACGACTGCACCATCAGCTAAATGTTTAGCAACTATTTTTGCATTTTCCATACTTAGAAAGTCTTTAGGAGCCTCATCAGTTGTGCTAAATGGGAAATTCTTCAACTTCATTTTAGGAAGATTGTATTTTCTCCTAAGCATTTCCATTGCACCAATAGATAAACCTTCATCTCCGCAATACGGAACTACAACAAGATTAGGATATTTGTTTTTTAATAAAGTATTCCATATAACATTCTGCGCTACACCACCAGAATAACCTACACGATCATTTGGGGATACAAATTTATCAAACAACTCTAAAACGATTTCCCCTGTTCTTTCGTGAACAGTTCGAACCCAATTTAATTTTTGTTGTTTCGATAAACTTTGGGTGTTTAGAAAATTTAAATAATTATCCATATTAAAGAGAGTGTCGCCACCAGATACCCTCTTTCTATAAAGAGCATTTACATTGTAAATATTATATTTTTGTAATACTTCAAGGTATTCATAATCTATGTTACCGTAAGATTGTAAACCCATCAATTTTCCAGGTCTGTCGATAGGTCTTCCGGTATTACTAAGTTCGTCAAAGAGATATGAAATATATGTTATGCCATGACCTATAGATCCATAATCTTGAACAATACCTTTAGTTATTAATTCATCACCAAAGTATACATGCCAACAATCATTAACTAATCTATCAGCAGAATCTCTGTACTGAGGTCCAGATCCATCTAACACAATATTTTTATCTACGTCATGCATAAAACAAACGCTCAATGCGTGAGCTAGATGATGATTGATAGATGTTATGTTTTTATTGACGCCTGTATCAAGTAATAATTGATAGAGTAAACTGTCAACGACAACGATTTCATCCATATTTTGGAAAGATGTATTCCAGTATTTGGAAAAAATGCTATTAAAAAATGTTACACAAAGGTCAACATTAATCTTTTTAAGGCCAAAATGTTTAGAATCTAAAATTCTTTCCAACTTTAGATAATGTGTATTATCGCCATCAAAATAAGTAATATTTGTGTCGTGAGAATAACCACCAATAGATAATAATTTCATAAGTTATCCTATGTTTTTTATTATTTATTTGGTAGACCGTGAGGGATTCGAACCCCCGTCAAGAGATTAAGAGTCTCCTGCTAAAACCAACTCAGCTAACGGTCCGTGTTTGGTCCTCTGTATCGGATTTGAACCGATGCTCTCCGCGCTTGAAAGGCGGGTATGTTTGACCGCTACACCAACAGAGGAAATTCTAAGACCCGTAACTTGATGAGGCGCCAGCGGAGTCACGGGCGCAAATGGTGCTTCTGGATGGTATCGATCCAACGTCTCTCGATTATCAGTCGAGTGCTCTACCTTTGAGCTACAGAAGCATGGTGCTTCGCCACGGAATCGAACCGCATCCTCTGGTTCTTCAGACCAGCGTACGCACCAGCTATACCAGCGAAGCATTAATGGAGGACTGGGTGGGACTCGAACCCACGATGTTGTATAGCAGATTAAAAGTCTGCGCCGTTCGCCACTACGGTAACCAGTCCAATTTATGTGGCTTACGACTTAACACAGACTACATCCATCGACTTTCGTCTTTGGCTATACACATCAATCTTGGCTCGGGGTGATGGGCTCGAACCACCAACACACAGATTCAAAGTCTGTAGTTCTACCAATTGAACTAACCCCGAATGTTGTTTCTACATAAACACTACATGTAGCCTAATTTTGGAGTCGGTTGCAGCCGTCCTTAGCTTCTGGCTCTGGTTATATCAGGACTGGAAAGAAGCCTTACCAGCCCGCCTAGATCGTGCGTCCACGAACGCTACCCAGTGCAGTGTTTATGAAGAAACAACCTTTCGATTGTTTCTAATTTCTAACGATATCAAACAGCAACTTATATTCTTATCTTACTTTATGCCGGAATAAAAATCAAGCATAAAAAAAAGCGGGACTTTTTATGGTCCCGCTTGAGTAACCTTATTCAGGAAACTTAAACGAGACCCATCGCCTTGGCTTTATAACCAGCAGCGATAAGTTCACGCGATGGAGTACCAAAACGGTACTTTTGCGTGACGCGACCTTTACTATCTACATGACGATTGAGATAGATCGGGTAGCCGTCCATACGGAGCTGATAAACAGCATCATGCGGATTGGCAACATTATAACGTGCAGCAATCTGCTTGGCAGTGAGCTGTTCGCCGTTGACGACGAGAGCCTCATATACACGATCAACCTTGGTATTAGACATCAACATTCTCCTAAAGTTACATTATTTAGTCATTATAAAGCATGCCGGAATAAAAATCAATAAGTTTTTTATCACCGACGACTCTTAGTTCCAACAGTAGCCATATCAGTTTCGGGAGTAGCATACTGCAAACCACCCTTATTGAACAATGGCATCACACGACTCGCCTTATCGAGGATTTCCTTGCGGACATGCTCGGGCTCTTTATGAAGGTTGGTCATTACACCGCGTTTCACAGTAGAAGACGCATCACCTGACAACCCAGCTGAAACGTAGTCGCTTCGATCAACTTTCATACTATCAGTATACTTCTGTTTCCAATTTTTGTCAAGCGTTTTTTTCTTGGCGATTTGACCAGGAAGAAGACCTTTCTCAAGAAGCCACTGCTCGTGCTTTGTCGTAGCAGCAGACTTTGCCTTGAGTTTAGAACTACGCTTGGTGTTATTGGTAGTGAAGTAAGCAGGTAGAATAGGCATAGTCAACCTTTCGATTTATCCTATATCCTTATATTACCTCTTGCCGGAATTAAAGTCAACCTCTATTTGATCAAGCTTGACTATGAGCTCTTTGACGATTGGGTCGTATTGTGTTTCTTTGATATGGAAAAACTGTCGATAATTGTTGTATTGTTTTTCAGCCATCATCGTAAATCTAATATCCATCATTTGCTCTATTAGATTTACTATGGATTCAGAATGTTTCTCTTGCTTCAACATCTTGATTATCCCCGTCGTCTACGATGATATACTTTGCTTCATTATCTAATTGTGCATATGCTTCAAGTAACCTTCTAGCATCGTTCAATCTATCTACTACTTTACTGATAGTTTTTCGAGCAACAGGGTCGTTATGACCTTCTTCTAAATCCATTAAGACTGCATCTAAGTTAGAATCTACAGAATAGTCTATATGGAATTTTACCTTAGTTCCGTCGTTGCCCATTTCTTCTTTTAATTCTAACGGCGGAAACAATATCTTTTTAATCTGCTCTAGCTTTTCGTCTGCTGGAGTTTCTACTTTCTTTTCAATTTTCCACGGAAATCTCATTACGAACAATACTCCCTAGCACTTTTCCAACATTCACATTTTTCACATTGTAACAAAGGACTTTCCGAATCGCATCTCTGTTGTTCGGAAAGATGCCTATATGTTTTATACTTTTTAAGTTCGCGCTTGTTTTGTTTTAAAGTTTTTCTGAGTTCGTTTATTTCTCTTTGAACGTCAGCGCAAGTTTTCACTTCTTTTTACGTCCCATATTGTACTTAGCTTCAAGCGTCCAATCATTCTTTTCTTTATGGTTGATAATCTTAATCTGACTCATAGAAGCTAGAGGTTCCTTAATCCGATCAGATTCAACGATCTTTAACAGACCCCAATCTTGAAGAAGTTCAGCTATCTTATTTCTGCGACCCTTGTCTTCTTCAGAAAAATTAGATGGCTTACCATCGATAGCAAACATTTCTTTAAAGTGCACGATATAATACTTGCCTTGCTTGTGAAAAATATGACAAGATTGGTAGAGCTTTTTTTCTTTGCGAGAAGCAACGCCTATGCGAGTTAGAGTTTCTTTAATTTTTAGAAAGTCTTCTTCTTCAGCGATCCTCACCTCAATTAAGTTATCTAGCATTTCATTCATTTCATCCGCCTTTTATTTTCTTTTTTATATATTCCAATTGATCCTTAGTGAGGATCTTTCTAGCTGCCTTTGCTTTGGCAATATTGTATTTATAATATTCTCGTATTAGGCGGAGTTCTTGCTGTTCTTTCTCGATTTCTCTTTCTTTTTCAATATCTTCTTTGGTTTTCTTTTTACCAAACCTCTTAACCTTTCTAATCGAATGGAAAAGATAGTGATAGTGCATTTTGTCAGTAAGATGATAGTTAATATTCATCTCATTGGCAGCAAATATTGTATCAGAAAAATTAGAAAGGGAACTATTGGTTCTCCATTGGTCGTACTTAAACTCTTGTACACCATCTAAACTCAACAGTTCTTTTCCATAATTGATTGAGTTCTCAAATCTCCAATCGTACTTTGGTTTTACAACAACTTCTTGTTCTTTTTTTGCCTCTCTAGGCTGAAGAGTAACATCTAGAAACTGTTTCATACCAACTCTGCTTCAAGCATAATTTCAGACAAAAATGCAGCGAAGTTGATTTCCGGATTGGCCGAAAACGCATTTTGATATTGATACTTTGCAATCAACATAATCAAAATGGGTAAAGTTCTCTTAGAAAAATACTCAGAAGCATTGTCATAAAATTCATTGTACAACTGATTGACATCTGTATCAATGTTATTCTTAACCCACTTTCTGATCTCAGTGAGATTCTTATCCTTCATCAAGGCGATAAGTTCCTTGATAGAAGTTTGCTGCATGTTAGCGAGAATACCAGAGTCGATTTTGCCTGTAGCTGAATACCGCTGAAGTTCATTAAGAACACGACGCCAATCTGGAAAGTGCTTGTTGATTACTTCAGCAACAACAGCAGGATCAAACTCAATGGTTTCCTTCTTGAGGATGCACTGGACACGCTTAAAGAACTGACCAGCGAGCTTGGCCATATCCTTCTTGCTGATCTTAAAGTCTACAACTGAGCAACGCGAATGAAGTGGATCGATGATGCGATTCTTAAAGTTACAGGTGAGGATGAATCCACAATTCTTGCTAAATTCCTCCATAAAATTTCGCAAAGCTGGCTGTGTTGAGTTTGCGTTAAGGTAATCTGCTTCGTCAAGGATAACGTACTTACGACCTCCAGAAAGAGATACACTGGACGCGAAGTTGAGAATTTCATTTCGCAGGGTATCGATATTACCATTCATAGATCCGTTAATTACAATATAGTCACATCCAAGTTGTTCAAGCATAGCTCTTGCTACTGTTGTTTTACCAACACCAGCGGATCCAGATAGGATAAGATTAGGGATATTTTTTTGATCAACGAATCGTTGAAAAGTTGCTTTTAAATCAACAGGTAGGATAGTCTCTTCAATAGTTTTCGGACGATACTTTTCAACCCACAAAAAATCATCAAGCATAGTATTCTCCATCATAAAAAAAGGGGAGCCTTATTTTAGCTCCCCTGACACTTTAAGTCAACTTAGAAAGTTGACGATTGTTCAACAGCAATCCAATACTCAGCTTCCTTGCCAGAGAAGTGCGAAATACCTCGCGAACAAATACTAACTTCATAATCTCCAGGAATGATCTTAATATTTTCCAGCTTGAAGATAGCCTTAAATGTCTTTGTCGTTTCACCAACTTCAATAGAAAAAGTATTTCCATTAGTCAGCTTTGTATCATCAGCCTGAAGATACAACTTAGAACCATCGCCAACTATTACCATTTCAGGAAGGCTGTTAATACCAGCAGCCTTTTCAATCTTCTTAAAATGATCCTGAGAAAGCGTAAAAGAAACATCAATGGATGGCAAATTGATTTCCTTTTCAGGCGGAGCCTTAATTGCGCTTTCATCAGCGAAAGGAATTACCTGCTTGAGATTACCCTCACGGATAACAAGCTGAGCATCGCCTAGCTTAACCTCAGGATCATTGAACATGCTCAAATTAGCAATGAATGAATCAAGGTTGTAGATAGCAAACCTCTTATCGAAAGAGGTTTGAACTTGAGCCTTGGCCATTACAGTCTTTGAAGTTGAAATGGTCTTCAAAGTGTTTCCTTCCTGAATAATAATGGAAGGATTAATCTTAGCAAAATTCTTAAGGATATTCACAGTATTGGTATCAATCTTCATATCAAACTCCTTTAGTGGATACTTTCATAGTATAACTTACATACTATAATTTGGCAATTACTTTTTGCCCTTCTTAAGAGCAGTGGGATCAGCTGTTGCTGCAGCCCCAATAGTCGCAAGATCAGCGAGCGAACCACCGAAGATGTAAGTACCAACATGCTGCATCTTCATCCATGGGCAGAACCATGTCTTCAAACCAATTTCCTGCGCCTTCTGACAGAACCAATAATCCTCAGAAAGATAACGCTTAGAAGCAGGATCGACTTCAGCCTGGAAGTACATCATAATTTCGCGAGAACCATCGAAATGTTCAGTACGAACATGGTCTGGCTTATAGTTATACTGAGGATAGCTATCATTGAACTTCTTCATAGCTTCCTTGCTTACCATCATGAAACCTGTACCAATCTCAAGTACTTCGCATGGCTCGCTGATCTGAATGCTCTGTTGACCACCCTTGGGATTAAAGACATAATCGCCAACAAACTTTTCAAGAACGTTAGGATCTTCGTCAGCAACGCCCTTATCTACAGCTTGCTTGATCTTTTCCCAACTGATACACTTCTTAGGATATGGACCACCAATGATGTCATACTTTTCAGTTTCTATTGTCTGCAAAGCCATCAATGCAATAACATCTTGAGGATTAAACCCAATGTCTGAGTCAATAAACATAAGATGCTGTGCGTCTGAACGCATAAACTCATCACAACAATAGTTTCTTGCACGAGTAATCAAAGATTCGTTGAACAAGAAATACATCTGAAGTGGGATGCCATAATTGGCACAAAGAGCTGAAAGGTCTGCTACAGAACGAGCAAACATACCAGCGCATTGCCCGCCATACATAGGCGTAGCAATAAATAACTTTCTTTCGCGAAGCTGTTCAATCGGGATTTGAATTTCCATCATTTACCATCCTTATAATGATCTACGTATAAACACATCAATACATAATGTATTGTTTTCATAAGATCGTCTTTATTAGAGCCGTTCTTTTTTCCGTAACGCCAAAGATATTTTAATGCAGTATTTCTAAAGGTAGGAGTAGAATCACCAAGAGCAATCCAAGCATCAAAACATTCAATTGACTGTTGTTCAGTCTTATAATGCTGACTATAAGTCTTATCGATATAAGATTTGAAGTCGGCTATAATACGATCTTCAGCATATTTATATTCTATTTCTTCCTTCTTGTATGTGTTTTGGTGTACTAAGGAAAAATCTTTCATTATGAACCTCTTAAAAAAATGAATCCAATGTCGCTCCAATTTGTTTACTATTATCCTTTAATCTAAGCTCAGCCATACCAGTTGTTTCGCGTATGTACATGGTGCAGTAATCTGGAAACATCTCAGCAATTTTACTGATAGATTCATGAACATATTCTTTGGTTCTAATTGTTTGAAGACCACCATCTTCCTTGTAGTAATTTGACTTTACAGTATAGTCATCAAATCGAACAACAGCACCGTTACGAATATACTGACGAATAGAATATTCATAATCTTCACCATGATTAGTTACGCGAGCAAGGTCATCATGATGTTCGACAATAACACCAAACATCGAAGCAATGATATAGCAGAGCTTAGTATAAACTCTTTCCTTCATAAAGTATGCATTGGCAGCAGCGTAAATACCAAATGTTTTAGCGCCTACCTTTTCGCACTCTTCAAAGCCACGAAGAATAATTTCCTTCTCAAGGTCATCAACACGACCCAACTTCTGTTCGCTGATTTTCTTTTGAACCTCTTCAACGTCATCATCAAACATCATAAGGTAAGTACCTTCTGGGTAATACCTTTCAATGAAGTTACGTTGAGCGCCAATAGTAGGAACACCAACTACAATGTTTTGGTAGGGAGTATCCTTAAGAGAAAACTTGTATGCTTCATATTCGTTTTCATCAGCAACAAATATGGTGATCTTTGAAGGTTCTATATTGTAGCTTTCTAGAACCTTCAAAGTTTTCTTTTTAATTGTTTCAGGTCGCTTATATGAAGGAATCGCGATCTCATAATTAATCATGCAAAAAAGCTCTCCAAATTAACTGTTTTATTTTTACCGTATGGATCCTTCATATCATGCTTATGAAGGTAATCATACCATTCCTGATCTTCCCACATTCCTGGAGAAACACCATTCCACAGATTACGCTGAAGAGGATGATCCTTATTCAAGCGGCGCTCATCAACATACTGCTTGCGGAGATTTTCATATTCCCAAGACTGGAGTTCAAGCATCTTTTCGCGGAAGTATGCAACAATAGTCATACGGTCGTTATCATCACCTAGAAGAGCATCATTACCATGAATACCACCATGGTTATTTACAAGCAACATGTCTCCAGGTTGGATATTGATTGCGATACGATACTCAGGAAGAATAAACTCACCACCTCGCCAACCCTTACCGTCGGGTCCAGTTACACCACAGATGTTAGAGAAACCTTCGTGAAGGTCGCCAGCATCTCGGTGACAGGCAGTACGCCAGTTGTGATTAACTGTAAGGGTAGTAAAAACAGTATCCGAAATACGGAAACGATGATCAAGTTGTTGAGCAGCGTTGTTTTGCTTAGCCCAACGATTAGGAAGAAGTTCCTTGAACTGCTGATCCAACTTGCGCAGATAAGGATACGAAAGCGCAAACTTCTCAAGGTTCTTTTCAGTATAAGAAGTTGCACGTCCATAAGGAATGCGAGGATAACGATCAAAGTAACCAGCGATGCCAGACATAACGGACTGAGCGTAATTAGTTTCAGAAATGTAATTCTTAGCTACATACTCAGCTTCTTTACGCTGTTCTTCGCGTGTCATATTACCTAGACCATCAACCCACTTGTCGAACCAACCGTGGTATTCAGGATACTTCTTGGTAACTTCTGAACGAAGCCATACTTGACCGCGAGTTTCTTCTTTCTTTGAAGATGCCTGGTGACGAGCACGAATTGAGTCAATGCTATCATCTTCAACAATAGCATTCTCAGGTCTTAGAAGAAAATCGAGTATGTCAATATGATATTCCGTAACCCAATCTCTACCGCCGCGACCATTAGCGCCAAGCATATCGCCACGTGGTCCTGCAGCCAACCCGCGATTTTGTGACTCAACAGCAGCTTCTCGTAAACCAGCATACGCAGCATCTTGCTCTTCCTTTGTAAAAACATTTTTTCTATACTTAAAAATTATGTTTTCTTCAGAGATAGATCCATCAAGCGACTCAGCATACAAGTCACAATCTTCGTTGATTACACGATCAGCGTAATCCTTAACTGTGATGAAAGCACCAAGAGTTTCTTCTGAATCAATTTTTTTTCTAACTATAATTTCTACCATATTACGCTCCTGTTGTTAGTGAATTACCATAGTATATATGCAACAATTATAGCGTAATTATGTCATTAATCAAATTTTCTCTTTCATTTTGCAAAATTTTTGCAACATTCGGTGGTTGCCACCCAGCTGGCTTGAGGATTTTGCCATCTTCACGACGGAGAGGTTTACCATCCACCAACTTTGCCATGTTAGAATTATGAACTTCTTCGAAAACCTTATCAAGGGGAATACCATAAGACACAGCTGTACCACAAGCAATGTAAATAATATCTGCTAGCGCATCAGCGATCTCAACGAGATCGTTGTTATGCTCTGCATCCTTGTATTCTGTAAATTCTTCAGTTAGAAGCTTGACTCTCAATGCTCTCTCAGCCTCGCCAGGAAGCTCAGGAAGCCTTCCTACACGCTGACCGAAAGAACGATGAAAGTCCATTACATCTCTATACCAATTACTCATTAATCCACTCCGGAGGTTGACGGTTAGTCCACTTATGCATGGAAACTTTACCTAGTCTATAATAATTACGATAGTTTGTCAATGGGTCATTAGAAACTTTGTACTCGTCTGCCATAGCGGAAGGCATTGGTGTTGCCTCGTATCGCTTGAGATTATTTGGCGGAGATTGAAGCATATAAGAAAGCTCGCCGTAACACTTATGTTCTTTGTTGTAACGATAAGTGTATTCTGCCATCAGTGCATAAAAGTGATCAGTAAGCCAATTGTAATTCTCAACTGACTCACGGCACCAAACAGCTGAAGGATGATTGATGTGCGTTGCTTGATACACAACAGGGTCGCGTGCATCATCAAGAATCCAACGGCGAGCTTTACGCCCAGTCTTAGACTTACCTTCTACTTCACGACCATCGAGCAAGCGATGAGCAGTAGAAAGAAGTTGTGCTGACTCGAGGATCATTTTGACAACATGCTTGTCAACCATCCACTGAGCAGCTTGCGCTGGGTCTTTATCGATGTAGAAGATATTCATATGAGCCCAAATTAGATTTGATGTTGATCGAAGATTTAATACCTCGACGCCATTTGTCTAGTGCTTTATCACGATGAACGCGATTAGCTTTGTTGAAAAATATAACGCCGTCTAGATGATCTAGCTCATGCTGGAAAATACGAGCTGACATACCAGTAAACTGCTTAGTCAAGGTATCTCCATTAGGAGTTTGGAATCTTACTCTTACATGTTGAGAACGTTTAATTTTAACGTATAAACCTGGATAAGTCAAGCACCCTTCTTCAAGGACTACCTCAGCCTCTGAGGGCTGAACAATTTTCGGATTGAAACAAACAAAGTTCTCAGGAGCAGCACGCATAGCAAAAATACGATATGGCACTCCCACTTGATTGGCAGCAAGACCGATACCGTTGTTATCATACATACACTTAACCAACTCCTTAGAAAAGTCAATGGGATCAAAAGGAGGATGTGAAAAATCAAAATGCTTGCAAGGATTAGTAAGTATAGGATCGTCATTCTTCACTAAATTCATTTTTCTTATCCGTTAATGTGTAGGTTCCATTTTTGTTATCAATCCAAAAAAGATCTGTTCCTTCTGCCCACCCCATTTGAGAAAGCAGATCAACAGGAATAGGAAGAATCAATTCTCCAGTTTCAATATCTTCTTGAACTTCTACCGTATATGTATTTGCTACCAATGTCTTATAACTCCAGCTATGATAAACAAGTTAGTTATAATATAACAAAATACTATTAGAGTTCTAATCAAAGCAATTTTATCTGCTTCTTTATCGTTTACACCTGCTTTTTCACCAAGAGCTTTAGACCAAAGACGCCACATTACAATATCCTAGAAAAGTTTTTATGTTTTCCAAACTTGATGACCTTCTCGAACTTGTCATAAAGCTGATCTGTTTTATGAGATATAATAAACGTATTTGTATCAGAAGTCAACTCATTTATTATCTTGAGGAATTCCTCTGTGCCATTAGAATCCAGAGATGAATCAAAGACCTCGTCCATAATAAGAATGTTAGTATTGATAGAGTTACGTAGCTTGGCGAGAGAACGCCAAGTGAAAAGAATGGCAAGATTAATACGCATCTTTTCGCCTTCTGAGAAAGAAGCATACGAAAATTCATCTCTATACCTCGACTTAATTGTTTCGTTGAACTCTTCATCAAGTTCGAACTGACACATAAACTCCATAGAAGAAAGATACTTGTTGATTAGCTTGTTGATGATAGGAATATACTGCTTGATGATACGAGCTTTAATACCACCATCTTTCAGCAATGAAGAAGTAACATTCAATAAGTTTTTATCTTCAGAAAGTTCATTGAACTCTGCTTCTATTTGCCTCAACTCTTTTTCTAATTCAGGTATCTTGTTATCTTCTTTAACAGAGTCTGACTTACCAAGAGTTTTTAACTCTTCCTCTAGTCTATCTCTATATTCTATAACGGAAGATATTCTAGTTCTTACACTGTTTATCTCCATACGAATATCATTTATTTTGGATTGAGTTTCCAAAATTTGTTTTAGTTCACTGTTCTTTTCTTCGTATTGCTTAGTAAGCAGTTCTAAACCAGAGTTGTATTCTTCAATTTGTTTATTTTTTGTGTCAATAGTTTCGCACTTGAACTCTTCATTTATTTCTTGCTTACAGGTTGGACAGTTGTCATGTTTTTCAAAAAACGTAACTTCTTTTTTAACCAATACCAAGTTAGCTTCTATTTGATGCCTTAACTTAGAAAGTTTTTGTAGCATTTTAGAAACACATTCAGAATCAGGAATGTTTTCTATTAAATCTTTTCTTTCGTTTTCTAACTTCCAATAATCCTTATTAAGTTGATCAATTTTTTTATTCGTGTCTTGAATCAACTCTTTCTTTTCATTAATCAGCTGATCTGTATTGTTCTGAAGTTGCTTAAGATGATCTTTGATAAAATCAATTTTTTCTTGAGTTACTTTTTTCTTCGTTTGAATTTCAAAAAGTTTTTCAGTATTATTAAGCAATTTATTTTTAAGAATAGAGTTCATCGTAGTAAAGATTTGAAGGTCAAGAAGATCTTCAATAATTTCTCTACGCTGACCAGCAGACAACTGCATAAAAGGTTGGAACGTAGCAGATCCAAGAACTACTACCTGACAAAAAGACTTATGGTTAATCTTAAGAATTTGCTTCTCAAGAATTTCTTGATAGTCTTTCATCTCCGCTGACTGATTCATCAGCTTATCATCTTTGTAAACTTCAAAAACGTTGGGCTTCATACCACGAACAATTTTAAAGTTGTTCTTGGCGATAGAAAACTCAACTTCAACTACAAGTTGTTTCTGAGTTATAGTATTAATAAGCTGTGGCTTGTTGATTTTACGAAACGCCTTGCCAAACAAAACAAATGACAATGCGTCAAGAATGGTAGATTTACCTGCACCATTCTCACCAACAATCAAAGTTGTATTGTACTTGTTAAGTTCGATTTCAGTAAAAACATTACCAGTGGATAGTAAGTTTTTCCATCGCAGTTTCTTAAATAAAATCATTCAACAGCCAATGCCTCATTATACAGATCTACAATTTTTCTAGAAAGTTTATCTTTGTTGACGTTTTTCAAATCGTAATTGTCAATATACTTTTTGAAAATATCAAGAGTCGATTCAGCTTCATTAATAATATCCATATCGTCTTCTAGATCTAGATTAAGATGATCTTCAACGATCTGAATATCGATAGGGGTTTCGCTTTCAATATTTTCGATAAACTTATCGAACCAGTATGGATTAGTTTTATTTGTTACAATAACCTTCAGCAATGTATTTTTAAAACTAGAGTAATCTACATCAGCATTTAGGAAATTTTCGTCAACGTCATTATACCATACCTTCTTAAACATCTTATATGGATTTTCAATGAAAGTCAACTCACGCGTTTCTGTATCCAAGATATGAAACCCTCTAGGATCATCATAATCAGACCAGGTAAACTCGCCATGAGAACCAAGATAGAAAATAGTACCATCAGTGGAACGGTGATGATAATGACCGCTAAGAACCATGTCAAAGCGCCCAAATAAAGAACGGTCACTGCCATGAGATACGATACTTCCGCGATACATTTCGAAACCTTGTATCTCAAGGTGTCCTGCGCACACTGACGTATTAGCATTCTCAATCGCTGAAAGGATTTGTTTGTTGTTGTCATCACATATCCATGGAATAAAAAGAATAGGAAGGTTATCGAACGTTACTGTTTCAGCATAACGATCGTAGATATGAAACGGATACTTACCATAAACAAGTTCACGAAGTGCATTAATCTCATTCGTGTTTTTAAAGTAAGTATCATGATTACCAGCAATCAGATGAACCTCAAGGTTTCTACCTAAAAGTGGATCAAGGAAATCATTTTTTAAACGGTTCCCAGTATTGTAGTTAATATATTTACGCCTATCAACGAGATCCCCAAGGTGAACAACATTACGAATTCCATGTTTTTCCAAATAAGGAAAAAAAGTATTATCAAGGAACAACTTGCTGTTGTCAAGAAACGCCAAGTTATCATTACGAACTCCCCAATGAGTATCTGTTATCAGTGCAATTTTCAACGCATAACTCTCGTGTTAGGTCTAGTAACTGGCTTGCTGGTGTTATGTTTGTTGATTACAACAGAACAATAATCTCTAATAGCTTCTAGTCTCAAAATATAGTTCATTTTTTCATTCTCACGAACTGTTGGCGAGTTAGATTTTTCACCTATATCTAAAACTATAGGTGGAATCAAATGTTCATTTTTCATTATTATCTCCTAAAAATTTTTCTATTCCAGATATTTTATCCTCTTTTTTTGGTTTAGTCAACTTATTTTCATAAGATCGAACTACCTCAGCAGAGTACTCATTAACTCCTATCTGAATATCATTATCGCCATTGAACAACTCGTTCATCAAATACAAGTTCTCAAAGTTTTTGTGTTTAATATAAGTCTGCTTCTTTTCCTTGTGGATCCTTCGGATGAAGGCATTCCATGCGATCTGAGTAAAATAAGCAAAAGGGTTGTTGGTTTTATCTGGATTAAAGTTATCTACTGCAGCTATACAATCAATCATAGCATCAGAGATCATGTCTTCTTTGTATGTGTATCCAGAAAAGTTAGGCTTCTTGGCTAGATTGTTACAAATTAAAACAATAGATTCACCTATGTACCTAGGAACTTGTGGCTTCTTTTTATTTTTTTGTTCAGCTTCCCTAAGAGAGTTCTTATAATGAATCATAGCACCATAAAGAGTTTTGTTATTAATGTAATTATTAGTTCTTGCCATTTTACTTTACCTTTTCAATTTTCATAGTATAATCACTTTGTGCCAATGATAATATATCTTAGATAGTCAATGCTACTTTATAGATCTTGTATTCAAACTTCTCTTCGTTGTAAGTCTTAATACGTTCCATAAAATGGAGAAGAGTGTAATTTTTCTTAGTTTTCCAAGACATATCGTCAGCAATATCAAATAGAGTAGCTGAATCTTTAGTATCCGACTTACGTAGTCCTCTACCAATCGACTGTAAGTTTCTTACCTTCGATTTCGAAGGCGAAGCAAATATAACGTTGTGGAGGTTCTTGATGTTAACACCAGTGGAAAATGTACCAAACGATGCAACGATGATAGAATTCTTTTCAGTTTCTACTATCTTACGTATACGTTCTCTATCATCTCCATCAACTTCGCCGGAAACATAGAATACTTTCTTATCGCCAGCTTCTCTCTGAATCATATCATGTAAAACTTTACCATGTTTTTCCACGAACTGAAACAGCAACAGAGTGTTACCTTCTAAGGATAGAGTAAGATTCTTGATGAAATTATTGCGTGCTTGAAGTTTGACAATATAATCTATCTCTGCCTGATAGTCAGAAGCTCTAGTAATCATCTGACGTATTTCGTCAGGATATGTAAGAACTATTGCTTTGATCTTGAAAGCAGCGAGGTGCTTTTGCTCAATGAGTTCTGCTGTTGTTGTAACTCTTCTAACGGGTCCGAAAAGTCCTTCAAGAACAAGCTTGTGAGTTTGTGTGCCATCCAAGGTGCCAGTAAAACCAAAGCGATACTTGCAAGTATCCAGCTTACTGAGAATAGAAGTGAGTGACTTAGCTTTAAATAAATGCGCTTCATCGCCTATGACCACATCAAATTGTTGGAAATATTCTTTAGGAAGTTTATAAATCGATTGCCAGGTTGAGATGGTAATTTGTTTATCTGTTTGTTTATCTTGCCCTGCGTAGATTCTATGGACATGCTTATTGGCATCAAAACCATAATCAGCAAAGTCACTGGCAAGCTGACTAACAAGAGAAGTAGTTGGCACAATAATAAGAGTACGGGCATTATAGTACCTCGTTATAAGATAGATAATAAACGACTTACCGGAAGCCGTCGGAGATAATAACAAAGCTCGACGCTCTCTTACTGCATGTACAAAAGCGTCGAGCTGATAATCTCTTGGTTGTAGTTTTAAATTTAATTTGTTTGTATATTCTTTAGCTTCTTTAATAGAAAATTCTTCGCTTGAATTATCGTAATCGTATTCTATTTCGTATTTTCTTGACTTACAAAACTCTTCTAGATACTTTGTTAAACCGACATATAAAGTACAAGTTAAAGCATTGAACAATCTTATTTTTCCATCCCAGATTTTATTTCTAAAAGCTGGCATAAATTTAGCTCCTGGTACATCAAAGGTGAAATAATCATTCAACTCATATGCTGTACTAGGTTCGCATTCAATCTTATTATATATTTCGTCTAACTTATGTATTACAATTTTTTCCATTATGTTCCCATAGTAAACTTTCTATAATCAATAGCAGCTTTAATATTATAACCTCTGTATTGAAAAGATTTTATTATAGATTCTAAAAATTCGATTTTTTCTTGTTGATAACCTATCTTTAATGAATGTTCAACAATTTCTTTATCTGCTTCTATGTAAGAAGGTATATCTGATTTTAATATCATACCCCTAGCTGGGAGTTTCCAATGCTTAGGAGTATCTTCGTTTGGACCTTGTGTATAAAATTCTACCTTATCTAGTTTTAGTTTTTTAAATTCAGCTTCGTATTTTCTTAAAAGTAATTTTTCTTTTATGTAAATCTCATAATACTTATGATGAAGCTTGGCAATTTTGATAGCTTCAATATCCAGATCAGCTGTATCTATTTTAGAATCAACTTCCCAGAGAGCTAAAATTTCATCAATATTCATTGCTTTACTTTCCTTTAAAACCTTAGTATTATTATACTATAGATCCTCGAAAAGTAAAGTTATATCTTGGTTATTGTGTAAATTGTGTATCTAAATTCTACTCTAGCCTCTAGATATTTTACGTCAGTATTAGTTGTATTAAAAGTCATAGCAGATAAAGTAGTTGGAAACGCATCGATAAAAGCTATATCGTAATTTGGCATTTTAGTGCTTGATAAAACTATTAATGATATATCAGAATATAAACCTTTACCGCTACCAGGAGGAGCGTTTTGTAGAGCTTCGTAATCGCCGTCTCTACCATAATCTCCTAAAGCTTTAATCCAATTGAATATTTCTAGATAATTTTGTAAATCTTCATCAACTTTAAACTTCAAACTTAAAGGAGAAAAAGTAACATGTTCTCCATGTATTGGAATATTAATTAAAATGTTGGAATAAACAGGAGTAGGATTAATAGATATTTGAGGTAAGATAACTTCTTGTAAAAAAAAGTTCATATGTGGCGCTCTTTTTAAGACGAGCTTAAAATTAAGCGGTGATAAAAAGTTTTTGTTTTCCGGTATATTTTCTATAGCAGTCATAGTAACCTCCAATTATCATTATTTATAATAAAAAAAGGGGAGCCGTAGCTCCCCTCGGATAGTTGTCGATCTTTTGATCGCTTTATTATCTTACATAAGATTGTTAACAATAACGCGACGATAGTACTTGTTAGTGCTAATGGTAGTAGTACGACCATTACCCTTAGTAAGACCTTCAGCGAATGGGTTTGCAACCATGCCGTAACGAGTCTTAAAGCCAATCTTAGGCTGGAAGCTGTCCTGGTCAACAGCACGTACCATCTGTAGTGGAACGTATGGGCAATAGAAGAGACCTGCGTCGAATGCAGAAGAACCCTTATAACCAACAGTCAAGTAGTTACCACCGATTGCGTATGGGTCGATGTAAACACGGAGACGACCGTTAAGAACACCAGCGAAAGTGTTACCAGTGTCGTCTACCTGGAGGTTGTTTGAGTTAAGAGCAGGAGCGTAGTCAAGAACACCAGCCATCTGTAGAGCGGAAGCAACGTCCGAAGAACAGATAACGATGTTACCCTTACCACGACGAGTCTGCTTAGCAATCTGGTTAGCTTCGCGTTCTAGCTGGAACATAAGACCCTTGAACTTTTCAACTGACCAACGACCGTTTGAGTCAGTGTCAAGATCGAAAATACCAGCAGTTGTAGTATTTTCCTGAGCACCAGCTTCAGCAGTGATGTTGATAGTACGAACTACTTCACGGTTAATTTCAGCAAGAATTTCAGCTGAAAGAATGTTAGCAAGTTCAGTTTCTGCGTCTAGACCATGGATTGCCTTAAGATCCTGGGCAAGTTCCATAGTGTACTCTGCCTTGAGAGCGCGAGTGTTAGCAGTTACAGTAACCTTCTCGATTGAGAAAGCCATCTGTGGGAATGCTGCGTTACTAGTAGTACCAAGAGCTTCAGCCTGAGCACGAGCCATACCAACACCAGTGTTATAGGTGTTAACAGCAGTAAGAGGTGAAGTGTTAGTTGCGCCTGGGATAGTACCAATGAAACGGCTACCTAGAACGTTGTTAGCACCAGTTGGAACAGTTGAGAACGCAGTGTTAACTTCGTTGTAGAATGTTTCATCGCCAGTCTGGTTGCTGTAGCGTGAACGCATAGCAAAGATAAGTCCAGTTGGACCAGTCATTGGCTGAACACCGCAGATGTCATAAGCCATAAGGTTTGGCATTGCACGGCGAACGAGAGAGATAAGAACTGGGTCGAAAGTATCGATACCACCAGCGCCAGCTGTTGAGCTTGATGCGCCCATGAAGTTTACAGGAATATCACCTTCTGTAAGAGTCTGATACTGACCATGAGCAGCTGCTTCTCTGAGAGACTTTTCAGTGTTCTCAAGCATAACAGCAGTTACTGAACGACGGTGAGCGTCCTTGATAACGCCAAGAGCGTCATGGTCAAGAACTGGTGCCCACTTATTTTGAATTTCCTCAGCTAGATACATTTAAGTTTCCTTTCTTTTATAACTAGGATTCTAATTTTTATTTATAAAAACTTATTTCTTAACAGTTTTCGAGATAGCCTGTACATAACGATTTACTTGTGGATCGATATGATGAGTGCTTTCTGTCAATTCGCCTTCAAAAGTTTCTTCTTCAATATTTGAAGAATTGAATGAAGCTTCGCCCTTGAAATAATTTTCTTTGATGATTCTCAACTTCTTTTCATAAGTTTCAAGATTACCATCAAACTCGATACCTTCAGCAAGAGCTGCGAACTTTTCCTGCTGTGTTAGTGCAAGGTCAGAAGAAAGACCTTCGAAAATTTCATGAGCATGAGATTCTACAAGAACACCCTTTAACTCAGTATTTTCTAGGATTACTTCATCGAGTTTACCTTCAAGTGCTTCTACCTTTTCAGCTAGAGCTTCAATAACGTCAACCTTTTCCTGAGGAATATTGATAAAATGCTCAGCGAAAAGATTCTTCAAACCTTCCATAAACTCTTCAGTGAGTTCGTTACGAAGAGTTGATTCAATAGCTACTTCATTATCGCTCATCCATTGTTCCACAACATAATCGAGATAAGAATCTAGTCTAGAGTTAACTTCATTTTGGAACTGAGCTAGTTCTTCCTGAAGCATTAATTCATATTCTTCTTCAAGGCGAGCAGTTTCCAAAGTCAAGCGAGCAGAAACAGCAGCTTCGAATAGAGTTTCTACGCTTTCCTTAAATTCTTCTGAGAGGTCGTGTCCAGCAAACATTTCTTCAATGTCTTCCTTAACATTAACCTTACCCTTCATTGCAATAGTTGCAGCGTTTTTCTTTGAATTGTCGCCAACGCCATAGTCTTTATTTGGTCCAAACTGTGACATAGTAGCAGCAAATTTGTTTAGGTCATCTTTTGACATACCACCAGCTGCTGACATAATTGAACTCAACAAGCCCAATTTCGATTTATCATCAGAAACTGACTTTGCTCCTGGCTTCAATGTGCTAGCAGCAAGAGTTTCTTCATCAAGTTCTTCATCAGCCTCAGACGCGTCAACCTGATCAACGATATCGTCTTCTAGCTCATTAGTTCTTTTGTTAGCCATTAGAAAGGTCTCCTTTTAAAGAATTTAAATTATTTATATGTTTTTATTTTTTGAGGCTAATGAAGATAAAAACTCTTCAAAAATAGCCAAACGTTGTTCTTCTAATTTTTTAGATGATAATCTATGAACTGATTTTTTGATTGACTCTGCTTTTTCTTGCAACCAAACACCATTAGCTTCATCATAGAACCATTCTACATTTTCCATAATACCTTTAACAAAAGCTTCTGGTGCTGAAGGATCAGCAACAATGTCAGCAGCTGTTGAAAGTTTAAGATCGCTCTGAACAACCATAACTCCACGTTCTTCTTTAAGAGAACCCATAGCTCTAGAAGAAACACCAAGCTGACCGCCTGACTCCATAATACCACGAGCAATATTGCCCATTGGCGTTTCGGTAATTTTAGCTTTACCAATAAAGTTGTTCTTATCTCTTTTTAGTTCAGTGATAATATGAGATACACGATCAAGATTAATTGATGGACCAGAAGGATGACCTAGTTCGCCGTAAGCACGGTTATGTGATACGACCTCTGTCATATAACGCTTAACTTCGCTCTCAAGAACATTGATAGGATACATACGACCGTTACGGTTTTTGATTTCTGCCTGAAGGAAAATACCCTCAATGTACATATCCTTCTTGCCAGACTTTTCGTTGGCTTCAGTAACGTACTGAACATTTTCTGTAAGTTCTGTAATGAGTTTCATTTTATCCTCTATAAGCAGAAGCTGTAGCAAAAACTGCTACGTTTGACGCTATTGTATCTGTTGGGTTCTTAGAAACAAAAATGTATTGATTAGCAGGAATAGTAAATGTTCCTAGTGTTGTTCCTGTATTGGAAGCAACAGTGATCAAGGCTGCTGATGGTGCACCAATATAAACAATCGGTGAGTTGTAAACATTATTAGCAGTAGTTAAAGATATTTGATTAGCTGATGCTTTAATAATATTCATTATACTCTTCCTGTATCGCCAACCATGCTACTTGGAGTAGCAACGTGAGTATCTGCTTGTTCGCTCTTCATAGCCTTTTTACGGATGTAGGCAAAGTAAACTTTTTTGCCTTTTTCATCACCATACTGCTTTTGCATATTGGCTTTCATACCTGAATCGTCGTATTTTGACTTTAGCTTCTCTTCTCTTTTTTTGTCAGCTGCAGTCATTTCGCGTTCTTCAATTTTCTTTCTATCAGTGATAAGCTGACGACCTTCCTTTTTCTTACCATTATATCTTGGCTCTTTATCTGTAGCGCCAGCTGACTTGTCCTCTGAACAAGACTTCATGCCATGTACTTCGCACATAGTACCAGCTTCTGTCATATTACATTTAGAATCTTCTGTCATTTCAGTTGCATAATAATCAGCAGCTGTTTGGATATAATCTTTAGCTAAAGTAATTTTCGACTGAACCCATTCAGGAAGATTAGTATCTGGCTTCAACATACCCATAAGTTGCTGAGAGTGATTCATAATAGACTTAATTTGGGAGATAGCCATCTCGCCTTCATAGTCATACTCTCTAGTATCCTTAGCTTCATTTGCTAACTTGTAAGCAGTTTTAGCTTTTGGATCTGGGTCATGACCATGGCGTTCCATCTTAGCTTTTTTTACCTTAGAGGCATTGTAAATATCATCATCATTTCCTACACGATCTGGAAATTTTTCAGTTTTATGAAGAGCAACAAAATCTCTTTCGTCCTTCATTTTACCAGCATAATCTACGCCTGGATCATCACCAGTTGAACCTGGAACAATTTTAGGAGTTCCTATTGCACCATAAATGCGTGTACTAGATTTGTTTACACCTTTAAGAATATCACTAAGATCCTTAGCCATTTAATTAATCCTCTTCGTATTCTTGTTCTGTTTCTGGATCATTATATTCTTCAGGGTCATAACCATACATTTGCTGGGCTATTTCGATTTTTTTATTTTCTATAGCAGTATGCAACTTATCAACTATTAAGTTGCCAAAGGCTGATTCAAAATCTAAAGGTTTTTGTTCAACAGCAGAAACTATTAAATCAGTAGTATCATATTTATTATTATCAGTCATTTATTCACCTCAATAGTTATTGCGCGCCCAAACTATTTGCTATTTCTTTATTTTTAGCTATAATTTGAACTGCTTGTTTATACTTAGATTGATCTTGGATAGAGCGATTATTTACGCCCTTTTCTTTCATTTGCTTCACAAAAATCATAGCTTGGCGCACTCGTTCCATTTTATTATCCTCATCAGGAGGTTGCTGTTGATCTTGTGGCATACCTTGCTGTTCAGGAGGAACTTGTGGTTGCATTTGTTGAGCGTTTTGCTCAATAGCAGGATTTAACCAACGAGGATCGCCAGATTTATTTTCTTCTACTATTTCTTGATCGTTAGTTTCAATATCGTCGTCAGACTGCTGGAGAATATTTTCTCTAATCCATTTATGCGAATAATACTTGCCAGCGAAATCTTGAATCTGACCTGCAAGATTAATACGATTAGAAATAATTTCAGCGTCTTTAAGTTCGGTGAAATAATTGTCCTTAGCGAAATCGTACTTAATTTGACCCGAAATAGAAGCCCAATCTTCTGGAGTAGTAATACCTTTAAGAACTAACTGCCTTTCTAACATTTTTGTAAATAAAACAGAAAATCTAGCACGAAGTCTAACTACAAAACGGTTAAACTTTAATTCGTCTCTAGTAATTTCCGTTGCTCTGCCCAATGAATACATTGAGTCAGAGTTCAAACGATTTACTGGAACGTTAAGTGTCTGGAGAAATTTTTTTTGGAAGTAGAGAACATCATCCATCTGACCTAAGTTCTGACCACCAGGAAGGGTAGTAACCTCCGTACCTCTTCCGCCCTCTCTTCTTGGAAGCCAATAGTCTTCCAACATAGTCATAAACTTACGATCATCTCTAATTTCGCCAGACGACGCGTCATAGATCAAACGATTTTTATGTTTGACCATAATGTCGCGTACATATTGTTCAGCTTTCATCTTTGGCAAATTACCAACATCGATATACCAAATACGACGTTCTGGCGCTCTTGCCAATCTGTAGATAACCAAAGCGTCTTCAAGAGTTCTTAACTGATTAATAGCCTTGATTGCTTTGTGAAGATATGAAAGTACCATTGTACCTTGGTTATCTGTCAAACCTGATACAATGTGCAAAATAGAATCTTTAGCAATTTTCAAACCAGTTGTTGATGGTCCGATTGCCTTGTTACCGTAGTTAAACCCTTTGTCATTAAAAATGAAATATTCGTTAACAGTTTTTGTAACTGTTGTATCAGCAGGATTATCAGTTCCTCTGATTCTTTTTCTTTGAACTTCTCTGATTTTACGGATTTTTCTAGGATCGATATAACGTATTTCTTTAATACCGTCTTTTGGATTTTTTTCGTCGATAACAACGTGATAATATAAACGACCATCGATATACCAACGACGGTAAATTTCATAAGCGTATTTGTTAAATTCTAAAATATTTAAACAGTTTTCGAATTCAGTTTTGATTATTTTTTTAACAGGATCTGAAATTTTAACTTCGTCTAAATTAATTTCAACCAATTCTTTTTCGTCAATAGAAATAGATTCGTTGATAATTTCGTCAATCGCAGCATCACATTCTGGCTGTAATGCCATTTCTCTATATCTTGTAACTAACTCTGCTTCTGATCTTACTGTACCATCAAGGTCTACATAAGTACCATAAGCTCCTCCAGCTGTAATGACTGTAGAGCCATCATCTGACTCTTTAGGAGGAGCAAAAGAAGGTAGTTCTTCTTTTACCTTACGTTTAAATTCGAAACCAAATAACTCTGCCAAATTTTATACTCCAAAATGGAGGGGCGATTAACCCCTCCTAATCACATTAAAATTAAGCTGGTCCTGCAGGACCATCAACATCAACTAATCCACCGTAATTATTTACGCCACCAGCCTTCTTATCAGAAGATTCAATAGCTGGTACCCAGTAATCGTAAGCAAAAGTAACACTGAATTCTTCAATAGCATTAGCACTATCCCAGTTCAAACCAATTGAACCAATTGCTGTTGGGAATGCGCCAACAAGCTGGTAGGAACGGATTACTCCACCATCCTTAGCGTACTGAATAACTTCTAGGTCCACCTTGTACTGTTCAGCTGAAAGAGCTGGGTCGCGAACGTTAGAAACATGGCGGTTAAGAGCGTTAGACCAAGCTTCAAACATAGCACGAACTGAGAAGTCTTCGTCGTTTAGTACGCTTACTGACCAATCAGCAAAAGCTCTTTCGCCAGCAACTTTAATTCTACGACCGAAGTATGGAACATCGATAGAAGAAACAGTTGACTCTGGCAATTCAGCTGTTTTACACAGAAAACGAAACTTGTTAACTGAAACAGTATCGATACCGATACCTGCTGGCGCGCTCATGAATACTTGGAATAGAGATGGTCTGGCACCACCGTATACCAGACCATTAGATTTGAAAGCGTCAATATTAAATGGCATTTATTTTACTCCTTTGAGTTTTAATCTATTTATTAGAAACGACCAACTACTTCGGAGAATTGAACGCCAGTTCCAACAGCCACAAAGTTCAACTGAATAAAGTTAATTGAACGAGCTGGCTTGATATAAATGTCACCAACAAACTGGTTAGTATCAATGATCTGTGGAGTATTGTTAGTATCGTCACAAACAACCAAGAAGTCTGTAATACCACGGCGACCTTGAATATTACGAAGATATGGTGTTACAAGGTTCTTAAACTGCGCTCTAGTGAATGCATCGTTAAACTCGAATAGAGAAAACTTAGCAGCTCTAGAAATAGCTTTTTCAAGAACAATAAACAAGCGACGAACATTGATGCGGTCGAAAGCTGATGGTTTAGCCTGAAGAGTTCTATCACCATAAAGAATAGTGCCCTGACCTGGGAATGATACAACAGGGTTGATTCCGTTTGGATACAAAACATCTCTTTCAGCTTGACGTGGGTTATAAGCAAGCTTGATGATGTTCTTGATATTACCACGGTTAAAACCAGCTGGTGACCACCAAGCATCATTAGTATTATCTGTTCTTACGCAAAGACCAGCAATGTCACCGTTTAGAGGGATCCAACGATTGACATCGTTATAACGGTCGTACTGATACTTGTAACCAGAATCAAGAACAGCATAAGAACTGCTTCTAACTGCGCCTCTCCAAGCTACAAGGTTAGTTGCTTGGTTGCCGAATGCGTTTAGAACTTCATTCTTATCTGGTGAAATAAGAGCAATACAATCCTTACGAATTTCGCAGATGTTATCAATGATATAGTTTGCAAGCTGGAAGTTTTCAACAGTTACACCATTGATTGCTGTAGAACCACCTAGTGGGCGACCCTGCATAACAAGCGAAATATCCACATCTTCTGCAGAAGCGAACAAATCGTAAGCAGCTGCGATAGAAGAAAAAATTCCAGTATTTGATTCTGCATGACCATCAGAACCAACAACGAAATTATAACTTCCTGGAGCTGTAGTAGTTGAAGATGTAACATTCAATGCTGTATTTGAAACGGCATTACCTCTGTCATTAGCCCACCAAACATATGCCGAACCCTGGTTAATAACATTCTTATAGTAGTTATCAGAACCATCATCGTTCTTAGCATCAGTTGCTCTTGACAAACCTCTATAAACTTCAAGAACCTGACCTGGAGTTCCTGTAAAACCACCGTCTTCATCAACAACAACTACGTGAAGTTCGTCTTGAGCTGAAGTATTACCATAATTTGCTACATAATTAGACTGACCTGGAGCAACATCAACCAAGTTAAAGAATTCCCAATAACGCTGAACATTGTTGTTCAATGTGTTATTAGCAACAAAATTAGTAGACAATCTGTATGGGTCTTCAAATGTAACGTCGAAGTAAGCAGCAGAAGCATTAGAAGAAACACCGCCTACTGCAGTAACCTTCATGTATTGAACGCCAAGAGTTGCGTTACCAACTTTGATGTTATCGCCAACGCTTATTGAACTTTGAGCGATTGCAGCAACAGACTGTGCGTTAGTTACCGAACCACCAGAACCTGGAGTATATACGAAATTACCAGTTGTATTACTTACATTTACAGTAAATACGCCTGAAGTGTTACCCAATATGACATAAGTATTCATATAAAGATTAGAAGTAAAGCTTCCAGCGTTATCGCAAACAGAAATTCTCAATGAGTTACCAAGAGCGCCTGGGTATTTAGCAACATAAAGAAGATCCGAATCAAAGTTACCATCCTTAACTAAGTAATCTTCGTCGTTCTTAACAATCTGATTTACTACATTTGAAACAACAGCATTAGTTTCAAAGGCAAGAGATGAATAGGAAACACCTAAATCGCCGAAAATGAGACCAACGTTAGTATTAACAGTAGCATTTGAACTTAGAACAACCGCTGTGGAATTAACAGAAGTAACTGTTACACTATTGCCGTAAGGAATTACGCCAGTATTAGTTGAAAATAGAACATACATTCCTGGAATAATTTGACTTGAATAATCAGCGCCAGTCAAAAAAGCATTGTTTGGAGCAGCTGGAGTAGCTACTGTGTTAGCTATAGCTACATATGGCGTTACACCACCAGTGTTAGCAGCACGAGAAACATACAAGCGATTGCCATAAGAAAGGAAGTTAGCAGCTGTAAAAAATGTTTCAGCATTGTGGCTAGTTGGCTTACCGAATCTATTTACAAGATTATTTTCAGAATCTACCAAAGATCTTTGGCCAATTGGACCCCAACGGAAAACACCAGCAATTGCTCCATCAGAAGTAGCAACTGCAGGCACAACTGTTGTAAGATCAATTTCGCTTACATTAACGCCTGGACTTAGTTGAAATGCCATTTTTATCTCTCCTTTGATGCGAGAATATGATTTATTTTATTGTTATTTATTAAAAGCGATTTTTTAAAAATTGCTGTGTTTATTCCACATCCACGAGTCCGGCACAAACTGTTCAATTGCTTCATCGTATTCATCACGACCGTCGAATACAAAACCAAAAGGAGCTAGATCTTGCTCCATATCTTCCTCTGTTTTTTCTCTTAAGGACATAAGAGTACTTATGTCAGTGTAATCTTTGAAATACTGCTGTTCAGTCAGCCAAGCAAAGAGCACTAGACACATTACAAGGTCGTCGTGTTTTCCTGGCTCTGCTTCGTAAGAATTGTTCTTTCTAGAAAATGTAGAAAGTTCATTTATAGTATGAAAGTCGTTAATTATAAGTTGATTACCTTCAATCAACAACTTCAAAATAGAACAACCAACTGCCTTAACTACTTTGGTAGTTCTAATTCCTTTATCTTTTTTACCTTTAGCTATAGAATTTCCTGTACCACCAAACCCTAAAGTAATACGTTTACCGCTTCTTCCAGCATTTTCAGTAAACAAAACATTGTCATATGAAAAGTCATAATGTAAAGTATGCGCTGTTTGTTCACCAATATCATTTACTTCAACAAGCACCGAAGCATTATTATACGCCTTGGCTATTCTGTGAATAACATCAGCATAATCTGCAGGTGTTACAGCGTTGTTTCTATAAACAGCTACCTGACTGTATGGCATTTTAGAAACATCTATAACCTGGAAAGCTGAATAGTCTAGTCCTTTACCGCGACTAACGTCGCAAATAATCATATAGATATGCTGCTCTTCTGGAGAGTTATATTGAATTAGTCCTTCACGTTCTACTACTGGGTTTTGGTGCACTAATTCTTTCAACTTCCAACCAGCAATAAGCGTACCAGAGCTACCAAGGAATTCGCAATTGTACTCCTGATCAAACTTCTCTAAATCGAAGTTCATAGCAGCAAGAGTATTTTCTCTCCACTTTTCGTCACGCCCTGGAACGTTTTCCCAACGAACGAACATGTAATTATATCCGTTTCTATTTTCTTTGGCGTTTACCCAAATACTGTAGAAGTGGTTCAAACCGTTAGGCGTAGAAACTAGAATAATTTTAGATTCTTGACCAGATGAAATAGTAGGATAAACTGAGGTGAAGAACTCGTCCCAGTTTTCAATGAACGCAGCTTCGTCGATAAACAAAAGGTTGATAGAATAACCACGGATAGCATCAGAGCTAGTAGCAGCAGCAAGAACACGCGAATTATTTTCAAGTTCAAAAGAACCTTTGTTCCATTCTTTAACACCCTGCTGTAACCATCTTGGTAAATGCTGATACGCAAGCTGAATACGACCTAAAATTTCACGAGCCGTATCGCCTTTGTTAGCCAAGAGAGCAACAGTTTTATCAGCATGAAATATGATGTACCAAAGAATAAAGGCGCAGGTTGTAGTAGACTTACCAGCCTGACGGGCAGTAGTTACGATATTGAATCTGCCTTTGGAAAAGTTATACAACATTTGCTTTTGATAAGGGTACAGTTTAAAATTGACAAGACCTTTATCAATGCTAATGATTTTCATATATGTTTCAGTAAAATATACAACGTCTTGAGAACAACGTATATACTCTTGAACAAGTTCTGGTGTCCAATCAATAGGCTGATTGGATCTTTTTAGATTAGCATTACCTTTATAACCACGTAAGTCTAGGTTATCCATTACCATTCTTCATCTGTTCTATCATTTTTTGTAGTTCTGCAGTAGATCCCACAAATAAGTTGTTATTAATAGTCTTAGCCTTTTCATTTATTGGGCTATCTGCAGCATCTAATTCGCGAATATCTTTTTGAAGACCCATAAGATCTTTATTAGCCTGAAGCATAGTTTCCATCATCTTAGCAAGAACTTCGAAAGCTCTTGGGTGCTGAGATTGGGTCGCTATTTGCGTTAGTTTGTGCATAGCATCTTGACCTTCTTCTATCATGGTCAAGATATTTGCTCTTGCTGTTTCGAAATCAGCTTTGGCGCTATCGTTATGAGCATCAGCTACGATATTACTAATAGTAGAAGTTGTTAAAGGGTTTATGCCTAAAGCTCTACCAATTGGATCATTATTAGATTGTTCATTCATTCTATTTCAGTTTCGTCATAAATCATAGTTATAAATCCATAGTCATCGTCAACGTCTATTTCATTGTAACTAACTGTTGCAAGATTACTGTTCGCCTGACCATAATAATTTAAAGGCGAACCGTTAGAATACATTCCAGGTTGTACCGTTACCTTTTCAGCTATAGCTGTATTGCCTACTGCTGTAACAAGTTTACCATCTTCTACATTTGGTATGTAGAAATTAGCATTAACAAACTTAATAATACCACCGCTTTTAACTGGTCCGTAAATATACCCTTTAAGAGTTAAATCAAGTTCCCATATGATAGCTCTACGTTGTTTGTAAGAACCATCATAAGTATCATTATAACTAATATTATTTAATATAATTGGAATATCCATAGTAACTTCCATTTCAGGAATCAAGTTTACCGTAGTAGTCCAATCAGGTGTAAAGTATGGAAGTATCTGTTCAATTATTTTTGTAGCATCATCAGTTTGTTTAGCATAGATATAAACTTTAAAATCTATATTATACGGAACTGGGTTGTACTGATATTTAAATTTGTCAGCATCAGTAGCATTTTTTACAGCCATTCTACCAGTTGTTGGTAGCTTTCTTTCTCCATCATATGACATCTTGCCCATTTCGAAAGAAATAAGAGGCAATGGAGCTGTAGCTGTAGGTCTGTCAATACCAGGATCCTGTATAACACGAGCTAACATTTTATCTTTTGGAGCGTATGTAATAGGAACTTTTAACAGGGAAGTAACATCGCCTGAGGAGTTTGTTCTAGTTATTCTAATATTGTTAAACAAAGTTCCAACAAGAATAACATATTTTCTAATAAGACTAAAATAAAATGGACCACCAAACATTATATTGATCTTTCTGAGAATGGATCGTAAGCTGTAAAGTCAACAAACAGATCAGACTCCCTCTGAATCTCATCATTATCTGCAGCAAATATTAAGTTATCTACGCTAGAACCTTCAAGAACAATCAGATCACCATCTTCTGTAAGAATAGGACCGCCGTCTTCATCTTTTACAGTCCAATGATATTGGTTTGTATCAAATAGTTTTTGAAGTTTATCAATTTCAGGTATACCAGTATTAATAGTTTCACCAGCATACTCAAACAACTCGCAAGTCATTTCCCATGTTTGTAATGTGCCAAGCTGATAAAACATTTCATGCTTATTAACATACTTAATCTGGAAACACTTTTGGTTTAATGGAAAATAAATTAGATCGCCTTCATTTGGTCGAACTTGTGTAGTATACGATCCAACTTCATCATTAAAAATTCTGCGAGCTACAGAAAATATTACTTGGTCTCTAATTTCTATACCAAACTTAGACATAAAATTGCCATCGCCACTAAATCCGTCAACAGACTTAATGTACATTTCTATCATATATGCATTTTCATAACTTGATTGATCGTCAGCGCCATATACTTCATCGTAATTGTTTAGCTTACGAGGTATATAATACATATCTTCGCCGTAAATCTTAATAGATTCTATAATAAGATTTTCAAGAAGTGTTTGCTCTTGAGACGATTGAAAGTTATTGAAGAAAAAAGTTTGTAGACATCAGTCTAAGCCTCCCATTAGTAAGGCGTTAAACGCATAAAAATTTTTGTTTGCATTTATCGTTGTGGTATCTAGCAACATTACCTTTGTTTCCTACGAATTCGCAATATGCGCATTTAATTTTCATACTATTTAGGGTTTTAAAGGCTGTGGTTTCTTTTATTTTGTTTTTGTGTTCTTTAGTCAATTTACGACCACGGTTTGCTGCTGCTGCCATTGCAAGAGCTTTAGAATTGTCCTTACCTACATTTTTACCGATCATAGATTGACGACGTTTTTCACGAACTTCTAGTTCAGAAGATCTATTATCTCTAGTAGATAAACCAGCAAAATATTTTTCACGAACTTCAGGACGATACATTGCTTCTTTTGTTTTTTGAGAAATTTTTTCTGATATTGACAATTTTGTATTTTCGTCTGTGGTCCAGTGACCCCATTTATGTTTTCTCAAATTGTAATATTTTTTACCAAGATCTTTTTCTTCAATTAGAGACATCCATCGATGCTCTTCTTCGAACATTAGTTCTCTGTTAGAAATGTTACTTGATAATATTTTACGTTTGAAATCAGCTGGTCTTCGTTTGTACGCCTTACGCATTCTATTTGAAGAACAGATATAACCATCAGTTTCAACACCCCAATGACAACCTATATAATACATTTTACGTTTCTTATCGAACCAAAGATAAACGAAACCATATTTATTCATAAAACCTCCTTATAAAGTAAAGATAAATTATACTATATAAAGAGTATTTAGTAAAGCGGTCGTCCAAGCGGTCGTCCTAGCCTATCATATCCGTTGCTGGTAGTGAGTAAGAGAATATCATTTCTCTTTCTAAAGCTTCGCGTTCATTGGTAGCTTCATCATATATTTTTTGACCATTAAATGTCAAACCACCTGGCATCTTCATACCGTCAAACTTTTTAAGGTTAGTGCCCCACTGCTGTTTAATCAAACAAGCAGCGTAACGAAGCAACCAACGATCAGACCAAGCGTCAGTATATACATCTGGGTCTACTACTTGATAAGCTTCTACAATAATGTATTCGCCTACGTTCATACGATCCCAGTCCATATCGATATAAAGTTTGTTGATATGGCGATTGTATCTTAGTGGCTGTTTACCAACAAGCATAAACTCAAGAAACTGAATATGTTGCATAGCCATATAGTATGGCACCATAGATACAGATGTTAAGGTGTAAAGGTCATTAAGAGCGATCTGATAACGAATATTGAATAGATTGTTAGTACCAAGAGCGGACCCAAGATCAAATATATTAATAACGCCAATGATATTTTCTGGCATTGTAATATATTTGTTGTCTTTGTCTTGTTGAGTAACTTGATACTTGTAATGAACTTTTTCAGCGCCGTCGAAATGATAGTCCCAGAAGTAGCGAAGAGCTTCATCGATCCTATCCTCAACCTGATCATCATCAACGTTAATTTCAATAACAGGTTTACCTAAACGACGTAGGCAATTTTCTTTAAAATCTGATCTGGTTGTTGGTGACGCCATTTAAATACCTCTTTTTAATTATTTATAATTATTTTAACCAGCAGTTGTTATTAAGTAGAGTGTACTTTGAACTAAACCATTCATTAGTATCTGTTGGATTTAATAATTTTGAAAATTTTTCAGGCGATTGTTCAATTTCTGATTTAAAAAAGTATGTATAATTTTCATCAATTAGAACGGGCACTTTATCTTCTTGGATCAAATCTCTAAAATTTCTTAATTCGAAAAAATCTAATAATTTAACGTTTGATCTTTCTGAAGTTTTTTGGTTGAAATATTTTTCGTTTTTATCAAATTCAAAAATTTCCTCTTTCATTATATACTTGAAAGATGGCGCATCATTTTTAATCTTCTTATCATGGTTAAGCATCGACCAGATTTCAAAATCAGTTGTTCTGAAAAATGGTTTAATATTATTTTCAAAAATATTTTTATCGTAAAAAGAGTTCCATCTTAGTGGTTTAAATCTATTGTTATTCCATCTTATAGAAAAACATAGCCACCACATGAAATCAAAAACAGTTTTAATTTTAACCGGAGACTTATCTAACCAAGGTTTAATATTTGACATAAACCATTTGGCTTTTTCTTTGGAGTCAAACTTACTGAGAACCCACGGTATCCAAGACTCGTTCTTTGAGTCAGAAAACGAAACAAAAGAGAAACCAAATATTTGTGGTATCTGATCGCCTGTAACAAATAATTGATTTTCTGTTGGTATAATTTTTGGATAATATTCCGTAGGTTCTATAACTTTTAATTTATCTTTTATGTAATTTATATAAAATTTATCATTTTCCATAATTGAAAAATTGTACATTAAAACAGATATTTGGGAAGTGTCACTGCAATTTTTTAGTAGAGATACTAATGCATAAGTAGCATCTATGCCTCCAGACCAAGAAACAATTATTTCTTTTCCAGTAGATAGTAACTCAATCGATCTTTCAGATGCTATATCAGAAAACGATTTATTAAAATTAGAAGGTAGTTCAGGTATAGGATCGACAATTGCCTTATATCTTCCTGCAAATGTGTTAGTTCTATCTGTAATTTGACCCTTTGGCTTTGAAGACAAAGCCATCAACATCTCTGTAATATTAATTTTATTTTCAGCGTCTGGATCAATTAAATTAGCTAAATCTCGTCTATCTTCTGCATGATAAAGGACATTATTACCAACTTCTTTCATAGAAACTACCTTTTTTAGTGTAAATTTATTGATTATTTATATACCATTGATAGTCTTCTTTAATTTTGACAGATAGCTCTTCAGGTCCCAAACAGGCGTGTTTGCGGTTAAATGACACCAACATCTTTTTAAATACGTCTTCATTACATATTTTTAACATTGTTGGTCTTAGTTCTTCTGCAAAATCAATATATTGACGAGGTATAGTAAAGAAAGTTTGTGCCTCTGAAACAAATTCAGTCATGCCTATCTGTATACCAGTTGGCACTTCTGGGTAATAGGGATTGGTTTCCCTTGTTCCCATTAACATCAATCTCGTACCTTCAGTTAACATATTCTCAGGCGTAGTGACCCCAAAATCAATCTCTTTTGCTAACAAAGATAATAGCATATCAGTTTTGGCTCTAAAAGAAACTGGTTTGATGTTAGTCAAATTATAATGCTTTAAAAACAACTCACTGAGCACTTTAGTTCTAGGGGAATTATTAGAAACACCATAGAATATGATAGGTTTTTTTCGCAAAGTCTCAACCATTTCGTCTAATGATAAGACATTTAATGAAGATATCAATCCATGAGCAGATGACCCAAACCCCTGTACATGATAAAAATCTCTTTGTTTATCATATTCAAACTCATTGTCTACAGTTTCCATATGTTTGTTAAGAGTAAAAACATCTAGACTGGTGAACAAAAGATTTCTAGTTCCTGCTCTAGCAGCTGCTAATGATCTGCGGGCAGAGGTTTCGCCGAATGCTCCTGGCAAAACGCTAATACGAAACGAATATTTATTATTTTCATCATTCATTCTATTTACAATATAAACCAATTGTTTATGCGCCAAATCACTGACTGAATATCTAGAATAAATTGTAATTGTTTCTTTAGCAGTTACTGTGTTAGAAACAAAAAATAAAGCCATAATAAACGTTAGTATTCTCATCATTTCAAACTCCGAATTTAGGATTAAATTTACCTATAAAATATTTGCGAGTGTTTATAGGCATTTTGAGATATTTGATTGGTATATTAGGATATTTTTTTATAACTCCTGTATTATATTCAAGTATCGCATCTTCAATATTTGTTTTTCCAAAAAAAATTTCAGATGCAATAATATCAGCGCTCTTTTTCCATTCTCTACGATATTGTATTTTTTTAGGCGTAGAATACTTGTATACGTATGGCGAAAACAATCGATCAATTGACAACTTATCATATATCAATCCTTTCACCATTAATTTATCTCTAACGCCTCCTGATTTCCATAGTCTAAACGCATCATATATTTCTTTATCATTTTCTAAAACTTTTTTAATTATATGAGCTTGTTTTATCGGTATCAGGGGTGATTTTGTCGACCAATAAAATTGTTCAAAAAAACATCTTTTGTCAAAACTATGTGTGTTTACCAATCTAGCAGAAACATAAACAGTATCATTAAAATTAAAATAAAAATTTTCATTTTCGATTTGAACAATTGGTTTTTCTATGCCTGTTATCATGGCAGTTTTTTTATTTGCGTTGATATATTTTTGATTATGTTCATAATTTACAGCGGTGATACATCTGCTTGTTCTAACAAGCGGAAATCTACTTGTTGCTATTTTTTTATATTTTGGGTTAAACGTTGAAAAATTACCAGATATAATGTCATCTAAGAAAAAATCTGTCGCATCGATATCTACTATTTTAGTATTAGGACTTCTTTTCTTAATTTCCTTTAGATGTTCTAAAGCGCAATCATCATATTCAGTAAAAATATCCAATCCCTCTTTCTTAAGATAATTTTTATCAAGGTTTTTTATTAAATTTGAAAAGTGAAATATCTGTACTTCATCTAAGAATATTCCATTATCTAAAAACGTGTAAAGAATTTCAGTTGAATCAGTGCCACCAGAAAATGAAAGTATGAGATATTCATATTCTTCTCTCAAAGATTTAGCTCTTTGTCTATAAAGTTCTTCTAAAGAAAACGGTGGTTCTTCTGACCAGTTTAGATATTTAAAATAATTATCATGAAAATTAAAGGATATATTTTTATCAAAAGTATTTTTTTGTTCCATATAATCGAATATCAATTCTCTAGATATAAATAACTTGTTGTCATGTTCATAATATCCATTATAAAGCAACGGTTTTTCATCAAAAGCGTATATCTTATTTGATATAATTTTTAGCATAACTTAATCATTCCGAGTTGAAAATGAAAAAAATGAAATTTATATTATTACTTTTATTTATCTTTATATCGACGACTTCCTTAAAGAGTCAAGAATTGAACATCATTCTGTCTTCTGAAAGCGATGGTCATACAACCAGCGCAAGAATTTTCGGAAAATATCTTGGTATGTATATGCGTGAAAATCCGAGAGTGGTTTACCGAGTTGTTCCTGGTGCTGCTGGATTGAACTCAACAAATTATTTGTATAATATCGCCCCCAGAGATGGTAGAACTATTGGTATTATGTTTAAAAACATACCTATCGTCGGAGCTATTGGTGGACCAAATATCAATTTTGATGCTAGTAAATTTACTTGGATTGGCTCATTTGCTGATGGCAGACTAGACGCATCTATTCTTATTTCCAACAAACAATTATCAGAAGATAGAGAACTTATTGTTGGCTCTGATAATGTTGTTTTGGCAAATCCTGTAGATTTTATTGAAAGGTATGCTGGTTTAAGAATGAGAAAAATTGTTGGATACAATAGCTCCAACGCTATTCGTTTAGCTTTTCTAAGAGGCGAAGTGGATGCTTTTGTGACTAGCATCCTAGGCGTAACGACCTTTGACCCAACATGGCTAGAAAGGTATCCTGTTATAGTACAGTTTGGTAATGGTAAAAACAGACATCCTCAGTTAGTTAGAGTTCCAACTCTTGCCGAAATGGTAAAAGACCAAGATGGTCAGAGGATTCTTAAGATAATCGAAGATCAATTCGCTTTGATTAGACCTTACGTAGCTCCTCCGGAAATACCAAAAGAAGCTGCTGCAGAATTACGTCGAGCTTTCGCGAAAGCTGTTGAGGACAAACAATTTATCGAGGAAATTGGTAAATTACAAATTAATGTAAATCCAATTTTTCATGAAGAAGCTCAAGCTATCGTAAACCAAACAGTTAACATAGACAAAACTTTAAGAGATAAACTCAAGTAATATAATAATTTTTAGTAAAAATTTCGTATCTATTTTTTAAAGGAACTTGTTTCATAAGTTTCCTCAAAGCTTGACGATAAACTTCGTATATACATGAATTTTTGTGGTTTAAAATATACAAATCTCTACCACTTAAAAACATGTTAGAGTTTTTCTTAGAAATCCATTCTAAAGGATAACGCAAGTCATAAATCAGTTTATGAATTATGTTATTATAATTACTATCAAAATTTTCTTGAGATATGCTACGTTCAACAACTACACATCGAATATAAAAATCCTTAATGATGTGTAGTTGTTTTCTCATTATATTATGGGCTTCCGGATCGCTATAAAAATTAATCTTAACATTATGATCGAATTCAAACTTAGAATAGGTGCAGATAGAAGCATCTGAAAAATTTAAATACAATTTTCCTGATTCTTTTCTTTTTAAAGACGGTTTTTCGTTACCGAAAACTAAAGCTGTGTTCCTTTTCGTTTTCAAAAATTTACCTAAATCGTACCAAAACAGATAGGTGATACTAGGATACGCTCCTATGTATTTGTAATAATCATCACCATAATCATTCAACAAAGAAAAGTTGTTTAGATTATTAAAATATTCTGTATAATCAATAAACGTTTTCTTAGTATTAGGCAGATGTAGTCTGTTTAAGTTGTTTTTAACATTACAATAAATGTCTTTATTGTTGTATAAGTCTATTTCTTTATCAGGGTGTTGAGAAAACGAACCGATAGAAACGATCTCGTCAATATGAATGTTATTATAATAAAACGTTTCTAAAATATTGGTAGAATCGATGCCACCAGAATAACAAAGAACTACGTAATCGTAATCATTTCTGATCTGCTCAGCTCGTTCTTTATACAATTGCGGTAAAGATTCTTTCGGTTCTGTTTTCCAATCAATTTTGTCGAATTCATTATCTCTCCAATACAAATTGATTGGAGCGTATTTTTTAATATTATCTTGCAAAGCATCGTATCTGTTGTCGTAAATATGATTATTTACTGCATTATAATAATAGTACATTAAAAATTTCTTTTTAAAAATTCTGAAGCGTTCATACGCCAACTATATTCAGGTATACGTTCTTTATTAGTCTTCAGCCATCTAAACCATTCTAATGTAAGCGGCGACAACTTCAAAGTAATTTTATCACGATATGGTATGTTGTATAACCTACACTTAAATTGTTGTGAATTTTCATCAGGCGTGTTACACATTTCTGAAACCATTGAATAAACGATTTCAGGTGTGTGTAAAAAAAAATCGTAAGTATAACCTGGATATAACACATCAGTATAAAAATCCCATTCATTAATTTCAGTACAAACTTTGTTTTCCATATCTCCGACCATATGTTCGCCCTTAATATATATTCCACCATTTTCTCTAGCATATTCTGCCATTACCAGAGCTGGAATAGAACCTATACCGAAGCTATTAATAACATCATGAACTTGAGTTTTATGGCGAAATATAATGTCTTTCTCATCAATGTTTATAACAGTAGGATTTACACTATACTCTTTACAAATATCAAAGGCTATAGAGCTTTCTTCTTTATAACATGTAGAATAAACGATAACTGGTTTAAAAGGAATATTAAGTTCTGTTAAACGACGGAACACATACTCTGAGTCGATTCCACCACTTAGCCCAACAAACAGCTTGTTGTTTAAAGCATAGAGTTTTTCAGCAACCTCTTTAGTTGCTTCATCAAAGTTAAGTTTACGGTATTTCGGTATGTTGAATTTGACTTGTAAGTCAGCATTTTTGTTTCGCAGTCTTTCACGTAAGTTATGAGTAAGCCAATCATTTTCCGTCGCCATAATATTTCCAAGTTCCAAATAATATATCCCAAATAGGAAAAAACACACCATAATTATAATTTTTGTGGTAATGGTGCACCATATGCCACTTACCGCTAGTTAAAATAGGATAAATGCTAAAATTAGGATTGTGTTCTACAGCTTCTTGAATAAAAGCAGCCCAAATATAATATACAACAAACAACCACCAACCAAATATAAAGCTCATAAGGATAGTTGGAATAACCTCAGTGTACCACTGATCTAATGTGCTTTTAGGAGAGTCAAAATACAGAAACAAATTTTTCCAGTTCAACCCCTGAAATGTGTTCTGTGATATTTGCTTATGGTGGTCTGCATGTATGTGTTTGAAATAAGGAAGAATATGAACTAATCTATGAGTCCAGTAAATTATAAAAGTCCAAAAAACAAAGACTAGAACATAATACATTTACCATTTTACTCCTCGTAAAACCCTCTTTCAACAGACCATTTTGTCGCACCGATATTGATAGGAACTTCTAGTTTTGGTATATTATTTGGATAGCTAGGATCAATTTCTTTTATAATTTCGTAGAGCTGCCTTTCTTCCTCTGTAATAGGTATTTCGTTCAGAGTAATTTCTACTAGCTTATAATTTTCAGGAACAGGATCTTCGAAAGTATTAACCATAATAATATTTTCTACAATATTAGTAGATAAATTTACCAAAGCAGCTTTTTTCGGCGATAGATTACCTACAATTTCAAATGTATCTAAATTTAACATTGCAATGTTATCGACAGACATTATTTTATCTCCAGTAATTTTGGTATGTCTAACTTATTATTTCCTAACTTTTCAACAATATTTAAAAAGTTATCATTGGTAGTCATCACTAACTTAATGTTTTCTATTGCTGGTAAAATATCAGATTGGAATTGAGGATGCTGTCTCATAGTTTGTAAAAGGTCTGTGGAAATAGAACCAGATGCTAACAAACTATTTTCAGCACGTTTAACCAATTCAAATTTCCACTCTTCCATCTGAATAGCCTCATGCGCTTCATGATCAGATAGGTGTGAATATTTTCTGTAAGGTTGCAAACGATCAATGCATTTTTGAATAAAATCTAATTCTCTTTTTGCAGCTTCAATGTTTCTACGAAGGAAATCTTCGTTGTTTTTCATATCAACCAACTCAGCCTTACCTTCTAAAACAGTCGCAGGATCATCAGAATCAATCATTTTTTCAGCGCGCAAAATTTTAGCTTTGGCTCGAAGTTCATTGCCCTCGATTTGAGCCAAAGCCATTTCGCGTTCTTCTTGTAAATCTTTTAGCAGAGAATATGCAGCATCAGGTGTATGACAAGAACCAGCTAAAAAATAAGCAATTTGAAAATCATGATTAACTCTATTATTTTTAGAAGTCATATTACCACCTCAATTACGAAAAATACGAACCTGTAACGCCTGTGCCAGTAGTTTGGAGTCTAGGAAATGATAAGTTAGAACCAGTAGAAGTGGTTTCGTTTGAATAACGATAAATTTCTACTGAAGCTAGAGGACTTGTCCAAAAATTGTTGGATTGACCATAAGAAACTATACCAGCTACATTAGAACTAACAGAACCGCCTGCCCATCTAAATGTAGAAAGCGTAGTACCAGAAGTAACAGTATCTCCTGAATATGTATATTTATACGTACTTCTATTTTCTCCAGCTGATTGGATACCGCTTGTAATAAGTCCTACAGTAGAGTTTCCTAATGGAACAGCCCATCCTTTAGGATTTGTTAAAGATGTTGCAGCTGCCATAACGTTAGAAGAGTATGTATACTTTTCAGTAGTAGCGATATAGTTAATTGTATTAGAACCACCACCAGCATAAATTGCCACTGTCGACTTATCTGTTATAGCTGAATGTAACCATCTTCTTGTAATCAGAGCAGCTGCCGAAGTTCTAGTTTCAGCTGCATAATTATATTTGTCATGCCTTCCAGCAAAAGTTCCTGGCGAAGTAAGGTTTATCGCGCCACCAGAAACATAACCATCTGTTGTAGTTCCAGTAGCAGCTCCGTAATTAGCAGCATTAGCGATCGTAGCTCCTGCTGCTACAGCATCTCCCGAATAGGTATACTTAGCAGTAGTCGCAATAGGAGAAGCCGTTTGATTTGCGCCAGCGAAGAAAATAGCTCTGGTTTCATTTCCAGAACCAGCAGTGCCCATAGCGTGTCTTACAAGGGTAAGGTTAGTTCCAGTTGTAGTAGCGTCTGTCGCATAATAATATTTTGATGTAAGTGCTGTTGAAACTGTAGTATAACCACCAGCAATGACGCCAAATTTAGAAGAAGAGAGACCGTAGCCAGAAGACATGGATATTTGGCCGCTAGGAACACTTAGTAAAGTTCTTACGCTTAAATCGTCCAAACTATTTGATAATGTACTAGGGAAACCAAGAGCCAAGTTTACGTTAGACATACCGATACTACCAGAAGCTGGTAAAGCAACAGGAGTCCATTCCCAAGAAACTATAATTGCTCCTTGTGCTCCTTCACTGTAATTACTTCCGTCAGGTTGCCCAGCACTAATTATCGCAGTTCCGCCACCACCGCCGCCAAAAAGACCACCAGAACCTCCAGGGTAAAATGTGTCTGGCCCATCATCACCAGCATCCCTGCTTTTGGCTCCAGTTCCACCAGACCCAGCATAGTTAGTACCATAAAAATTACCACGAGGAGCGTCTCCGCCCGTGGATGTTACGCTTGCAGCGCCACCAGTTGCTCCTCCAGCGCCTGAAGTACGTCCACTGCCATTACCGCCCGCTGCAGTATCACCACCTGCTCCACCACCACCACCATAGTTTTGTCCAGATGAATGTGTTGCTGAAGCTCCGTTACCACCGTTCCATTTGGTTGTACCAGTGGAATTAGTAGCAGAACCACCTGTGCCACCAGTGCCAGAAGTCGCAGCTCCGCCGTTACCACCCTTGGCTAATACAGTACCACTATTGAACGAAGTATCACCGCCTACGCCATTAATAGCACCACCAGCTCCAATACTAACCGGAATTGAAGCTCCAATAGTTAACGAAATATTATTACTGATTGCACGTGCGCCACCGCCGCCGCCACCAGTTGCTGCTCCACCAGTGTTAGCGCCACCACCACCGCCACCACCAATACAGGAAACGCTGTTATTTGAGTTGTTCCAAGATTTTGGTACGGTCCAAGTTGTGCCGGAAATAATAACAACTGTGCTTCTTGGCATAATTACTCTTTCTTAAGTTTTTCGACTTCAGCAGAAAGTTCCTTAACCGCTTCAATCAATAAAGCAACGATTCTGTCATATTTAACAGCTTTTATACCATCATCTCTTTCAGAAACAACTTCTGGTAAAACTTTTTCGATTTCTTGTGCAATAACACCAACATCGTGTTTCTTAACAAAATATTTATCAACATGATTACGAGTTTCAATATATTCGTCGCTCCAATCAAATTCTACACCACGAATTTGTTTTACTTTTTCAAGAGCATTTGAAATTTTCACAACATTATTTTTTAATCTTGCGTCGGAAGAATAAAAAGCTGTTACGTCACCATAAACATTAAAATTAAAATTGCCTGAGGCAAAAGTAGAACCTGCGACAGCATTAGTACCTTCAATTTGAAATCTACTAGTGGTAGCAGTTTCATCAGTTATATGAAAATAACCGTCGTCCTTTTGCAAAACTCTCCAATCTCTTCCGCCTGTAGCATTTTGTAATTTAACGCCACCATTTATTCCAGTTCCATTTATTGTAATTAACCCTGTTAATGTATCTGCGCTATCACTTCTAGCATAATTAGCAGCAGCAACACCACCCAAAAACGATGCGTTGTTAGCGGACAATGTTCCAACATATGTAGTATTAACAAATAATCCAGTAGAGTTCGCAACAATACCTGTATTCGCAAGAACAAACAATCCAGTAGCATTAGCGACGATGCCATTATTCGCAAGTACAGATACCGTTCCTGTTGTTGTAACAGGTCCACCTATCATACCATTACCAGTAGCAACAGATGTTACTGTACCACCAGAGGTATCATCAGCAGCCCAATAGGTTGCTGTGCCATTAGTGTGAAGAACATGTCCAGCAGTACCAAACGAACCGTTGGCAGATAAACCAGAAGAACCTAATATGACGTTTGCGCCAAAAGTAGTTACAGCACTTCTTGTAAATGCTGTTGAAGTTGTGTAAGAAACAGCATTAGTATAAGCTGTACCAGCTTTCGTTGTTGCGTCAGAAGCAGCAACAGAAACAGCATTAGTATACGCAGTAGCCGCTGTTGAGTCACTATAGCTTCTCAAGGTTGCGGCAGTATTACCACCAACAGTAGCAGCACTCACACTAGTTAAAGAAGCACCATTACCAGAAACGTTTACTGCAACTAAATTATTGGCGTATACATTTTGCCATCTTAATGTGTTTAATCCAAGATCCCAGCTATTGTTAGCTGATGGCATCAAACCAATATTAAATTCCCAAGTATTTGATGCAAAAGTATAACGCATCGACGCACCAGAAACATCAACAGACAATCCAGCGCCGTCAGTAGCAGCAGCAGATGCTGCATTTTTAGCTACTGTAATATTTTTATCAGCAACATCAAGGTTAGTTACGTTAGCATATAAAGTAGTGCCAGTAACAATCAAGTTACCTGTAATAGTAACGTTAGCGTTTACGTTAACAGGACCAGTAAATGTATCACCAGCTTTTAGAGCATAAAGAGTTAGGTTGCTAGAAAGCTGAGCGCTGTTAACATACGCAGAATTAATATGAACGCCAGTAGCATTAACAACTAGACCTGTATTACCAAGTACAGCAACACCACCAGATGTTACTGTAATACCATTAGCGGCAGCTACAGCTATTGCATCAGCAGAAACAGAAACACCGTTACCAGCGCCAACGTCTAATGTAACAGCTCCTGAAGTACCACCACCTGTTAAACCGTTACCAGCTGTTACAGCTGAAATATCACCAACTTCAGTTGCCCAATAAGTAGCGCTACCATTTGAGTGAAGCACCTGACCAGCAGTACCAAACGTACCGTTGGCTGACACTCCTACAGAACCAAAAGAAACGTTAGCATTAAACGTAGTATTAGCGTTGAATGTAGTAACACCAGTTCTTGTGAAAGAAGCAGTAGTGTTAATAATATTAACTGGTATTTGAGCGTATGGTAGAGTACCAGAATTTATATTAGTAGCGTTGGTATAAAAGGAAGCTTCTTGACCATTAAAATGAGTAGTATTGTTAGCAGTTAGTCTAGCAACGTTAGCAGACAATCCAGCAGTTGTCTGATAGTTCGTTAAGTTTGCAGAAAGCTGAGAATTAGAAACAACGTTAGCAGCGGAAACTGTTCCAACAAAGGATGTATTATTAGCTGTTAATGTAGCAACGTTAGCAGACAATCCAGCAGTTGTCTGATAAAGAGCCAAATTGCCAGATAATTGAGCTGTGTTAACAACTGCAGCAGCTGATGTAGTACCAACAAAAGATGTATTATTAGCTGTTAATTTAGCAACGTTAGCAGATAGTCCAGCAGTTGTTTGGTAGTTTGCTAAATTATTAGTTAAGTTTGTAGTTGTTACATAATTGGCAAGATTACCTGAAAGCTGTGCGGTGTTAACGACAGCAGCTGCAGCAGTAGTACCTACGAATGATGTATTGTTAGCAGTGCCTGTAAATGATGTAGAGTTAACTGTAACATTGGCAACAGTGTTACCTATTATTAAAGTAGTCGCAGTAACTCTAACATTGGCAGTGCTGTTACCAACAGCAACAGTAGAAGTATTAACTGCTACGTTTGAACCAAGGTTTACTTGAGTAGAATTTGCAGTAAAAGCTGTGTTTACTACTAGACCGTTTTTTACTACAAAATCGAATTCTGCCATGGTTCACTTCCCCTTTTTGGCTTTATTTTTATTTATATAATTACAATTTATCTGGAGGCGGGCCAACTTCTCTTGGCATATTTTTAACTTGCGAGTCAGCTTGTTTTTGAATTTCTGCAATCAAAGGAGCTACGGCTTCGTAAGGCAAACGAACCAAAGCTGCCATAATCATATTAGTCTGTTCAATAGTAAATTCAAACTTGATACTATTCATATTATTTCCTTTCAATATAATAAATTATGTATTAGCAGTTACAGTATTAGATTCAGCCCATGGAAGTGGCTTTTCTACCACAGGATTTTTCTTCAAATTAATTTGTTCTTGGATTCGCCAATCAATATGTGATTGATCTGTAATTGAATCTTGTATCCATTGAATAACTATATCTTGTGTTAATTGATCATATGGTACAAAATTTTCAGGATCTACTGATGATATTGACAGTGGAGTTGCGCCTGAAAACGAACCCTCATTACCATCTTCATCAACACCTGTTTTAACCCAATATGTTTGAATGACTACATTTTGTAAATCTGTAGTATCAACCACTTTCATTGATGTTACTTTCCACGTATAAGTAATAGCCATTTCAATTTACTCCTTTGAGACTATTTATCTCTTTGGTTAGAGATTGTATTTGAGTTTGCTGTTCTTTGATAGCTTCTATAAGCAACGGTATAAGTTTTTCATATTGTACCGTCTTATAGTTTTCACCGGAAATAGAAACTTCCTGACCATCAACATATTTTGTGTCAAACGGTGCGCTCTTGACAATTTGAGGCAACACAGATTCGACTTCTTGTGCGATAACACCGACTTGCTCAGACTGATCTTTATATCCATATTTTGCCGCTGTTTCGTTACTAGTATATAGTACACCAGACAACGACATAACTTTATCAAGAGCATTAGGGATAGTTGATTTAATATCCTTTAGTCTTTTGTCTGAAAAATATGCGGTAATATTATTTGTTGCACGAATTTCGCCAGTTGTACCAGAAGCTGCTGTTCCTACACCAAGAGTTGTAATTTGTGCATTGTTTATAATAGATGTAGAAGCTGGGTCAACATAGAACGCTGTATTGTTGTTATCGTAGAATATATTCGCAAACAAGTTCGCCATATAAACGTCGCGATAATCTGTACTTGTAACCGATTGCGCTCTAATTCTGATGTGACCATCAGAATACATTTTAATAGCAGCAGCTGCGATGTTACTCCAATGGAAGTATATACTAGGAGCATAATCTGAGCCTGTTTGAGTGTTTGTTACTCCATTGACTTCGCGAATTTCTATAGAGTCATTCCAAACATCGTTCGTCACAGTCAAAGGAAAAATTCTTGTGTGTCTTAGAAGAGATGTTCCGTTAGGATTAAGATAATACCCAGTATCATTAGAATCATAGAAGATAGGAGCTCTAAAATCTGATATAGCAGTACCAGTTCTACCAATAACACAATCATTATTAGTAAGATTTACGTAAAATGGCCATTGACCGTCAACTTGAGTCCATGATGTGCTGTCGTTTCCACCACGGAGAATATAGAACAGATTGCTATTCACGTGAATCATAGCAGAGTTATGATCCGTATCTCTAAAGTAAATTGTTGGCGAAGAACTTCTCATAACCATAGCACCAGCAGACCAATATGCATTGGTATCTGAAGAACTATAGAAGAATGGTGCACGATACGAAACAGCAGCGTCAACGTTACCGCTAGTATCAATGTTAAAGCGATTTGAAGCAGCAACCGAAGAGTATATTGAAAAGTTTTTGGTCCCGTTGCCATTCGAATCTTGAAGAACTAGCCAATTATCCAACGACAAAGCTGCTCTTCTAGAAGATGCATGTGTGCTAGGCGCGATATTGAGTGCTGTTGTAAACTGTCCCGATCCTGTCGCTACAGTATATGGGTTCAGAGTGTTTAGTACGCTAGTGCCAGCGGGATCAACGTAATATGCTGTATTATTTGTATCGTAAAATATAGGTGATCTAATAGAAGTCCCATTGAATAAAAATGCACCCGCTCTATTGATTGATAACGCAGTTCCTATATATGAACCAGCATCATTAAAAGTATTGATAAAGAAGTCAGAACCAGCACTTGACCCAGATTCAGCAACGTTATCGATGCCCATATCAAATCTATTAGAACCAGAAGTACGCCAACTCATATATGAATAATTTCCAGCAGCTCTATCAAAACGAATAGCATCAGTGACATAGTCTAAAGTTATTCTATTCATCACAGACGTGCCAGCCGGATTTGTATAATATGCTGTATTGTCTGAGTCGTAGTATATTGGACCTCTGTAATCAGTATTGGTAACAACCGAACCATATAGTCTAACAATACGACCAGTAGCAGCCGCAGTTTGTGTGCCAACGATATTCAATCCGGTGGCAAATAAACCTGCACCTATTTTACCATCATTAACATCTGTTTGGTTAGCAGAACCAAATCTAATAAAAATACTTTCAGTTATATCTTTACTGGCATCTGTTCTTAAATAATTAGCTGCTGCAATACCACCGAGATTGTTAGCGTTATTAGATGTCAAAGTAGCTACATTCGCGGAAAGAGTGGAGTTTAACTGATAAGATGCGCCTTGTACTCCATCAAGAGTATCAGCATCTAGTCCAGAGCCAGCGCCATCGTTACCTGCGTGCCAAACTTTATTTTTAACAGCGCCATAAGACCAACCACCAACAAACAAATCATTCGTTGTGCCATCTATACCAAAATGACCAGCAAAATCACCATTAATATGAAAGGTCATGAAAGCGTCAGCACCAGCTGTTGACTGATACACCTGAAGACCGTTAACGTTTCCTGTATTAGAACCTAAGATACCAGCATCATTTCTAAATTCAGCAACACCTCCACTAAAAGTATCACCGGTGTCTGATCTAAAATAAGAAGCTGCCGCAGTGCCACCAAGGAAAGAAGCATTGTTAGCAGATATCGTGCCAATATATGTTGCATTAACAAACACACCAGTAGCATTAGCGACGATGCCAGTGTTAGCTAACACGGAAACGGTGCCTGTAGTGGTAATAGTTCCACCAGTCATACCGTTGCCAGTAGCAACAGATGTTACTGTACCGCCAGAGTTATCATCAGCAGCCCAATAAGTAGCAGTTCCGTTGCTATGTAATACGTGTCCAGCAGTTCCGAATGAACCGTTAGAAGATAGTCCTACAGATCCTAAAACAATGTTTCCTGAAAATGTAGTAATACCACCAATTGCAACATTACCAGATACGTTAGCAGTACCTGTAATATGTAATCTAGCGTTTGGTGATGAATTGCTGATACCAACATTACCACCTGCATCAATCCTAATTCCTCTTGCTAAATCTGACCATTGACCAATAACTAAAGCGCCAGTGTTAGATGTGCCGTCAGAGTAAATAAATGCATGATCATTGTTTGCGACCATAGGATTATATGCACCAGCACTTTGGCGAGAATTCAATTGATACCAATAAGAACCTTCAGTCGCCCAAATCTCGCCACCAATAGTTTGTCCTGATGATCTTTGTATTTGTAATTTAGAGTTTGTTGGTGTAGAAGTTCCAATACCAAAATTTCTTGATGTATTAAAATATGATTCAAAGTCAGGTGTTCCACTGATACGAGTGGTAGCAACTCCGCCGTTTAGTAATTGAATAAGACCGCCATCGTTTGTAGTTGCATTCGATCCGAGAATTTCAACAGCATTTACTGTACCATTATTTAAAGTAATACCTGTATATTGTGTATTAGTAGAAACAGTAAATCTAGAAGATGGACTAGATGTTCCTATACCTACAGCACCAGTACTAGTGATGCGCATGCGCTCCTGAAGCGAACCCGCACTGTCTGACGTGTTAAGGATCAAGAACCCACCGTTTCCGGTGCCGTCCTGCTGTCCATAGATCTCCACGCGTGATCTGCCGTTCGAGTAGAGATCTAAAACGGCGGTTGAGAAAGAAGACGTGTTCGGGTTGCTAATCCGCAGCCGTGCATCAGCAATGGTTGATCCCGCGCCAACTACTTCAAGTCTTCCGAACGGCGACGACGTTCCGATACCCACGTTGCCACCGCTCGTGATGCGCATACGCTCGTTTGAATTGGTCCAGAACGTAGTGGCATTGTCACCCGTAAACCTAATCTGCTGCTGTCCTGCAGTTTCATCGACGTTTCTGCGAATGATAAGATCAGCAGTCGTCCAGTTTGTCGGACTAGATGCGGTTCTAGAATATAAGAAATCTAATGCATCTCCATTGCCGGTGTTGTTGTAAGCTCTAAACAAGGAAGCACTGTTTCCAGATGTTGCCCCTAGTGCACTACCTTCAATCTGAAACTTGTATGGTGTCGCTGAACCACCGATAATCACGTTACCATTAGCAAGGAAATATGCTGCTGTACCAATTGTAGCTACATTAGTAGTCGTTGTTAAATTAGCTGAAGTAAGAGCACCACCAATAACGACATTACCAGATATATTTGCTGTGCCAGTAACTGCTAATCTAGCGTTTGGATTTGTGTTTCCAATACCAAAGTTACCACTATTTAATACAGTAGCATATTCGAAAAATGTATTCTGTGATGTATTTGATGCAGGATAAGCACCAATTCTTACTGCAACTGTATCAGATCTTCTACCGTAAAGCGCCGTCGCCCAAGCTAAACTTTGGCCAGATCCTGTATCTCCATGATGTAGATCTACACCAAATGCGTTATCTGTCCATAATTTTATACCAGCATTTCTAACGTTATTAGCAGTTGATGCACCATTTTGTAATAAAATATTACCTTGTACTTGTAGTTTTTCTGCAGGTGTTGTATTTCCAACACCAACATTTCCATTAGCAACAAAGTATGCAGCTGTGCCAACAGTGAATGTATTGGTTACTGAAGAATTGGCAAAAGTTGCAGAATTAGAAGAAATCGTATTAATATACGCAGCGTTTACATATATGCCCGTAACATTAGCTACAATGCCTGTGTTAGCATCAATAGTAGAAAGAACTTTTCTCCAAGAAGTGTTTCCTGCAGATCTTTCTCTAAACCAAAGTTGATTTATAGAAGTTCCTAAAAGGTCGAATCCTCTTGATGAAGTATCTCCAGCGCCCATGATAAAACGATAACCAAGACCACTTGCTGCTCCTGTTGGAACATTAGTAGAAGAGGCCATATTTACAAAGATAGTAGAATATAATTTTGGATACGTATCAAAATCATGAACTTCATAATTTCTACCGCCTTGTTGATTGGCAGAAGATATTAAAGTTCCATCAGTATTAAATATAGTAGATCCTACACCTGCCCCACCAGAAATAGTTGAAAATGTAGCAGAATTAGAAGAAATCGTATTGATATACGCAGCATTAACAAACACACCAGTAGCATTAGCGACTATGCCAGTATTTGCAAGAACAGAAACAGTTCCGGTTGAAGTAATCGTTCCACCAGTCATACCGTTGCCAGTAGCAACAGATGTTACTGTTCCAACACCTGCTGACGACCAATAAACAGTTGTCCCGTTCGAAGTCAAAACTTGGCCAGATGTTCCAGGTCCACCATTAGCTATTATCGCTGTTGTGGTACCAAATCTAACGTTTCCGCCACTAAAATCTAATGGTACAGAAAAATTTAAATTACTGCTAACACTATTTGCGAAAATAGAAAATACAGCTCTTTGCTGATTTACAGTATTTGTACTATAGAAAACAAAATTGTCATCGTTCTGTTGAACGAAAAATACGTTAGAACCACCAGCTAATGGCGCAAACGAAATACGTCTATTATTTGTTGATATGTTAAGATTGTCAGAAAACGTTGTTATACCGCCGATTACAACATTACCAGAAATATTTGCAGTTCCAGTAACCTGTAATCTAGCGTTTGGTGCTGTATTACCAATACCAACATTGCCTGAAGGTAAAATTCTCATATACTCGGTATATGTTGAACCGTCTGTGGTACTAATACCACCAAATGTATGACCTACAGTAGCATTAGCCGGTACGAAATATCTAAGCTCGTTGCTTTGAATACCAAATCCATAGCGCGTAGTCCCAGATTCCCACATTAACAATTTTTGCGCTGCAGTAACGTTACCTAGAGATAATAATGCTCTTGGCGAAGCTGTACTAATACCTAAATTGCCATTGGCAACAATATAAAAACTGTTGCCGACAGTTAAATTATTTGTTGAAATATTTTGCGTAGTATTATTAGAACCAATTTCAATTACAGCAGATCCATTAGACGAGTAAAGGATACCGTCGGCCATATTAAGCGCAAGTTCGCCAGCTGAAATGTATTGGGAATTAGTTGCGTACGAGCCAGTTGTGTTTGGTGTACGTCCAGATGTGCTGGTTCTTTTTAATATGATTCTATTATTAGCCATATGGCATCCTCGTCAAACGCCTATCTAGGCGAGGTTAAAAATCAGAAGTAGGAACTTCCTTTAATTTCTTTTTATTTAGTTTTTCAACTTGCTGTTCTAATTGAGATATTTTATTTTGAAATTCAGTGTTCATTCTTTCAGTGTATCTCAATTGGGTTTCAACAAGGAGCCGATTTTTAGTCAGCTCCGAAATTTCTTGTAACAATCTTTCAATATACATATTGACTATTTCAGGATTCATAGTATAATCACCTATGTGCTAATGATGATATTAGAACGTTCCACCATCGAGTGTATCATAAACAAGAGCAGTACCATTCGACTGAAGAACATATCCAGAAATACCCAATGCTAATCCAGTAACACCACCAGTGCTATTAGTAAATAGAACATCTTGATTACTTCTACCAGATAAAGTAAGAACGTTAGCTGAAATACTGACACCAACTGTTGAGTTAGCAGTAATAGCAACGTTAGTAGCATTAGTTACCAAACCACCAGACAACAAATATGTTGTAAGATTAGCCAATGAAAACGAAGGATCGGTAACTATAATTTGGTTATTTTCAACTCTGGCTTCATCGCCATATGTCGAAAATAGATAATAATTCTTATTTGAAGGTTCGCGGACCAAACCAGTGTGGTTAGTAGCATTACCAAAACCATTATAGTGACCAGCGAAACCGATATAAAGCGTATCACTAGTGGTGTTATTAACGGCGAGCTTGATTAATGGGTCTGTTACCGAAAGAGAAGAAACGTTAACAGTAGTTACGTTACCAGCAACAGTAAGATCGCCGCCGATAGAAACGTTGCCGCTGATTGTAGCGAAGTTAGAAAAAATATTGTTAGAGTGAACGTTATTCCATCTTAGTGCTGCTGTACCTAAATCGTAAGTTAAATTAGCAGATGGAACTATGTTAGTGTTTACTCTAGCAGTAATAGAAACTATATCTGTAGTATTATCGCCAAGAGCAGTATTTCCAAATACAGTAAGTAATGTAGTAAATACGTTAGCGAATGTTACATTACTTGTTGTAGAAACTGGCTGACCGATGAAGATACCAGTTGAGTTAGCAACAACACCAGTGTTAGCAAGAACCGAAACAGTAACAGCAGCAGTTTCAGAACCGCTACCTGCAACAACTATACCATTACCAGCTGCTACAGTAGCAACATAGTTACCAGATGTTTGAGTGCCAAGAGCAACATCGCCTGTTAACTGAGAGGTAGCAATTGAGAATGTTGCAGCGTTAACAAATACACCAGATGTGTTAGAAATAACACCAGAGTTACCAGCAAGAACGTTAACGCCATCTGCAGTTACTGAAATACCATTAGCGCCATCAACATACACACCAGTTGCGTTGGCAATAATACCGTTGTTGGCAAGAACAGAAACAGTTCCTGTATTAGTAATGGTACCACCGGTCATACCATTGCCAGTTGCGAGAGATGTTATACCATCGTCAGCTGCCCAATATACAGTAGTTCCATTTGAGTGGAGAGTTTGACCTGCAGTACCGATACCACCGTTAGCCTGTAAGCCGACTGCAGTACCAATAACTAATCTGCTGCTGTTGGCTATTACTGAAGGACCTACTTGAATAGTAGTAGCGTTAACTGTAGCGCCAGAAAAAATTGATCCAACTACTGTTAACGTGTCAGTAGTTTTATTGTAGGTTAAACCAGCATCAGCGCCTAGAGAGCCGCCGTCATTAAACTGTACTTGTGTATCAGAACCAACAACGCTTGGAGCAGGAGTGTTCCAATATACTACAGAGCCATTAGAAGTAAGTAATTGACCTGCAGTGCCAGCAGCTCCGTTAGCCCAAATTGTCGTAGGAACAAGATTAGCTACTATAACTTTATCAATACCAGAGGTAGAGTTAGCAACCAGCGATTGGTTAGCTGTTAGAATACCAGGACTTCTTGCACCACCAATGGAAATAACGTTAGCAGAGTTAGCAGGGTCACCAATCGCAAGAATATAACCATTCGATGTAAATACTAACTCGCCAGCATTAACCGAAGGAGTAGTATTCGTAATCGCTGTGGTTGTACTTCTTTTAATTTGAATTCTGTTATTAGCCATTTAAGATGGTCTCCTTGATTTTTATAATTATTTATAAAATTTAAAACGTACCACCGTCTAAATCGCCAATTACATTAGATATGTCAAGTTTTTGTACTATGTATTTGTCAGTCGAAGCGTCATAAACTAAAGTCGCTCCATTAGATTCGTTATTCGCAACCACATCAGTCAATTTATCAAGTCTAGAGATACCTGAAGTTATTGAAGGGTTATTTTTTATAGTTACTGGAACCGAGGTATCAATTATTCCAGCTGTAGCGTTTGCAGAAACTTGTACATTTCTTTTTCTTGCTACTACTACGTTAGTCATTTATCTTGTTACCTGTGGAGTTACTGTAACTATACCCTCTACTATTCTAGATACTTCAGAACCATCGTTTATTTCTACGTCATAAACATATCTTCCAGCAACCAAATTAGATGTTTGGTTCGGAGTTAAACTTAAAGTTATAACTCCTGATTGAACATTTATAGAAGTTGCAAAAGTAGCAGCTGGGTTGGCGGAAGTATACCATTTTCTCATTTGAGAATTGGCTGTATAACCAAACAATACTATAGGATCGCCATTTTCATCAGTAAGCGTCAAATCAGTAGAAAACGTAGAACCTTGATCTATTACCAGATTAGATTTAGTGGCCATTTTACACCGTAATTAAAACTTTATGTACCTTTACGGATACAGTAGAAGTTGTTGGAGTTCCGAGTAAGTTTATATTACCACCACTTATAGTTGTTCTAAAAGCGCACAAAGTATTGTTAGTTGATATAGAACCAAACTGAGTTGAGTATGGTTCTGTTCCATTGTGAACAACCAAAATTCTAGCTATGCTGTAACTGTTTGTAGCAGTATCAGTCATTTGAATAGAATAGTCAGCTGATCTATATGTTGAAACTGAGAACGTGTCAACAGTAGTTTCTGCAGTTGATGAGAAACTGAAAGAAGAAGTTACGCTATGAGAAACAGAGTTTAGAGTTACAGTATTAGATATCAAGCCTCTTGTAGCAATAAAATTATTAGCTACTGTTGCATTGTTAGATGATTTGTTGTAAACAAATCCTGCAGCAGCGCCAAGAACACCAGCATCATTAAATTGGACTTGCGTATCAGAACCAGCAACTACAACAGCTGTAGATAAGAAACTACTGTCTGGGAATACTATTCCAGAACCAACCGTAGTAATAGCAACGTTGCCACCTGAAATTGATAGCTTGCTTCCAGGATTAGTATTTGAAACACCAACTCTAGAGTTGGTAGCATCTACGAACAAGATACCAGAGTTAAAATTAGTGTTTCCGGTAGCTACTGATATTCCTGTAGTAAATGTTCCAGAATTAGCGAAAAGTTGCCATCTATTAGTAGTATTACCTAAATTAATACCGTTAGTAGAAGGAACTAGATCAGCGTCATAAAGAGTAGTACCAACAATTGTTTGATTACCAGAAACTAACAAACTTCCAGTAATAGAAGCATTGCCAGAAACTGTTAATATACCACCTACTGATGCATTTCCACTAGCAGAAAATACACCGTTAGTAGTTATAGATATAGAACTAATATTAGTGAAAACAGTAGAATTACCTACTCTAATAATTGTAGAATTAGCGAAAGTATTAACTGTAGTATTACCAATAGTAAGAGCAGCAGTCGTTAAATTAATATTGGCACCAACATTAAGAGCTACTGATGTATTGGTAGTACCTGTAATCGAAGCTCCACCAGAACCAGTAAACAAACCAGTTACACCAAGAGTATTGCTCAGTGTTACTGCTCCAGTAACACCTAAAGTATTAGAAAGCGTGGTTGCTCCAGTAACTGCCAGTGTTCCATTAGTAGAAACTGCAGCAGCAGAAATTACTGTATTAACTGTAGAGTTACCGATTCTAACTACTGTAGAATTAGCAAAAGTATTAACTGTAGTATTACCGACAGTTATACTTGACGTAGTTAGATTAACGTTGGCGCCAACGTTTAATGCTACAGAAGTATTAGTTGTGCCAGTAATCAGAGCACCATCAGAAGCAGTAATAAGACCGCTAACTCCGAGAGTGCTGTTTAAATTAGTAGCTCCTGTAACACCAAGAGTATTGCTTAGTGTAGTTGCGCCAGTAACTGATAGTGTGCCATTTGTAGAAATAGCAGTAGAATTGATAAACGAAAATACAGCATTTCCTACAGTTATACCTGATACAAGAACTGTTGTATTTGATACTGAATTTCCTACTCTTAAAGCTGATGTGTTTACTGAAGCATTCGCACCAACATTAATAATAGTAGCTACGTTTGCTGAAGCTGCTATGGTTAAATTGGCAGAGCCAGTGATATTACTGTCGACCTGCAAAGTATTAGCAATAGTTACTGCGCCATTTACGCCGAAGGTGCTTGAAATATTCGCAATAGATAACTGTGTGTTACCAGTTACTGAAAGTGTATTGCTTAAAGTAGCTGCGCCTGTAACACCTAATGTATTAGAAAAAGTAGCAGCACCAGTAACACCGATTGTATTTGATAGAGTTACGGTTCCCGTAACACCTAATGTATTAGAAAAAGTAGCAGCGCCAGTAACACCAAGAGTATTGCTTAAAGTAGTTGCTCCAGTAACCGCCAGTGTTCCATTAGTAGAAACCGCTGCAGCAGAAATTACTGTATTAACTGTAGAATTGCCAGTTCTTATAATAGTAGAATTAGCAAATACACTAGAAATAGCATCGCCTAAAGATAAACTGCTAGTATTAATATTGAGATTAGCGCCAACATTAAGAGCTACTGATGTATTGGTAGTACCTGTAATCGAAGCTCCACCAGAACCAGTAATAAGTCCTGATACTAATAATGTATTGGAAAAAGTAACAGAATTAAGTACTGCTAAAGTAGCATCAGTATCGATACTTGCGCCTGAAATTACTGTATTAACTGTAGAATTGCCAATTCTTAATTGAGAAGAATTAGCATATGTGTTTACAGTAGTATTACCAATAGTAAAATCGGCAGTCGTTAAATTGATGTTAGCGCCAACATTGAGAGCTACAGAAGTATTAGTAGTACCTGTAATAGTAGCGCCGCCAGAGCCAGTAAATAAACCAGTAACATTTAAAGTGTTACTAAATTGAGCATTACCAGTTACCGCTAGAGTATTACTAAATTGAGCATTACCAGTTACAGCGACAGTATTGGAAAAGGTAGAATTACCAGTAACAGCAATCGTGTTACTAAATATCGCGTTTCCTGTTGTAATTACTGAATTGCTAAAAGTAGCATTACCAGTTACTGTTAATCTAGCTGAAACTGTAGTATTACCTGTAGTTTCTACTAATCCATTTAATGTAGTATTAGCATTAGTTGTAAAATTAGTGCCAGAAATAGTAACATTTGAATATATGTTAGTAGTTGTTGCATTAGCAGTAATAGTAAGAGCGTTACCATTGGCTACAAACATAGTATAGCTACTGTTAGCTTTTAGTGAAGTATTTCCTGTTAGGAAAGAGCTACCAGCGTTTACTGTTAATACAGAGGATACTATATTAGTATTAGTAGATAAAATGCTAAAATTATTAACATTGAAATAAGAATTAGATGTAGTATTTACCGATAAATTATCGACTATAAAATTTACATTAGTAGATGTAGTGTTACCAGTAATAGTTACTAAATTTGAGCTACTGTATGTAAAAGCTACGTTTGAAACTACTAGTAGTGTATTAGAAGTTACAACATTACCGCCTCTTAATCCATTAACAGCAAATAAAGTTGTAGAACCAAATATACCGTTTACTGTACCATTGCCTGAGGTAAACCCTCCAACTACAGAATTTGCAGTTGTAACAGCGTTAGCTGAAATTATAGAAGCTATTTGATTTGTTCTAGCTAACCAAGTGCCAAAACTTTGAGAATTTGTAACTGGTGTTACTGAAACTGACATTTACTTACGATCCATTAATTGTAAAAGAAGTTGTTTAATTTCTGATATGTCTTTTTTAATTTCTTCATGCTCCGAAATTACTTTTTGCATTTGAACAAATCTTTCTCTTTCTTGTTTGTATTTATTCAATGCATCATTATTCACATTTAGGATAGCATTAGATTTGCTATCCCTAACAAGGTTCGGTTCATCAGTTACTTTTATATACATTATACACTCACAGCAATAGCTCTGTAATCTTGAATTCTAGGTACAATACTAGAATCGCTAGAAAGCAATACTATTTTTACAGCAAAAGATTTGTAAGTATCAAATATTTGGCCAGCTTCATTAGTATATCTAATAATGTTATTATTATTAGTATTCAAGTATGCAGTTTTATCGATAGGAGCAGTGTTAGGCACATTATACACATATTCGATAAAATCATAAGCATTAGCTTTGCTACTTACCAAAGTATTTTCTGTATATAACTGAGTCCATTCCTTGTCTTCGAATACTTCGCTATCAGTAGAATTCCAGAATTTAGCGAATACAAGAATATTCGTAGAAGCTGGCTTATAAGCTGCAACGTAAATTTTCAAATCTTCAGCGTCTTGTCCGTCAGCAAGGATAACCTTTTTCGAAATATATCGAGAAAATGATACGCCACCATCTGCTGATTTTTCAGACAATAGAACTGAAGTAGAAGTTTCTACAGAAGCAGCATTAGCAACAACGTTAGCTGCAGTATTGCTTATATTTTTAATTGTATTATTATTACCAAAATTAGCAGTTGCGACTGATCCTTGATCGACGATAATACGACCATTCGCGCCACCATCATTAACTGCGTAAATAACTGTACCATTGGCGTTAGTAGTTAAATCTTTTACTACATCTCCAATGTTAAAGACGCCATTAGCAGTATTGTATATAATTAAAGCGCCAGTGTTTGCGTCATAATTTACAATATTTCCAATAACTTCCGCTGCAGCTTTTACAGTGTCTATGACAGGAGAATTTTTTTCTGAAGTAGATACCATAGAAAGAGACATCTTAAATGACTTATTGCCACTGTTATTTAAAATTTCGTTTGTACGACTCATGACAACTCTTTCTTTGTCAATAAATGTCGTAGATTGTTCGAATGATAAATTAGTATCAGAAGTATCGTTTACAAGATTATTAGAAATACCTCTAACAGCAAGACCTAAACTTGTACCTTGAGGGACGCTAGTAGCAAATTTAGGCATAACTACACTGTAGTGCCTGTTGTTAACCGACACAATTCTTACAGAAGCTCCAGAGCTTTCAGCTATCACATAAGCATTTGGTGTTAGATATGACGTTGAATTAGCAGTAGAGTTTCCAATTACCATATATCCATTAGATACATTGATAGTTTTCGCGGTACCGGTAAATCCACCATTACCACTAAGAACACCAACTTTAGTATCAATATCTGTAAATGTAGGCGCAGTGTTTATAACAAATGCGCTAGAATTGGTAACAGAAACAACATTTCTAACTATAGAATTAATACCAGTATTGCTTTGTAGATAAACCTTAGTGTTTGAGCTAAATCCTGCGGTATTAACATTTGTTACAAGAGTGCTGGTTGAGGAAACATTACCTGTGTTTGTAATTCTATTGTTTGAGAAGTATACTCTTTCTTCTGCGCCAAACGAACCTAAGATAGAATCAACTGTTAAATACTCAGCATCATCATTGTTAAGAACACAAGTTGCACTTAATGGAGAAAATGATGCTCTATTGATAGAAAACTTAATGTCTTCTTTTTGATATGGCGTCCAAGTTTTGTTGTCAGAACTGGTAAACATAACGCCAACGCCGCTATTATTAAAAATAGGCGATTTAGTAGCAATATCTACTTTGCCGAGTTCAGAAACCCAAATTGCATAATTAGGATTGTTACCATCAGGCTTAAGACAGAAAGCGTAACTGTTATTGTTTTCTAAGAAAACAGGAGCATCAAAGGTAAATCTAGTTCTAGTGCTACCATCTGCTGAAACATTTATTTCTGACGAAGACAAATGTTTAACGCTGAATGGAATTACGTTATAACCTGGAAAACCATTTATAACATTTCTTATTTCTAATGTCACGCCTAAATTTGGATCTTTAGTATTGAAGAAAACGTCAATAGAAGTTATATGAATTCCTGGTATAACGTTTGGCTCTTTAACTGAAAATGTTTGAAGTATAGGATCATTGTCTCCAGGGTTCCATCCACCGCCGTCGCCATCATCGCCACCATCGATACTGATTATATTAAATTCCCAATTAGTTTCTGTATCAACAGTAGTGATAGTTCTATCATCAGTAACATTATCTACAGTTACCTGAGCTTCAGTAGTATTCAATGTGATATTATTTTGGGCATAAGAAACGTTTGAACCAAAATATCTACTGGTCGCAAAAGACTGTATATTGTCTCCAAACAATGTGAGGTTAGATACGTCGACAAGCTTGAAAGTTCTTTCGCCGACAAAGAATGTGTTTGCTGGTATAGCAAACACACCAAACAATGTGCCTTCAGACGAAGATTGTAATACACTAGCAGAGGCTGCAGGAACGAAATTACTATCTGTTTTTAAGCAGTATATCGAAACTGGAATGTCATCAAAAAACGCATAAAAGATAGTATTCGGCTTGAGACCGAAGGCAGTAAACTTAACTAATTTAGGTCTCAAATAAGGCTGAATATTCAAATCTGTAAGATATGAACCAAATTCGTAAACATTTTGAGTATTGTTTACAGAAAGTTGTGTTCCTGCATTTGTTTGAGCAGAGGTCGTAGTAGTTGTGGTGGTTGTGGAAGTTGCAGAAGTAGTAACAGATGCACCACCACCGCCAGTAACTGTTGATAAAGTTGTATCAACTTGTGTAGAAGAATTTGTGCTAGAAGAAACTTCTTCCCAACCTCCCCACTGAGTACCCCAAGCCTCTTGAAGGTTTAACCAATTAGAGTACAGATCAAGATTTACTGTGACTGCAGGATTAATAGTAATATCAGGCGCAAAATCGCCTTCTGGGTTTAGTAATACTGTTCCATTCCAAACATAATTAACATCTTGAGAGCAATTTCTTACTTTGCTGGCAAATGGTTGACTGATATATTTTTCAACTTGAGTATAAGCCAATGATATAAGTCTTCCGTTATTAGAAATTGTTGTGCCGCTACTCAAACCTGAATTGTATTCAGAGTCAGTTAAGGTTGTTTGGAAAAATGGTCTGGCTTCTGTTTCTTTAGAATCGATAGCGATTTTGTATTGGGGATCTAAAGTGTTACCAATATCATGACCGATGAAAGCGTCAGCCAAAATACCATGCTGGAATCGATTTCCTCCAGTTGAACTAGGTATCAACAAGCTCTTTGTTGATAGTTCTAGAGTGCTCAAAGATGTATAATATTCCAATTGAGTGATACGGCGATCAAGTGTGCCGATATCTCTCATAGTATATCTACGATTCTTATAATAAGTTAAATTTGTTGTAATATCATATCTTCCGCTTGAGCGAGCCTCTGATGGAGAAAGAGATGGATATGGCGGAATGTTAACTACTGCAAGACTCATCATATTAGGAATATCTTGCGGTATGGTTGGGGTTTCGCTCGGAGCGCCTTCTAGAACCTTAACATTACCTCTGGGATCTATACCAATTTTATCGAATCTGCCAACATAATATTGAAGGTCGGCTTCGAATGAAGAATCTGGTGTTGGCGTAAACCCTGTAGTCAATGCATTAAATGTTACATTGTTTGATGGATTGACTGTAGCAGACGCGTCTGAAGTAGTATATACTGCTGTATTAGTAGTATATACTCTAAAATCGATAGAACTTCTAAGATCGCGAGCTCCCGAAGAGGGCGATTGATAAATTTGTATGTTTTGAGTTAGAATAGTATTAGCGGTAACACCAGTATCATCTATAGGATAAGAGTCAATACTGAAATAACCGATACCTTGAGATGCATCTACTTGGAATGCATCTAGTTCTACTAAAATTTTAGAAGCTGAAGGTAAAGAAGCTCCTGACTTTAATCTTAACTGAGCTAAGTCATAAAACGCATCTTTTTGACCGTTATCTAAAATAAAAGAACTAAGAAGGTCAGGATTAGAATTTGAGTAAGTAGAACCAACATATACGTGCTTCAAACGAAGAACATCTGGATAACCAAGGCACCATGGGCCAGTTGTACCGCTGTTAGCTGTATCGATTTTTACTTTGGTATCAACATAAAGAGTTTTTCTTAATGGGTTAGCTGTTGTTCTACGAACGTCGTAGTATACTTGAGCGTTAAAAGATGTATTAAAATTTTTACCAAGGTAAATTGATGCGCTTGTAGAAGAAGCAATGTTAATATAAGCACCATTTAAAGTTGATGTATTAATAACATCTCCTGGAACAATAGACCAAGACACATTAGCTCCTGACCAAGGATTAGTTAAGTTTGTAGCTAATTCTAAGCTAGTAGCACTATTAATTTTACTAATTTTTTTAACTTCATTAACTGTGCTGTTACCTATTCTAATAGAAAGTCCAACAGATAAATCATCAGTAAAGTTAGTTGATACACCTATCAAAGCATTCGCAGTAGTGTTAGAAACAGAACCTGAGATATTGGCGCTGGTTGCAGGAGTTGTTGCAACAATAATAAACTTTTCTTCGTTAGTATTACTCAACACTCCAGTGCCATACGGGAACTGATTGATGCCACCAGTTCTACTAGGTATAGTTATAACCGCATTGCCAGAAGACGCGAATACTACAGTATTTGAAGTTCTGAAGTCAAATTCTGCTTGGTTGTTAGCGCCGAATGCGTATAGAGTTTTTACAGCTTTTTGATTAAATGGATAAGTAAGTGCTTGTAAATTTGGCTCTTTTAATACAGCCACACCACTTTCTAATACTAAATCAGCAAAACCTTTGTTTGAAGAACTGTCGATAGCATACAAACTTCTAACTGAATAAAAATTTTGACCGCTATTCATTTTAATATTAAAGAGGTAAATTCTATAGACAGAAGAGGCTGAACCTGGAGTACCGTCATCTAGTTGAATCGCGAGTATGTTAGCAGTGCCAATTTCAGAACCAGCTGCTGAAAGACCATTGACTGAAGTACCAATACCAACTGTTGATGTTACAGCTGTAGCTGCAGAGCTTCTTAGAGAAACATATTGTAAACCATTAGTATTAAAGATACCTGCATATTCTTTAACGAATACATAGCTACCCAAAGTTGTAGTTAAAACTTGTTGATTCAATGACTTTACGTCAGTTCCTCTGCGAACTGAGTTTACAAGTTTACCGATAGTTTCAACTCTGTAACCGTTGACATATGCAAGACCAGGGTCAATTTCTAATTTAAGTAGATCAGCGACAATGTCGTTATTAGCGTCAACTTTTCTGCCAAGACGAATGTTAAAAGGTTTGATAATATAATTACCGCTTTCGTCCATAGTTCTTTGTGCTAACTGTTTACCCAAGCTTGAATAGTTTGGGTCAGTACGTACTATAGATGGACTTCCCTCAGCGAAATCAACAATAGAAAAGAAAGTTTCAGTATTTGAAGTGTCTAAAGTTCCTCTTGACACTAGAGTAGGTGTCAACTTTAATCTGTGCGCGCCAGGAGCAGAAAAATTAGGAGCTCCTGCTGCATTATCTAGCAATGATGTATTAGATTCAGGAGTTTCAATAGTTTCGATAGTTTTGTAACCTACAGAAACACCATCTGGTCTATTACTGTATTTTGTTAAAATTAAACTTTGTGGGGCTGTTGCTATAAAATAACCTTTTTGAAAAATAACGCCCTCTTGAGCATGGACAATATATCCTGAGCCTGTTGGATTACTATTGCCAGAAACAGCGTTACTAGCTACAGTTACGCTGCCAATTAAGTTATTTGAGCTAGTAAAAATTGAAATAGTTTCTTGTGGAAAAAATACGTTTTGTGTGCCATCATCAGAAGAGCTAGTGTATTTTACATAAAGAGTGTTAAGATCAGGCGATCTAGCTAATGATCCTTGAGAAACATTTATGATAACAGCATTAACGTTTGCTGAGTTCCTAGCATAAAATCCATTAAGGTCAGAAACAGTTAGAGCTGTACCGTTTGAATATGTATCAGTGATTTTAATATAAGATACATTGTTATCAAAAGAAAGTTGGCAACCTTCAACTACAGAACCTTCAGTAAAAATTTGTCGACCAAATTTGTTAATTTGGTCTTGTTGAATAGACTGAGACTCGTTAAGCTCTCTAGTTTGTACTGCAACGGATGGTCTATAAAGAACTTGGTAATGATCG